TCTTCAAACTATGCTTTAAAAGTTGATAATTCAGCTTCTTCACCTCTTTTATATGTTAGAAATGATGGTAATGTTTACGCCTATGGTATAGGAAGTATATCTAGCAATACCTTTTTTGGATTAGATAATCTACTTAGCAATACAACAGGGGATTATAACTCTGTCTATGGAGTAGATGCCATGCGTTCTAATACAATAGGTCGTATAAATATAGCAATAGGTCATAGTGCAATGAGAAATATAACAGGTGCATCTGACTATAATGTGGCTATTGGCTTTCAAGCATTAATGTCCTTAACAGCATCTACGTCAAGTGTAGCTGTTGGATTTCAATCTTTAATGGCAGCAACAACAGGTTCTCAGAATACTGCTGTTGGTCATCAATCTTTAAAGTCTATTACAACTGGATATAACAATAATGCTTTTGGACACTCTGCATTATTAAATAATATAGTAGGTCTTAGTAATAGTGCTTTTGGTACAGAGGCGTTAAAAAATACTAATTCTGATAATAATACTGCAATTGGAGCAGCGGCAGGTAGAGATAATGTTAGTGGTACTGGAAATGTATTTACATATGATTATCCTGATTCTAGGTATAGAAGTAGTACTAAAAATTCGATACACTTAATAACTCGTTGTTATAAAATAATGAGAAATCAACTTTATAATATTGGATTTGATAGTTTTAAAATGTTATATGATGATAAGAATATTAATATAAAAAGATATAATCCCCCATATAAATTAGGAGATAACGCTTTATTATTCGATAAGGATAAAATGAATGAATGGTATAATTTAGGTTATAATTCTTAAATTTATACATAAATCCTTTTGATTGATATATAATATGTAAACAAAATATTTTATTATCGTATAATCATTTAAAATTGGATATTTATGGCTGTAAAAGCAGGCTCAAGATATGAATGGGTTCGAGGTGACTACGAAGGTAGTATAGATACTGTAAAAGAAATCATTAATGGATTTATTATATTTGAAAGTAATCGCAGATGCAGTATAGATGTATTTGAGGAATTCTTATTGCCTTATACTGGTTCATCTAGAACTAAACAATCAGCACAACCGCAATTTCAAAATCACGCTCAACAAAATCAACAACTACAAAGTGACCATAGTGTCTCTTCATCTAGAGGTGTAACTATGGTTCAGTTCGAACAAGACGAAAGTAATAATGCAGGCGTCATTTCAGAGCCTGTTAATATTAAAACTAAACAAACTACTGATGGTAAATTTGAAGTTGATACATCAGACCGTCATAATTTTCAAGAATTTAACCAAGAACTTAAAAAGCCTGAACCTAAAGTAAATCCAATAACATTACTTATTAATAAATCAGGTAAAGACGAATGTGATATACCATTAGTTTATAAATTAAAGTTACCAAAGAAAAGCGTATATGCTCTTTTGAAAGAAAGCTTCGAAGATGTTGACGTAGATAATGAAATTCTTGATTCAATATTATCTGAGATAGATATTAATGAAATGAGAGAGTTATTCAAAAAAGAATTATTAGAAAAAATTAAGTTACACTATAAATAATAAAATCATGCAAAACAATTTACCAAGAAGTACAAGAAGAAGATACTTGACAAAAACAGGATTCTACAAAGGTCTAGCTGAAAAAAGATTTAATCACCCAGCAAGAGTAGAATATAGAGAAATGACTAGACAACAAGGTATCGAAGCTCATCAGAAAAATGTTGAAGCAGTACAGAATGCATTATCAGAATCATTAGCTCCACAGGAAACTAAGATTATGGATTTACTTAAGTCTAAGCAATTAGATAAAGAATTAATTGATGCTTATATGACTAAATGGGTTGATGTTAATTTCTGGCCAAGACCAGTTAATTATCATCAAACAAGAAAAGAGCTTAAGAAGTTAAATAAAAAATACGGAATTTAAGTTATGGTAAAGATGACATTAGAAGTAGCAGACAATGGTGTTATTAAAACTATTGTTGATGATAATTCTAATGGTGCTGGGGAGCCTTTAGAGAAAAAAAGAGTATACGTTTTTGAAAATGATGAACATCATATTGAGAAAATTAAATTCTTTTATGAACTAGCCGATGAATTAAACATCGATACAGGTAATACCTTTGAAGATAATAATTTAGTAATGACACTAGATTGGGGTAATAGTTATATTCCGACACCAGACGAAGTAGAATTAAAAATTAATTTACTTGAACTAGAAATAGAACAACTAAGAAAGAAATACTTATTAACCCATAATAAAGAATCTAATGGCGAATAATATTAAGACAGTTAATTGTGTATATAGTAGAAATAAATTGGACTTTAAAAAGTTCTCTAAAAATGCTACGTTTGATGATATCGTAAGCTATCATGATATTATTACTAAATTAATTAAGAATGATAATAAGAGCGATAAACCGTCGCCTCTTGTTGTTAATTCATATATAAGAAAGAAAATTGTTAGAGCAATAACTGACGATAATATTAATACGATATTATATGCTCTTAAAAATTTAGATATTGATACTGTACAGCATATTAAATCTTTAATAGAAGAAAATTATACTGGTAAGCTTCAGTTCAATTTAATTATAATCAAACATAAAAAGAATGCATTTGAAATTGATGATGCATTTAATAAAGAATTCTCTAATATTATATTTAAAGAATTATAATGATTAAGCAAAGACTATTTGTTAAGGGTGAAACCATACATGCTTTAATTTCATCATATTCACATCCAAATGTTTTAATTCCAGTAAAGGCAATTGTAAAGGATGTAAAATATGATGAAATTAATCCTGTATACTTAATAAAGGTTGAGAAATTCTACGATAATATTTTATTTCTAAAGAAGTATCTATTTGATATGACTTTTGCTAGTAAAATAGGTAAAAGACCTAGACGTCTTAAAATAGATTCCCAGAAAATACGAAATCAAAAGGATTTAGAAGAACTGTTTAATAGTGAAGACCAACAGGATTATTATATAGTAGTCGATTCAATTATGTGCACTAAACTCAAAGGTGACATGACAGTTCTATTTAATAAAATACAAAACCATTTAATAGAAAAGAACTTTAGACAGTGTCGTGAATATAGTACAAGGATATTTTATTCAGGTAGATATAGACTGTCTGGGGATGCTGAGTATAATGCTAGACTTAAAAAATTCATAGGAGATAAGATTGATATGAATTTTGAAAAGTTTACGGGATTATTATAATATATTAACTTCAATATATACCTCAAATAATGCCGGATAATGCCTACAAAAGGATTTGCAAGTAATGGTAAAGTAAAAACCTCTGATAGATTCCTTCTATCACAGAATGCTGTTGAAAATGCAAAAAAGATTCAACCTAATTTTAATACTAGTGCTGGTCAAACTTTCTTACAACAAGCTTGGGGTAATGAAGTAAAAGTACAGAAACTAAAAAGTGATGACCCTAATTTCGGTGGAGATATGGGTACAGGTTTACCTTCTATTGCTAATAGATATTCATTATTTCAATATAAAGGTTTATCAGGTCAAAATTTAAAGGCTGATGATTATCATGATACTCCATCTAATTTATTTAATACAGACCCTCAATATCTATACGCTAAGAATCCGACTGTAAGTAATATTATAGAGTTTTTTAATAGTAGTGTAAAATCTAATATCAGATATTCATGGGCTGATTTCTATTATTGTAAATATTATGGACGTATTACTAATAACTATATGATTACAGTTAGAAGGTATGCTACCCCTGTTACAGATAATATCTGGGATTCTAAAGTTTATGATGGTAAGACAAGTCAATTTATTGATAATACACAATCTGAGATTGCAAGAGCAGTTACATATTTAGGTGAAGCGCCAGGTAATAAATTAGAAGATATATTAAGTATGTCTTTCAAACTTAAATGGGCAGATATTGAATCTGAAATGCAAGTTGCTCAATCTAAAGCTAATGGTATTCAGGGTAGTAAAATACTTGGCATTGGTACAACAGGTTTTAGTTTACAATCAGCAATATCAGCAACAGCAACAACAGGTAGTAATATGAATACTGTTAAAGGTCAAGAGCTATCTCTTAATGCTGGATTTGATGCTTTAAAAGAAACGTATCCTAATTATATAGAAGGACCTTTAAATGTTATTAAGAATATGACTATTAGAGGTAAAGGTTTAGAATTTAACCATGAGTTTACTATAAAATTACAGTATGATTTAAGAGCACATGGTACACTTAATCCTAAATTAGCTTTATTAGATATTATGTCTAATTTATTAGTATTGACATATAACAATGCACCATGGTGGGGAGGAGGGCATAGATTCTTAGGTAGTGGTAACTTTGGTTCACCATTAGGTGATAGAAGTAAATTAGAATCAGGAGATATTGGAGGTTTTATACAATCAGTAGCTAAAGATGTAGCAGGATTAGCACAAACAGCATTTGGCGACGGTGCAGGTGGATTTAATATAGGAAGTATATTAAAAGGTCTAGGTGATGTTGCAGGTGATATGTTAGGAGGTTGGTTAGGTGAAAACTTGAATTCACCACAAGGTGCACAAGCTGTACAAGCTTTATTATCAGGCGAACCGACAGGACAGTGGCATGTTACTATCGGTAATCCATTAAATCCAATTGCAATGGTTGGTAACTTAACATTACAAGATACTAAAATGAAATTAACTGGACCTCTAGGTAAAGATGATTTTCCTTCTGTATTAGAAGTTGAATTAACTTTAAAACCAGGTAGACCTAGAGACAAGTCAGATATTGAATCAATGTTTAATGGTGGTAGAGGTAGATTATATCAAATACCAGAAGGATTTGAAGATATTTTAAATACTAAAGGTCTAGAACCTAAAACAGTAACTGCATATGGTGTAAAAGCAGATGAAATGAGATTTGAAAAAGCTGGTACTAGTACAGGTAAAGCTAATTTAAAAGCTAAAGGTGATACAATATTTGGTTCTAATTTTCACGAAACTGCAGCTGATAATATAAAAGATATATATAGTGATGGTAAACAATTTATATCAGCAAGGTTTGGAAGTAAATCTTCTACAGATTCAACGCTATTTTCAAATTTATCAAATTATACATCAGGCTAATGATTAATTCACTTAAATATAAAATCAAGTCATTTGATAGTAAAATCAATGAAGATAAAATCAACTTCATAGTGCCTAGTATTATGATTAAAGGCGAGATTAAATTAATTGATATGTTTACAGTTACAGAATTTGAAGAAATGAGACCTGATTTAATTTCTTTAAAGTTTTATAATAACGCCGACCTTTGGGATATAATATTGAAAGCAAATGGAATTAGTAATCCACTTGCAATTAAAGAAGGTATGGTTCTTAGAATACCTGATAAGAACGCAGCAGAAAGGTTTGTAAGAAAACTTCCTAGATTGACTAAAGCTCCTAGAGAACAATTTACAAATACTAAGAGAATGAATCAACAGGATAAAAAGAGACAAGAATTTTTACAACAAAAGTCTTCTAGTAAACCTAATGGTTCTAGTGAAAATTTACCTCCTAATATGCTTAAGTCTAATGAAAAAGCTAAAGTATTTAAAGAAGGTAAAATCGTACTAGGGGCTAATATTCCTACTAACAACAGAAACAGATAATAATGGGTGCAGTTACAAGAAATATATTGACCATTACGGAGCCGTCTATTAAAGTAGACCCATTTGATATTCCAGATATTGAATCAGGACAAGGTAACGGTAATAATAATGGTAAGAGTGCTAATAAAGATAAACTTAGTAAAGAAGCAGGTGATACTTATCCAGCTATTAGAGTTAATGAATATGATTTTTATAAACATGAGATATTATCATTCAGGCTTTCTATAGATAATTTTTTACCTTCAATGACAGTTACTGTAACTGATACTAAAGGTTATTTTAATTTAAGTCAATATCCAAAGGACGGCGATGTAGTACAATTATACATACGTTCAAAGGATGAAGAGATTTATAAACCTATTAGAATGGACTTTGATATTATAAATGTTGATGGTCCACCTGTTAGTAATTTAGCTAATACAATGGATTCTGCTACTCAAGGAGGTAAGACAGATGAAACTGTAACTTATACATTTGAATGTAGAGCAAAAGTTCCAAAGTTATTAGCAGAAGATTGTTTTGGATATCCAGAAGATACTTCATTTAATCATCTTGAAACAATTGCAACTGAGCTTGAATTAGGATTTGCATCAAATGTAACAGATACTGATGATAGTATGCCAAGAATTTGCCCATTTGATACTAGACTTAAATTTATAAAAGATTATACAGCTTCTGCTTATTTAGATGATAATTCTTTTTTTACAAGCTATATAGATTTATATTATTACTTAAATTTTGTTAATATAAATGAACAGTTAAAGTATGATGAGGAGATAGAAGAAACTATCGTAGCTACTATTAATGATATGAGTAAAGAAAAAGAAAATGACGATAGTAATGGTTCAGGTGGTAAATTATTTTTAACAAATCTTGAAAGAGGTTCAGTCGGAACTAACAGGTATATTAATGCTTATACTCTAGTTAATAAAGCTGGATTAGTCGTTCTTAAAAATGGTTATGCTAGAACTATACAATATTATGACGACGATGATAAGGAATATAGAAGTTTTAAAATAGAACCTTCAATAACTGAAAATTTACCAGCTGAATTACACCCACTTAGAGGTAGAAATGATGAGACGCGTTATTTGGACCAAGTTAAATATAAATATTTAGGAAGACAATCAAGTGTAGAAAATGAAGGTAATTCACATTTAAACTACCAGTATGCTAGAATAAGTAATTATCAAAATCTACAAGATATAAATAAACTTACACTTATAGTAGAATTACAAAGTGCAAATATGGCTTTGTATAAATTTCAAAAGATTCCTATTATAATATATGAAACTGATAAGAAAAGGCAAGATATACAGGAGGGTAGAGAACAAAATGCAGCTGATGCTGGATATCAAAGAGAAAATCAAGATAAGCTAGAAAAAGGTGACAATAAAACTAATAACTCTAATACTCCAAAAGTAAATAAATATTTAACTGGTGTTTATGTTATAGGTAATATAGAATATACTTATAATAGTAATGACCAAGCAATAGCTCAGAAATTAACTCTAATAAGAAGAGAGTGGCCTATAGTTATTTAATTGGCCACTACCTATATATATTATATGAATGTAATATATAAAATATCAAATATAATAAATGGTAAGATTTATATTGGTTCTACTAATAATTATAATAGAAGAATTAAATCTCATATTAAATCATTAAATAATAATTGCCATAAAAATACAAGATTACAAAGGTCTTGGAATAAATATGGAAGTAATAATTTTAAATTTGAAATATTAGAAAATGTCAATGGTAATTTATTAGAAAGAGAGCAGTACTATATTAATACATTAAAATCATATAATAAATCTATAGGATTTAATATATTATCAGATGTGGGTTTTACATGGGTTAATATTAAACATTCCAAGAAAACTATTAATAAAATGAAAAAATCAAAAATAGGAAATAAAAATCCTATGTATGGTAAAGGTAAATCAATTAATCAATTAGATAAAAATGGTAATTATATAAGGACATTTATATCAGTACCTGAGGCTGCTAAATTCTTGAACTTAAAATGTAAAATAGTAAGAAAAAAGAATAGGAATAATAGATTATCATATAATACAAGTTTATTAAGAAGATGTTTAAGAGGAGAAAGAAAACTAGCACATGGATTCAAGTGGGCCTATGCCAGTTTAATATACAATGATAAATAATTAAAGAAAATGAGTTTTAATCAGGGTGCAAATAATATTTATAAAGCTGTCAATCAATTTAATAATAATGATGACGGTTTATTTACATGGAGTAGAAAACCCGTTTATACGTTTCAAAAAGGTATAACTCGATGGACTGAATATAATGACCCAACTTATTTAGGATTTGTTATAATGTTTGATTGGGTTAATAGTCCATTATTAAATATATCAGAAGACCCGGGTACCGCATATTCCTACTTAATTAGAAACGGTGAAGTTTTAAGAGCATCATATTTACAACAATTCGTAGAATGTCTTAAAGCTATTAATTATAACATGCCATGGTATTGGCAATCAATTGAAGGATTAGCAAGTGCTTGGAAATATGATTCATTTAAAGAACCATATAAGGGTGGCGATGATAGTGTACTTGATATTGAGTGTTTAGAATCAATTGATTTAAAGATGACATTATTAATGGACTTATATAGAAAAGCTATATATGATAATGAGCATAAAAGAGTAATATTACCTGAAAATCTTAGAAAATTTGAAATGTATATTTATGTACAAGAAGTTAGAAAATTTCAAATTGATAAATATTTAGAAATGCAAAATAAAATTGCAGCGGTAAATGTACCAGGCGTTAATAACAAGGTACCTACAGCCGATACTACTATAATTAATAGAAATGAGAATTCACCTTATGTAATGTTCTTATTTAAGTTTTGTGAATTTGACCCAGATGCAGCTTCTGAAACTTTTTCTACTATAAGTATGATTCATGGTGATTCCGGTGGTTTTGCTAAATCTAAAATGAGTATTAAGTATGAATTAGTAGAAGAACCTATGAATTTCTATCCTCTTATTAATGCTACTATTAGTACACTTGCACCTAATGTTCCTGCTAATAATGGTATACAAGTAAATAAATTTGAAGATGCGCCTGAAGATGATTTAAGAACTGCAGCTGTGAAATTAGGACAAGCATCTGCTAAAAGATTAGCAGATAATGCTGCAGCTGAAGCATCAAGTTTAATAGGAGCAAAAATACAAGGTTTAGTTTTAGGAAATGTATACGGTGCTTTAAATGATGTGAGAAACGCTTTACAACAAGGTTCAATACAATCACTTGGCCCAGGTTTAATTAATTCATTTAAAGATAATAAACCTAAACCGCAAAAAGATGCAGACTTAGGAAACGCTTATGAGTAATATAGAACAAGAATTATTTGAAGATAATTTAAAAGATACAGTTTGGATTGGAGAGGTTGTTGATATCGATGACCCATTAAAAGACGGACGTGTTAAAGTAAAAGTATTTGGTAAATTTGATAAACTTGAGAATGATGTAATTCCTTGGGCTCGACCATGGAATATGTTTACAGCAGGTTCAGCAAGCGGTTCAGGATTTCACTCAGTACCTAAATTAAATTCAAAAGTAATAGTTAAATTTGATAATGGTAATATACATGAACCGTCATATATGGCAATTCAACACATGTCTGATGATTTAAAAACTGAGATAGAAGGTTCATATGAAAACGCACACTCATTAATATATGATACAGTAACAGAAGGTGGATTAAAAGTTTTTTTCACTGAAGAAAAAGGTTTAATGTTTGACTATCAAGAAGTTCAGTTTAATATTAAAAATGATAAATCAGTATTTATTACTAATCCAAATGGAGATACTGTTGAATTAACAAATGAAGGAGTATTAACAATTAAAGTTAAGAAGGATGTTTTAGTAGAATGTGAGAAAGCTCAGATTACAGCTAGTAAATCAATTCATTTAGATTGTTCAAAGAATGCTAGTATTAAATTAGGTAGTGATGTAACAGACCAAATTATATTAGGTAATAAATTCCAAGATTATTTTAATAAACATCAACATACTGTGTATGGTGCACCTACTAGCCCGCCTACAGTACCATCAACACCAGACCATTTAAGTAAAGTAGTAAAAACACAATAATATGCCATTAGTTAAAACAGTATTAGAAACAGGTATTAAAACAAGAATTAAAGCTCTTGAACCTAATTTTATTAAGAAACTTGATGGAGGTCCATTAAGTATTCAGATTGCAAATGCAACAACTATTTATGATGCTATAGATAAGATTAAAAATAAATGTCAAGCACTTGGTCAACTAGGTGCATATGATGAACGTGTAATACAACAAGTTACATCGAATGAATGGGCTAATGCAATCGCTAAACAAGTTATAGCCCTGTTAGCTGATGAAGTTTCAAAAATAGTTGCAGATGAGGTTGATAAATTCGTTAAGAGTGCTACGATTATTGTACCACCTGGTCAAGCAGTATATGCTGCAGATGCTGTAGGTGGCGGCCCTGGTACAACAACTGCCCCATCATCCCCAGCACAAATTTCTTAATTTTTTGATTTTCTATGGAAAAATCAAAAGGACTTGATATATAATATAATACTATAATATTATTAACACTTTTAAAATTAAAAAAATGATTTCTGAATTAGTTAAAGAAACAACACAAAAAGAATTTTCATGGGAAGAAGTTGAAAGAGAACAACTTAGAATTAAGAAAAAGAAACACTTTAGTTCAATTAACCCAAAAGATTTAGGTTACTCAGACCAAGATATCGAAGCTTACGAAAAGACTTTTAGCCGTTTAAACGGTACTCCTCAAAAAGATGCAATTATTAAATGTAAAGTTTTATCAGTTAATGATAAATTAGCAATCGTAGATATCGGTTGCAGAGAAGATGGTTACATTGATATTACTAAAGAGAATTCTAGTTATTTAGACTATATAGTTCCAGGTAATAATATCCAAGCTAAAGTTTTAACATCAGTAGAAGAAAAAGGTTTTATAAATCTTTCGTATACACAAGCTGTATATAAAATCAAAGAAGATGAAATCTTTAATGCTATTGGTAAGAAAGTTGCCTATTATGGTAAAATAGAAAAATTAGTACCAGGCGGTTACTTAGTTTTATTGGATGAAGTAGAAACATTTATGCCAGGTTCTTTAGCAGGTGTAAATAAATTACATAACTTTGAAGTTATGTTAGGACAGACAGTACCTGTAGTACCTGTTAATTTCGAAAGAGGTAATATTGTAGTTTCACATAGAGAATACTTACACACATTAATCCCAGGTAAAATAGAAGAATTAAAAGAAGATATTAAAAAGAAACATACTGGTTTCGTTACAGGAACAACACAGTATGGTATATTCTGTGAATTTAATGATTGCTTAACTGGTATGATTTTAGCATCAGATTTAGACGAAGAAACTAAAGCTAAATTTGAAAACAGAGAAGTTAAACCTGGCGCTATATTAGAATTCTTTATTAAAGAGATTATTAGCACAAAGAAAATAATCTTAACGCAAGTTTTAAAAGAAGACCCATGGGATAACATCGAAGGTAAATATAAAATCCCTTCTGTAGTTAAAGGTCGAGTTACATCAATTAAAGAATATGGTGTATTCGTAGAAATAGAACCAGGGATATCTGGATTATTACACCAGAGTGAATTTGAAGATAAAGAGTTTAAAGAAGGAACTGTTATAGATGTTAAAATCAGCAGACTAGATACAGCTACTAAAAAGATATACTTATCACTTAAGTAATAATATTACAAACAGAATGGGTTACTTTAAAACTGTAACCCATTTTTATGTTTAATAACTTTAGAATATCTGAACATGAATTCGAATTTTATCATTATATAATATATGAATAAAGCTAAAATATATGCATTAATAGACCCAACTGATAATACTATTAGATATGTTGGTAAAACTAAAAATGAATTATATAAAAGGCTTAGAAGTCATATTAGATCATCAATAAAGAACACGAGAACTAAAAAAGAATATTGGATTAATAAATTACTTGAATCTGGAATTAAGCCGCTAATACAGTTAATTGAAGAATGTGATATTAATAAATGGGAAGATAGGGAAATTTATTGGATAAACTTTTATTCTAAAATATATAACCTAACTAATAGCACAGAAGGGGGAGATGGCATAAGAAACGCTAAAGGTGAAAAAAATAGCATGTATGGTAAAAAACATACTATTAAATCTAAAGAATTAATGAGTATAAAAGCTAAGAAAAGAACAGGTAATAAAAACTCGATGGCTAAAAAACTTTACCAATATTCATTAGATGGTATTTTAATAAAAGAATGGGATTATTGTAAAGAGGCAGTAGATTATTATAAGATATCTAGAGGTAACGTATCTTCTGCAGCAAAACATAATTTAGATTATATAGAAAATGGATGTAAAGGTAATATGAGAGCAGTACATGGTTTTATATTTCTACATAAAAAGATTGATATTATTAAAAATATTAATTTCCATCATAATACAATAAGAAGATTAAATAATTAATGAAATGAATCTAAATTTATCAAAATCTGATATACTTTTAAATGCTAAAGTTGGCATGGAATTTGAATTTTATTCTAATTATGATGTACAGAAAACTGTAACTTTATTATCTAGAGAATTAAATAAAAAGATTTCTATAGAAACTAAGGCTCACAGTGATTTTAAACCTACTGCAGATCATTACAAAGTAGAACCTGATATGTCAGGTGGTGCTAAATTAATAGAACTTGTTACAGGTTCATTACCTTATCAGGATGCTAGACTTACTTTAATTAAAGTTCTTAAATGGATTAGAGAAAACGGTAAAACTGGCGACAGATGCGGTATTCACATGAACATTTCATTTGACCCTGAAAAATGTGGTGATACATTCTTATCTAGACTTAATATAATTAAATTCATTTTAGAATTTGACGAGGATTTCGTTTATAAATTATTCCCGAAAAGAGAAGGTTTAGTTTATGCTAAGTCTATTAAGTTTATTGTACCAAGAGAGAAATATCAATTTTCAGATATTAAAAATATTAACCCTCATAACTTTATAGTACCAACTGAAAAGTATTACGGTGTTAATTTCCAAAAACTTATTAAAAACTATTTAGAATTTAGATATCTAGGTGGAGATTCTTATGAAACCAGAACAACTGATTTATTAGAATTATTAGACCATTTTATTACTCAGTTATTTAATGTTGCTAAAAATCCACAACTAAGTAGTGAAAACTACGAACAGCTTAGAAAGATTTTAAAGAAGTACGAACACTTAACTAAAGCATATTTATCATTTGCTGAATTTAAAAGATATTATCCTAATGTTGGTTTCCTTGTAGATTTAGATTCTGATGATAGAAGAATTAATACTTTCTGGCCAGTTATCAGAGATAAAATATTTAGTTTATTAAATGAATGTAATTTAAAAGATGGTATTATTAATTATAATTCTGATAATAATAAACTACAAATCAAAGACGCTGATTTAAGAGATTCATTTAAGATAGAAAATGTAGAATTAATAGATTGTAAAGTTAGAGGCGTATTATATAACTGTGACATCTTTAAATGTGAAGTTGAATCTGCAGAAATATATTCATGTAATGTATTTAATGAATGTACAGTTAAGGGTTCTAAATTAGAAAATTGCTATACAAATGTAACATGTACTTTAGATGATTGTTATGTATACGGTAAGAAAACTTTAATGAATGGTAAAATGATTGGTGGAGTTTTCAGAGAAGGTAGAATTACAAATATGTCTAAATTTGAGAACACAGAAAGAGTTGAATTCGAAAAAATAAAAACTAGAATAGATGTTAGACATTAATAATGAAGGCGCATTAGAAGCTGGACAATGTATGGATGAACTTATCAGAAAGATAAATTCTGAAATTACAGGCGGTTGTATGATTCCAATTAAGTTACCTAAAAAAGAATCTATTAGAATTATTGATACTGCTAAAGAATGGTTTTATAAACACTATGAAGATTCTGTACAGGAAAATTACTATGCTATAGATAAATCTGTAATATCTTCACCTTCTTATAAAAAGACTAAGAGTTTTGAATTGCCAGGCCCAAGACCTGATGGTTCTGGTAGAATATTCTCAGTTAATAATTTATCTGTTGCAGGTGAACAAATGATTGGACTTTCAGGTAAAACCGGATTTATTGATACTGACTTTTCAATGGAGAGATTATTAGTAGGCGGTGCATACGGAGTTCCATATTCTACTGCTAATGGTGACAGTTTAATGTATTATGTAATTACTGAAAAATATTTTGATTTAGCTAGACAAGTTTTAATTAATAAAATTTCATATAATTATAATAGATTAAATAGAAAGTTAAAGATTATGGGTGAAGACCCTAAGAATCATGTTATATTAGAAGTCTATGAAACTATTTCAGACTGTGCTTTATTTTCAGATGAAATATTTTATAGATACTGTGTAGCAATGCATAAGAAATCTATAGGTACTATGATTATGACATTTGGTTATAATTTACCAGGTAATATTACATTAAATGGTGACATGATTAGAGGTGATGCACAAGAGGAATTAGATGCAATTAAAGAAGAGATTAAAGGCGACGAAGGAACTGATTATTTCATGACCAGTTAAAAAAAAAATCAGTCGATATATAATTAAATTGCTTATTATATGAATAATTTAATTATAATTATTAAAAAAACAAATAAATTAGGTCCTAAATTCCATTTAAGGAAATTAGAAAAAGAAGTTAAAGTATTTGAAAATGAGTTACCTAAAATATCTAATAATATTTTAGAAGATTTATTTTTAATAAAGGAAAAAATGACTGAAATACCGAAATGTCCTATTTGTAATAATAATAGAATGTTTAGGAATTATAAAAAAGGATATCGATCAACATGTCATTCAAAAAAATGTAGAGATAAAAATTGTGCAAATTCAATTAAATCTTCATTTTTAGAAAAATATGGAGTTGAAAATCCATCATTAGTGAAGGATTTTCAAAAGAAAAGAGAAAATACATTTTTAGAAAAATATAATGTTAAGAATCCATATCAGGCTACAGAAGTTAAAGAAAAAATTAAAGAAACTTTTATTAAAAAATATGGCACAGATAATCCTAATAAGAGTACAGAAGTAAAAAATAAGATAAAGAAGACTAACTTAGAAAAATACGGCGTAGATAATACATATCAAATTAGTAAAGTTAAGAAAAAAATTAAAGATAAATTTGGAGATAATTTTGGATGGGGTTCAGAATATTTTAAAAGTAAATCTAAAGAAACTTGTCAAGAAAAATATGGGATAAATCATCCAGGTGAATCTAAAGAATTTCACGAAAAGATAAGTAAAACACAAGAAGAAAAATATGGCGGCAGAGGTTTTAAATCTAAAGAAATTAACGAGAAAATAAAGAAGAATGTTAAAAGCAAATATGGATATGATATATCATCTAAAAGCCCTATTATTAAATCAAAGATAATAGACACTTGTCTAGAAAGATATGGAGAAAGACATCCAATGCAAAACATTCAAATATTTGAAAAAAATTCAAAAAAGGCATATAAATGGAAATCCATTAAATTTAATGGTGGTATAGTAAGTGTACAAGGATATGAACCATATGCAATACAATATTTATTAAATTGTGGTTATTTAGAAAATGATTTATTTATTAATAATAGTGATATTAATGAAGAAATTGGTAAAATATATTATATAGATAGTAAAGATAAAAAACATAGATATTATCCAGATATTTATATAAAGAGTGAAAATAAGATTATAGAAGTTAAATCTGAATATACATATAGAAAGAATGAATCGATAAATTTATTAAAACGTCAAGCTTGTTTAGACAGAGGTTTAAATTTTGAGTTTTTAATAATAAATGATAAGTTTTTAAAAGAAAATAATTTGATAGAATAAATTGGCTGACATATACATAAAGGTAGAAGGTGACCCTAGATTTGAAGAAGATAAAATTGAAAATGCTGATATATTAGAACAATATCTACAGCAGATTGAATTATTATTATTTACAAGAAAGGGTGAAGTTTTAGGTGAACCTAGATTAGGTGCTGATATTGAAGACTTAATATATGGACTTAATTTATCAGAAGCCCCTATCAAAACAGCTATAATGGACCAGATAACTAGATTTTGCATGCTACATACTGTTTTTAAAACTGATGTAGAAGTTAAATTTTATAAAGGTACCGAAAGAGATATTGGTGTAATTGATATTATCGTAAATGATAATCAAGTAGCTGGTATCGTGCTGACTTAAATAATAAATAAAAATGGAAGAGAAAAAATCTTTTTTAAGTAGAATTGCTATAACAAGTGAACAGATTTTTGATGAAACAAAAGTCTACTTACAAAGGGTGTATAATAAAACTGCATCTCAGTTTTCTAGTGGTTCTCCTTATGGACAAATTTTAAAAGTTCTAAGTAATTACTATGAACATTTATTCTTTTATTTAGAAGATGCACAAGTAGAAAATCACCCATATACTGCTAATACAATAGAAGCTATTTACGGTAATGCACAAGCTGCAGGTCATAATCCGACAAGAACTATGGCTGCGATTGGTGAAGTTAAATTCAAATTTAAACCCGGAAAAGAGAGTTCATTTAATGGACCTTATATTATTTTAAATGATGGTATACAATTAAAATGTAATACTAATAAATTAAAATATACAATGAAGTTCAATTCTGATAGAGTTATTATTAATAAAAATAGTAACGAGTATACTTATGCTACAATCTATCAAGGTGTATTCGAAACACAAAAAGTATTAGGTACAGGCAGGGCAATGCAAACATTTAATATTAATGTTAATGGATTAGCCGACCATGTTAATGTTAAAGTATTTGTAAACGGTAGACTATGGAAACAAGTTGAATCAATATATGATATGGCTGGAAATGAAGCTGAAGCTGTAATAGTAAGAACAGGTTTATCAGGAGGTATTGATTTAATATTTGGTAATGGATATTTTGGTAAAGTACCACCATCAGGTTCTATAATTGAAGTCCAATATTTAGTTAATGCTGGTAGTTTAGGTACTATTACTAATGATTCAGGTGATATCAGTTTTGAATTTATGGATGAAGGCATAACAGCATCAGGTGAAGAAGTTGATTTAAACGAATTTCTTTTAATGGACACTGTAACGCCGCCTAGATTAGGAGCAGATGCTGAAGACCATAATTTTACTAGATATATTGCACCTCTTGCGAGTAAGAGTTTCGTATTAGCAGGTCCAACAAACTATGAACATTTCTTAGCAAGATATAATGCATTCTCTTATATAGATGCTTATAATACAGTAGATGATGATTATCTTGATGATGATAATGTCACATATTTATTTATATTACCTGATGTAGCAAAGAAGCTTACGTCAGACGTAGACTATTTTAATTTACCAACTAAAGAGTTTGTATTAGATGAATACGAAAAGAAAGGTATTAAAAGAGCAATTAGAGAAAGTGGTAATCAAGCTACATCTAGTGAAATACAATTCGTAGAACCTGAAATAAAGAGATATGCTATTAATATAGTATTAAGATATTTTAATGGTTATGATAAAGATTTAATACATAATGAAATAAGAACTAAATTAAATGATTATTTCTTAACTGTTAATAGAAGAGATAGAATTCCAAAGAGTGATATAATTGCTGTGATTGAAGGTATTGAAGGTATTGATTCAGTTAATGTATTTTTCGTATCTGAAGAAAACGAGACTGCAATCAAAAATGGTTATTATATTAAAAAATCTTATAAAGTTACACCGACTACACCATTCTTACAAGAAGGTGAAGGTACTAAAAAGAGATTTATATTCTTTAATAAAGAATTGATTGAAACTAAAATTACACTTGCAGAAAACGAAGACCCAATGTTAGGATTAGATGAATTTGGTGATATTGTAATTAAACATGACCAGTTGCCAGTTATTAGAGGCGGATGGTCTGATAGATATAATACATATTATCAAGAATATCCAACTAAAGGTCAGCCTTCTTCTCTTTCTATATACTTCAAAGAGAAAATTGATAGAACATTAAATACTAATGTTCAAACGGCTAATAGAAAAAAATTAACCTAACAGATGGACGTAGAAGAAATAACAAGTGATTTATTTAAGTATAAAAGACCTAGCTTATATAAAATAGCAAGAACGGCAGGTGAGGAACGTTTAAATACACCATTTAATTATTCTGATAATAATGAAGTTATAAAAAGAACTATATCACCTCATATTACTAGAAATCCGGTAGTTGAAAAATTCCTTCAATTTATAAATGACCATACTGTACTTATGTATAAAGCTACTACTTGGTTTAAGCTTAAGAGAGTTTATACAGTAGATAAAGACTATGAATATATAAAGTAAGATGGCACAAAACTATAAATTTCTTAGCTTTCACGATAAGACAGGTACAGACCTTAACTTCTTCTATGATTCAAACGTAGGAGCTTGGATTGGTGATATTTATATACCTGAAGTATCTGTGGGGTTATATGAGACTATAAATATTTTTATTGTAGAGGAATTTATAACATCAGGTAATATTAAGAAATTCGGTACACCTCATATAAGTGACCCTAACGCTTCTACAACTGATGGTCATAAATGGTTAGCAAAATGGGTTGATAATAAAGATGAAGATATTTTTCTTTATCAATTTAAAGCTAATTCTAGCAAACCTATAATTCAAACAGTTAATGAACTTGAAATATTAATTGATTATGATTCAAATCAAACAAATGATATTAATACAAATCAAGTTATAAGTAATGTTGTAACTTCTGCAGCTATACAATTAAATATAGCTCTTAATTCTGAGATTGAAGATATACATGAAAGAACATTATTAATACAAGAAAAAGCAACAGGCGCATTAGTAGCTAAGATTAGATTTTATGGAGAAACAATTGCAGAAGATGAGCGTTTCACTACAGAATTAATTAGATTAGGTATGAATATTGAAACAGATGAGTTTCCAATATTTAGAGATAGTGATATTAATGAATCTAGACCTGACTTTGAAATAGTTAATAACAAGAGAAAAGAAATGTTAATAGAAGGAAGGAATATCCATCCTTTTATTGGTTCATATAAGGGTTTAATAAATGCTATTAAATTCTACGGTTATGATAATATTAAAATAAGAGAACATTGGTTAAATATAGATAAAGAATCTATCAATTATGGTAAATTCAGAATGACTGATGTATTAGATATATTCGATAATGAAGTCGATTTAAATGATAATACTTTCCAGTTACCTAATAAGATTTATAAGAAAACTAATTTATTTTCATTAGTATACCGTTTAAACGAAATGACTGATGAAGAAAATGAAGATGATTTACCAGTAGTAAAAGAATCATTTGATTTTACAAGTGAAGAAATATTAATTAAATTATTTGGTTTAAAAAATATTATCAGAAAGAAATATTTAAACGGGACATCTAAAATTGTTGATATTGTAGGTGAAGCTGATTACTTTACTAAAACAACAACTTCTATATGGTCTGATAACCAAAATATATTTAAAATTAAAGTAGGTAAAACTCCTAAGTTTTCAATATCGCCAAGTGATGAGGGTTATATACAAGACTTAAGAACTATTGAAGATATATTATTTCCATCAGCTACTCCATTTTTATTAGACCCTAATTTAACAGCAGGTTCTAGTATAAGAGCTTTTGAAATTGCTGATGTATTATTAGCTTATTTTAAAGATTATAGTCCTAATTTAGATACTGTTGCTGAATTGCCAGATAAGCCTGGAATAGCAGCAGGATATCCAGTTGTGTTAGAAAATACAACATTTGATACTTCATGGAATGATGCTCAAATGAATTGGGATGAATTAAATGCTACAGGTAATTTAATTATTGATTTTGAACCTACAGTATTTGCTTCAGGTGATACTTTAATAATTAAGGATAGAAAATCAGGAGAACAAGTTTCACATACAGTTACATTCAGTGATACTAAAGAAACTATTATAAATGATTTATATAATCAAATACAAGTATTAGCAAATACTGACGATGGTAGACCATGGTCATATTATGTTATTACTAAAGAAGATACTGATAATGATTTATCTAATGAAACTATTAGATTTAGACAAGTATTTACAGGTAATATCGGTGTTGATTTTGTAGGTGAATCTATTGATGGTGGTATACCTGGTAATAAACCTACAATTGAAAAGAAATTCAGAACAGGTAATACAGTTAATACATGGAATACTTATGGAATCGGTGACTTCTATGAATTAGAATGGTTAGTAACTAAAGATGCTACTGATACTCAACCTGCTTATGAATTTACATCTAGAGGTGATATTGGAGATTTTAATAAAATTGCGTTAGCTTTACCTTATACTGGTACTTACAATGTTGAATTAAGATTATATGATACATTCAATCAGTTATCTTCTAAGATGATAAAAGATAGTATAACAGTTCTTTCAAAGAATGTTGAATTTGCAGGATTTTATAAATTCAGAGAAGAGAAATATGAATGGGAAAGTGCAAGTACTAAAGGTGCAACATGGGATGATTATTCATCTGATTGGGATTTACCTATAGTTCCACAGTCTGATACAATAGAAGGTAATGCAAGTATATATGAAGCTTTAGATAGGTCTAATTATATTTTAAATAATTCTAATCCTGACCAACAATTATCATATCATTATGAAAATCCTGAAGCTCCTATATTAAATTATTTATATACGCCAGGTGCATATCACTGGGATAATCTAGGCGGTGCTACATGGAATGAAGCTTATCATTTATGGTGGAATTCTACTAAGATAAGCGGTGATACTCCTGCTAATTTTAGAATTTATGAAGTTGCTGTAGGTGAACAATTAATAATTGAACAAAATTTACCATTTGTTAATATTGGTATACATATATTCCAGTCAAATGATTTACAATCAGCGGCTAATGAATTGAATAATAGTACAGACCCTGTAATATCTAAATACATATACAATCCAGTATACGATATGCTTACTGATGGTGAAGTAGTAACATTTATACAAGCTGTTGCTAAGAAGTTTGGTAGAAATGGAGATTGGACTAATTTAACATGGTCTGATGGTGTAGATATTAGATATCAGCAATTACATGAAACTAATAATCCTACTTATAATGATGTAAGATTCTTAAATGATGGTAAAGTATTACCAAGATTGACACATTTAACATTCACATATGATATGTGTAAAATGCCTGGTAAAGATAAACCTATCTGGGAATTAAGTAATCTGGATTCACCAGATACTGATAATATTATATTTTCAGGTAGATGGTTTACATATTTATTTAAGAGAAGAGGTAGATATAATTTAAAATTAACTTTAGAAGACAGTAACGGTAACGTAAACACTGTATCTAAAAATATTTTAATAATTAGATAACGTAAAACAAAATGATATATACATTACTAGAGTACTGTGCCAACAGTCTCTATAATAAATTTAATGATAAAATAAATCAAAAAAGATGGCAGTAACGCTTACAGAGATATTAGGTACAGACTCAATTTCAGGGTCACGTATTGTTATTAATGACAACTTTTCAATTCTTCGTGATGAAATTAACGCAATTGAAGTTTATTTAGACCCTGATGCTGGTACATTAGATGGATTAAATTCTATTCAAGCTCTTGAATTAAAAGTAGGTCCAGTCGGTACATATTTACTAGATATTACTAGTACAGCATTTAATGTTAATACTAGTGTTAACTTTACACAAGCATCATCATTAATTAATATTAATGGTTTAATTGCTCAAAATAGTTTTGCATTATTAGATGAAGCTGCATTCTCTGGTTCAACTATAGTTGACCCATTAGTTGGATATGGTACTTATAGTATTAAACATGCTTCAACATCAGATTTTACAATTGAAGTTAAGGAAGCTAATCCAGGTCAAGAAATTACATTCTCTGCAGAACAAAAAGGCGGCGGTAATGTAATTATCAAAGCTGCAGTAGATGCTTTATTTGTAATCGACTCTACTAATAATAAAATTAGTTTAAATGATGTTGGTTCAACAGTTACATTGAGATTTATAATTGACTCAAGTAATAATGGTGCATTCTATGTTGTAGGCGGTCATAACTATACTGCTACTGTATAAAATAATTAAACTGAGTTAATGGCTACAAAATTATTAGATCGTATCATATATAAGACTACTAATTTAGTCAATGGTTTAATATATGTAGGACAAGATAGTTATAATAATCCTAAATATTTAGGTTCAGGTGTATTTTTAAAAAGAGATATTATTAAATATGGTAAATCTAATTTCAAAAAAGAAATTTTATGTAAATGTAAAACTTCAGATGAATTAGATAAAATGGAAATTTATTGGATTGATAAACTTAATACAATAAATAAAGGATATAATTTACTCAAAGGTGGAAAAGGAAATTCTTCAAATGAATATATTGATAAAATGTCAATTTCATTAAGAGGATTTAAAAATCCAATGTATAAAAGTAGCGTAAAAGAAAAATGGATTAAAAAATATGGATTAGATAAAGCTACTAAAATGTGGAATGAATCTAATAAAAAAAGATCTATCAATGCTACTAAAAATACTAATAAAAAAGTTAAAGTTTTTAATATAGATAATATTTTAGTTAATGAATTTAATTCTTTAAAGGAAGCTTCATTATATACAGAAGTTGGTTATAAATATATTAAAAATTCAAATAAAAATAATAAATCTTCTAAAGGTTTTTATTTTAAATATTAAGTATCATGGCAACACCATTAATTAGGACAATACAAGCAAGCGGTGGAAGTTTTTATGCTTTCGCTTCAGGTGCTAGGGATTTAACTAGAACTAATAATAATCCTCAATTAAAATTTGAGTTCTCTAAATTTGCATTATTGAACTTACCGGATATTCAAACGCCAGTACAGTCTCAAAATTACTTGCAATTTAGAACAGTTGATGGGGCTATATTTAAAGGTGTTGATGCTGATGATAATATTAACTTAGCAGAATCGTTCCAGAATTATGCCCTTAATTTAGAGTCATTACTATTAGCAGATGATGATTATACATCATCATTAAAACAAACTGTATCAGAAAGAGTTTTCTTTAAATGGCTTAAAGAATTAGGCGCATTAAGATTTAGAGAAAGTAATCAATCTGAAAAGAATCCAGCAATTACAGATAAGAGATTTGTTGAAGAAGATACTCAAACATCAGGTACTAGAAGATACCAAAGAGTAGTAGAATATGTTGGTAATATTGATGCAATTAACCACGTTGATAAAGGAGGTGAGGCATATCAAGAAATTTATATAAATGTACCGACAAGAGTTGGTAATACACCTACTGTTTTATTTAAGGCATTAAGTGACCAGAATTATCAACCAAGTATGGTTATATCCCCTGGTAATAGTGAATTTATTTTAGGAAGAAGTGCATCAAGTATACATCCTGCTGGATTATCTATGTTAGCATTCTATGATTATGATTCACCTGTAATTTATAGTGATACTGATGCTAATTGGCATGGAAGTATTAAGGCTGATTCATATTTTACTGAACCTACAACATTCGAAGACCCATCTAATTTATTGATAACTAAATATCAAAGTGATTATGGTGGAGGTGTAGACCCATTTACAGATGTTACTTATTTAAGAAGTAAATTAGATGGTATCTCAATTGATTTTGAAGGTGACTCATATACTGATATTGTAGTGGACCCAAATATTGCGGTTTTACAAGAATATAACTCTGTTACTAAATCTAAGAATTTCCAATTTAATGTAATATTAGTTTATTACGATATTTACGAAACTTCTAATCCAGATAATAGAGCAACAAACCTTTATGGTGTATTATTTTTAAATAACATTACACCTACAACGCAAGGTGGATTTATTGAAAGATATAAGAAAATTAAACCTAATGATATTACAGGTTTAAATGGTAATTCATATGGTTTTAAAATTAATTTAAAGCAAGATACAAGTATTGATAATGCAGCTATTGTAACAGTTATTAATGACTATAATACATTCTCTATGGATTTATTCCTAGATGTATCTGCACAAATGCAAGAGGCTGTTAAGGTATTATACCAAACACAAGCTAATTTTTATGATGTTATTAATAGAGTTAATGGATTAGAAAATTCTATTTATACTAGTGAGAATGTTACAGAATTAAAAGCAAGAGTTGATGATTTAGAAGCATCTCTTCAAAATGCTAATTTAGCATTTGCAAATTCAACTGCAATAATTGATTTAATTGGAAAGAACAGTGATGATATTCAATCAATTGTTAGTGGTAATATTCCAGTTAATTTACAATATAATACTGATGTTTTAAGAAGTGGTGATGGTATATTAATTGATAAATCAGTACCAAATAAAATTAAAATAACAAATCAAAATCAGAAATATATAATTAACCAATTGTATGAAGAAAGTACATTTGAAAATGTTATTAATTCTGATAATTTATTAGATTTAAATCAAACTAATATTAGCTCTTACATGAAGTTAAAGTTATTTACTAACATGGTAAGAATAAATGTTGAGAATAGTGCACTTGGTAATTTAAAGATTTTTATAGATGACCAAGGTATTAGATTTAAAGAAGGCCAAGTAGTTAGATTTGTGTTTGATACACCACTAGCTATAAATGGTAAGAATATAGTTTTTTATACAGATAAACTAAATAAATTTGGTCAAGGTGCTTTAAATAAAGTTATAGGTACCGTAGCTGCAATAGATTTAAGTGGTCAAAAACCTATTATAGAATTAACTTGTTTAGATGAAGTTAATTATACATTTGCAGTAGACGTTTTAAGATAAAGTAATAATTAGAAATGCCAGACAATACTAAAAACTCATTAACAACAGCGTTAAGTCAATTTATTAGACTTGAAAAAAATGCTATTGATATTTTCAATCGTATTAACGAAGCAGTTACGTCTGATAAAGAAAATGTTACAATTGATTTCTTCGATGATACTGACCAGTTAAAAAGAATACAAGTACCATCATTTGGTTATTTAAAAAATTATTTAACTAAAATTGAAAATGATGTTAAAAACTTAGCAGGTCTAGGTGATTCAGATACTATTATAAAGTTATCTGATGGTACTCATAGAAGAGTAATTACTTCTAGATTAAAATCACCTGCAGATGATATTACATCATTAGATGTACCTACTACATTTGAATATAAGAATAATTGGTTCTTTGAAGATTTCATGAACCCATTATTATATATTACTTTAGATGTAACTAATCAAATTCCTAGTGATACAGAAAAAGTAATTATAAAGAAATACTTACTTGAAATTGATACTGAAAGTAAGAGACAATATTTCAATGAGAATTTTAAGGGTAAATCAGATATTGATTATATCCAATTTAATACTGCTTTAATTAAAGAGAGTATTCAATTTGTGCCTGATGATGATTTCAGAGACATTCCACCTAGAGAAGTAAGATATACTGGTAACTTTGATATTATTAAAATATCAGATGTATCTAATACTAATTTAGTCGATGGTAGTCAAATTAAATCAAGAAGAAAAATATTCAAGCTTAATAAATTAACATATACTGATTTACAAGCTGGATTCCCTGATACATTAAGTCTTAAGATTGGAGATAACGTTGTAGTTAATTCAAATCCTAAAGATACAAGATATGTAGTTAAACAAGTTGACACTACTACTAATACAGTTGAATTAGAATTAGTAGAAGGTTATAGAGGTTTATCTATAGGAGCTGATGTTCTTTCAATTTATAAAGACGTAGAAAATAGTATTGAAATTCAAATACCTATTAACTTTGACAAATATGTTGTATGTTTTGTTAAAGCAGTAGACCCTGTTTCTAAAATACCAGCTCAGAACTGGTCACCAGGTGTAGGATTCTATACAAATAGTTTAACATTAAATGCTAATGGTAGCGAACCTGTTTCATTAGATACTTATTATAGAAATGAAGTAACTGATTTTGGTTTATTCATTTTATCGATGGCTAAAGATAAGATTGCACCTTCAGCATTAGCTATAGAACCTAATACTCCTGAATTAGATGCAAGTACATTTAAAGTAGTACAAGTTAATAATCATATTACTGATAATCCAGCATTTAAAGAGCTTAAACAATTATCAGACGATAGAACTAGACTTTCTGCACAAGTAAAAGAATTAGATGGCGCTATTACTAATAAACAAGCAGCTATTTCAACTAAGCAATATAGTTCTACAATTGAAAAAGATAAAGACTCTAGTGAATTAAATTCATTAATAGAGCAAAGGTCATCTGCAGCTAAATTATTAGCTTCAATCGTTGCTGATATTAATGCTAAATCTAAATCTGAAAGTATTACTGATGCTAAACCTAAGTATAGAGTAAGAGGTTTCTTCCCTATGCCAGTACCACAAAAATCTAAATATACTGGAGACCAAGAAATAATTGGATTTGAAAAAGAATATAGATACATTGGTACAAACGGTGGCGCTAATAAAGTAGACCAATTCAAATACATGGATAATGGTGTTGAAAGAATTGGTGCACAGAGTAATTGGATTCAAGATATATTTGTTGCAAGACAAAGAATTTTTGATGAAACAACTGGTACATATGTATGGGAAAATCAAAATGTTGAAGACCCAGAAAAGAATAATATTAATCAATTAGATATTCCTATCACACAAGGTGAAGGTGTTGAAATTAGAATTAGAAGTGTATCTGAAGCGGGATATCCAGCTAATCCAGCTAAATCTGAATGGTCTGATATTATTAGAATTGATTTCCCAGATGATTTAGTACAAGCTGACCAGATATCTACAATTTTAGAAGAGAATGCTAAAGAACAACAAAGAATTAAATTAGAAGAAGACTTAGCATCTAAAGGTGTTATATCTCACGTTGATGACCAATTCTCTGCTAATGAAAAAGTATTTAAGCATCACGCTATTAATATATTCTCAGGTTTCTTATCACCTGAACAAACTCCTATTGCCTTATTTGACAAGCTTACAGCTATGGAAAATAAGATTAATGAGTTAGAAGCTATTGTTAAGAAAGTTAAAGGTACTCTTAGTGTTAAGATACTTGATGATGCTGGTAACGAATACGTTGTACAGAGAAATAATTTAGTTAAATTATTCGCTGGTTACTATGCTGACGTTGTTAAAAACTTAGATATTAAGAAAGGTGCAATTGTCGCTAAAACATATTTTATTATATTAGAAAATATTGCAGCAACTCCTTTAGAATTATATTCTAGGATTTCTGGTAATAGAACTTTACGTGCACATGAATCAGGTTATAAATTTGCTACACCTGGTACTCCAGCTCCAGCAATTGCTAGTGATTCATATTACTTAAATAGAGGTAAGTATGATTATGTTCCATTAATTTATACTAATCCTTTAAATGGAGGACCTAGTGGACCTGACTATATTAATAATTCACCATATCAGAGTTCACAATTATTAGGTCAATTCTTATATGGTAGATATACAGATGTTGCAGGTACAGAAAGTTATTATGTAGATTATGATGTTGATACACCTTCTAACATAATTGATTTAGCTGCAACTCCAATTGATGACGCAGAATATAGTATTAATGGTACGCCTTATACTAACATCGGTAGCCCAGTTACAGATTTTATCTGGAGTGGTTCAGGTGTAGGTAATACTACTAACTTTACAGACGGTACTGTAGTTGCAGATTATGATAACGGTGTTAAGATATTATTACATGAGCAACATCCTTTAATTAATTCTACACCAAGTTCAGCTACGATTCAGGCTAGCAGATTAGTGACTAACTCTAAAGCTGCTAATAGAACTGCAGAAGTAACTGACGGTAAAAGACAGACTGCTTATTTCGTAGCTACAGGAGGTCCAGTTTTACGTTCATCAAAATGTGCCTTTGAACCAGATGACCAATGGACATTAGGTAAAGCAAGTGTAGGTTCATACTTATTCCTAGCACCTACTGACGAAACACAATTATCTGTTAATGGTGATGACGAATTATCAATTAAGAAAATAGAATTTGGTACAAACAAATCTGTACAAATTCCAGTTGTATTCCAATATAGAATGACTGATTTCGGCGGTGTTGGTGATACAGGTATTGGGTTCGTTGGAGGCGATAGAACAGGTGCTACAAGAGATTTAACTTATGCTAAAAGAATGGGATTTGATATTAATATCGGAGAAAATGAAAAGTTTTCTTTTGATATTGAAGTATTTGCTAAATACCGTTCTAATAAGCTTAATCTTGAGAAAGTACCGTCTAGAGATGTTAGATTAGCACTTGACGACCTTAGCAAGAATGTTACTATTACTCCTAGTATAACAACATCAAGCAATTTATAATTGCTAGATAAATACTATAAGTAATTCACAGAAATGTCAACAAAGTTATTAGAAAACACATCATTTAATATCCTAAGGGTTAATCCTAAATTAAGTACAAATACTAAAATAGTAGTTGACTCAAAAGGAGGGTTATTCTTAGAATCATTCGATGCCGATGAAGAATTATCTAAATCTAGATATAAAGCTTTCAGGGTTTCTTCTAAAACTACATACGACCATGATTTAGCTAGATTCTATAAGAATACACCTAATGATATTATATTTAAAGTTCAAAGAGACTCATCTGACTTAAGTGTATTAGATGATTTCTCAAAACAATATGAATTTAATTATACACTAGGTGCAGAAGCTGTTAATTCAATTTCGTATGACGAAGAATTTGGTATATTAGCTCCAATTTGGTTAGAAAAAAATATACCAGATTATTTTGTAATATTTAGAATAGATGAACCAGTTTCTGTAAATAATCTAAATGCTTCAAGTGAAAATACAAATGAAAGTTTAGTAGAAGACCCTACTAATTTTATTGAGAATATTCTTAAAAAAGCCACGTTAATTAAAACAATTGACTTGACTTTAAATTCAGAGATTGGTAAGTATATTAGAAATTATAGAAATTCAGAAAGATTTCCAGATGCCCCATTATTATTTAATTTTGAAAGAAATGAGAAGACTGAATGGAGAGGGATAGATTTAAAGAGCGGTGGATTTAGTAGTAAGCCTGAATATATTTATGATACATTCTTTGGTAAAGATACTACTATTTTAGAAGATGAATTTTTCATAACACAAGGATTTGAAAGAAATTCATTAGCTTGTGCTAATATAATGAATTTGTATTTCTTATTTGATGATAAAGATGTTAAAGATTTTACTATTAATAGATATTTCGGTTTATATGTAAATACTTTAGAAGAAGGTACATTCCAGATTTCTGGTAAAGAAATGTACATGGATTCATTTTATGAAAATCAATATCCAAAACCATCAAATGAAAATTTCTTAGTTAAAGATAATACTAAAGATATTGTCCAAACCAATGAAGATGGTATCTTAATGTATATTGATAAAACTTCAGTTGAAACGCAATATACTTATAATATTGATATTGATAATAATTTTACATTAGATTTACTTAATTATAGTTTCTTACCTAAAGATACAGATGTTTATAACCTTGCTTCAATATTTTATGTAAAAGATAAAAATGATAATTTACATAATCTTAAGATAGGTGGGACCTGGGAACATGGTAATCAACTTAGATTAAAATCTACTCAAATTAAATGGAAAGATTTTACAGGTACAGATGAACCTATTTTAACAACACATTCTAGAATAACCGATAAGAAAGGTAAAGCATGTACATTCTTAAGAGTAAATGCTATAGTACCACACGGTGATAAGTATTTTACTGGTTTAGTTAAAAAACAAATCTATAGTATTACTTCTACTAAAGTAGTACCAGGCGATATATTTACAATTACTGATAATACTTCTACTAGTATTTCTATAAATGCAGTTAATAATAATATCAATGATTTATTAGAGTCTATTAAATTAGTATGGAAAAATGAAACATTAGGTAATTTTAAAAACTTTACAGTTTCAGTTAAGAATGGTGTTTTAATAGCATCTGAAAAAGATTATAGTGGCATAGATGTTAATTTTACAATTAGCATATCAGGACCTGTTTCTAATTTAATTATTAATAAAGACGTTAGTAGTGACTTAGAACCTTTAACTATTACAGCAGATGGTGTTAGTAATATTGAAGTTGGTACAGCAGATGGTAGAAGATTTAATCCTAACGGTACGTTAAAAGAAATTGCTAAAGCTATGGCTTCAGCATTTAATAATATTAAAGATAGTTTCTTTGAAGCAACAGCTGTTGATAATTTAATTGTATTGGCTGCAAAAAATGTAGGCAGTAGATTCAATGACTTAGTAATAGGTAGAGATTTATTTTTTACAGGCGGTCATGTTGAAATATTATCGAATGAACCTGGATTTTTACATACTGACTTTTCAACCTGGTATTATGAAGGTGGTAATAATGAACCTCGTAGTAGAGTATTTGTAGATATTAATACATTTAATGATTTTAATGTTGCTAATAGATTTGTTAAATCACTAGACAAGACAGGTAAAGAAAATGGTTTAGCACCAGTAAAGAAAGTTTCATATTATATTGATGAACCTATAAAGGATGTTAATGGTAAAATAATAGGTTATAATAACATAGATAAGTATTGTACTATTATTATAGACGATGAAGAAATTATATTTAGTGATTCTATTAAACACGTTTATTTATATGAATTATATAAAATACCATTTGGTAGATTATCAATTTTCCCTATTAAAGATATGGATATTGACTTTTATAGTCCTGAATATGGGGATGAACGTGAATTAAATATTGAATCAAAATTTTATAAAACATTTAATATATCAAATACTTATACACAAAGTGAAATTGAAGATTTCTATGAAACAAAGGAATTCTCAACATTACAGGGTCAATTAGCAGATGAAGTTGTAGATAATGTTATAGAATCACCTAAGATAGAAATTGAATACGATAGACTTAAAGAAAATTATATACAAGAGTTAGTTACTCCTTCTAGAATAACCCCATATATTAATAAATGGGTATATAGAAATGGTAAAGATACAAGAGACCATGATTATAGATTATCATCATCTCTTGCATTTGGTTCTACAAATTTTTCACCTTCAGAAGATGAGTTTACTAGAGACCCTGACTACTTTACACATGAATGGTATTATCTTCAAAAATTACCATATTATTTTGGTAATTACGATAAATCTGAATTGAAAAATGTATTCAGTTATTTCCCAGATGCTATTGATGTAACGTCATCAGGTTTATATGATGTGAATAATGATTACTTTACAGAGTACTTTACAGTTGATTTACTTAAGTACCCTATATTAGATACTAACTATGAGCATTTATTAAATGAAGAATTAGTTGCAGTTAAAAAGCAATTAAGATATTCAGTATTTGAAGGTGGAAGTAATGTTAATTTCTCTACAGCATTTTTTAGAGGTGTTAAAGTTATAGCTAAAGAAAGAGTTGAATCTAATACTATCATTGATTATAATTTACAAAATATTAAATTAAAACAAAGTAATAGATTTAATGATTATAAATTCTCAGCTGTATTAATACCTCATAATGGTACTTATCCAAATGATATTAAAAGAAAATCAGTAGAGATTGAATTTATAGAAAATAGAAAGTTTAAAAACATAACTTTAGTAATATATGTAAGAATTGATGATTTATTAAATCAAGTAACTACTGAAATATCAAACGTTCCTATAGATATACCTTCAGCGTTTATTGATAGAACAATATTATATGCATTAGATAGTAAATTTAAAGAAATTAAAGTTTCTAATTTACCTACAGGGTCGACTAACATAGATTATGAGGATGTAATTCTTACAGGTGCAATTGATATGAGAATATCTGCAGGTACTATATTTGGTACACCAGGTACTATTAAGGGTGGTATTAATGCTGCAGGTGAAAGAACTAATTTTATTGATGAAATTACTTTAAATAAAGATGGTTCATATAATCAAGTTATTGCTTATTCAGGTTTATCACCTAGATATTTCCAAGTTACTAAAGTATTAAATGATGATACATTCCTTGCAAGTCCTATTACAGGTGGTCCACAACCAATTGCATTAAGTGATTTACAAGTTCAAAATGGTACATATATCTACCAAGGTGGTGGTTATAAATATTGGGACCAACGTTTAACTAAGGTTTCATATGCTGCTATTGCTAATTTAATTAATAATGGTAGCCCTGATATTTCATATCATACAGTCCTTGAAGATGGTAGTATAGTTGATAATTTATTCTTAATTGAATTACAGACATCTAAGGCTGTAATTAAACCTAGTTATATCAAAGTTATATCAGATAATAATAAGCCTGTTAATTTTAACTTAACAGATACTATCGGTTATAAAATGTCTTATAAAGATAGAGCTAATGTTCAACCTATATACAGACATAGTGGTAAATATCAACCTAAGTTTATAGATGTAATTAATTTCGAGGACCCTTATATTACAAACTCTTATGAAAATCAACTTGACAGAGAAAGTCAAATAATGAAATTTATAAGAGATAAAAATACACAGTTTAAAATAGAAGCTGATTTCGGTTTACTTAAAAATATGTTTTATCATAAAATAAGTGATAAGAATAAGAAGGGTGTATTAGAATTAACTAAAATTGATGCGTTTAAACCATTATATCCATTAATCGGTGAAATTGCAATTGATAAAAAAGATTTCTATATTTTTACATCTAATTGGGATGCAGGTTATTTTGATAGATATGTAGGTAAAACGAATAAAGTTTCTATAATTGGAACAAGAAGCGTAGTTGATAAAAAATCATTCTTCGGTTCTAAAATTATGAAAATTGTAGATGAATTACAAATTGAAACATTTAATTCTATTAGAGCTAATACTGAATTGGAATTAGAAACAATAGGTGCTGAAGTTTTAAAACCAGATAATCCATATTCTCTGGTATATTTAGAAACCCGCGACCAGATAATACTTGATATTTATTTAGAAAAAAGATTAATTGAAATATTATCTAATAGTGGAATTGCATCTTATTTTGCAAAATATATTAAACCAGAATATGGTTTCGGTTTACAGAATTCATTAATAGATGATATTGAAGGTTATATAATTAACAATATATTACCTAGATACAAGATAGGTTTAATAGAACTATATGTAAATAAATCAAGAGATAATAAATTAAATAATACAATTCCTTTAATAAATAGTAATGTATCAGATGTTACTAAAAACATCAATGGAATGAGCCAAGTTAAAGATTTTAATTTTAATACACTTACAGGTAGAAGCAACTTTAATATAAGAATAACTTATAATAAAACTAAAGGCTATTATTATTCTATAGCACCTAGCATTAAGATTATTAAAAAATAACTTTAATATTAAGTTAATTACGAGATATATAATATGTGAAAGATTCATACGTTTATATTTATTTAAACCCAATAAAAGGGGGTAATTATATTTACGGTTCATATTCTTTTGAATATGAACCTTTTTATGTTGGTAAAGGTAAAAAAGATAGATTATTATATCATTTACATGAAACTAAAGAAAATACGATAAATATACTAAAATATAATATTATTAATAAAATTAGATTAAATAATTTAGAGCCAATAATTATTAAATTACATGATAATTTAAACTCAAAGAAAGCATTTAATTTAGAGAAAAAAATTATTAGATTAATAGGTAGAATTGATAAAAATACAGGACCTTTAAGTAATTTAACAGACGGTGGCAGAGGTAGAAATAATTATAAAATAAGTGAATCTACTAGAATAAAAATGAAAAATTCACATATCGGTCTCAAGTTATCTGAAGATAGTAGAATAAAATTATCAAATTCTATAAAGGGTTCTAAAAATCATAGATATGGTAAGCCTGGTACTAGATTAGGTGTTAAATTATCGGATGATATTAAAGTAAAAATGAGTAATATAAAAAAGAAGCCTGTTTTACAATATGACTTAAATCATAATTTAATTAAAAGATGGGATTCAGTAAAAGAAGCTAAAGAAAATTTAGGTTTTTATAATATAGCAAATTGCTGTAGAGGTTTATCTAAAACAGCATATGGCTATATTTGGAAATATGAATAATCGTTCGCCGAGCATTAAAATTATTAAAAAATAAATGGCTAATATCGTCATAAAAGAACTGCTATCGTCAGACAAAGTTAGTGATATAGTAGATAAAATTAATTTTAACTTTGACCAGCTTCTATTAAACGGAGGCGGTCCTATAGGACTTACTGGTGGACCAGGAGGTATTGGACCGATAGGTCCAAGAGGTTCTGTTTGGTTTACAGTTAATGATTTATACACTACTAGTGATTCTCCAACATGGACAGGAACTCCAGTTAAAATAAATAATATTTCATTACCTGGATATCCTCAATATAAGGGTGACCCTAATAGATTTAGACCAGTAGCACCTACAAGTGTTCCGCCATCATTACCTTGGATATTTCCACAAAGTACATTTACATTTAGTATTCCTACTAAAACTGTAAGGGGTGGAGATTTATATTTACAAGAATCTGATGATATATTTAATTCATATTCTAGTAAAGATGGTGATATTTGGGAATATAATGCTTTAAGTTTGACATGGTCTTTTACAGGTGTTAATATTAAAGGTACAACAGGTGCTGGAGGTGCAAATGCATTAAGTGATTGGGTTAGAGAATCATTAGGTTCAAGTGAAATAATTTATCCTAAAACTGTATCGGGTCAAGATGTCACTAGAGTTTTAATAGGTCAAGATTCTAATATATTTAATTTAGATAATTCAATAGCCGCATTAACTATTAATACAGATGCGACACATTTAGCATTTAATCACCCTGACTTACATAGTGAATTGGTTACACCTGGTGATGAAGATAATGGTGCAACAATTTCAATTACAGGTAATGGTGATTTACTTATAATTGGTTCTTCGGCTGCAGGTGCATCTAATCAAATAGTAATGCAAACATTAGATACCGATATTACTATCCAATCTAATGGTATAAACTTTTTAACTTATAGACAGACGCCTAGTACATCAATACATCATCTAGATGGCGGTGCAATAGAAGTTTCACATCCTGCAAGTTCAGGTCTACAATATAGTAAATATATAGCACCTACTAGTGGTACAACTAGTCATATATTAAATCAGTCATTTGATTATTCAAATAGTAGAATACATATTTATTCAACAGCAGATGGTTATATTAATAATTTAACATCATCGCCTCATATTATATTACAAGGACAAGGTATAAGTAATGTAGGTATAGGTGTATTCTCTGCTGGTCAAAATCCAATATCTAAATTAGGTATTAAAGGTAGTTTAGCTTTAGGTAATAATTATGGTCATTTAGCTGCGCCTAATAACGGTGCTATAATTGAAGGTAATGTAGGTATAGGAAATATTAATCCTTATGCTAAATTACAAGTTAATGGTAGTATATTAATAGGAGCTTCAAATAATATTATAGGTGATAACGTTTACTGGAGTGGTACTGGATTTGCACCTATTTATAATGGTGCAGGATGGTTCTTTAAGCAATCTCCTACTACAGTTGATGCCAATGCAGAACTTAGTTTATACTTAAAGAGAGTCGGTACAGTAGGTAGTGACTTTACACAATCATCTGTTATTTCATGGAAATTACAATCTGGTGCAAATCATGGTAAAATGGGTATTAATATGGGTTCTTGGGGAGTTAACTCAAGATTAACTATTAATGATAACGATGGTAGTGGTATACAATTATTTAGATTTCAAACAACTTTACCTGGAAGTTCAGATTTTTATGGTTCCAACTCAGGTGCAAAATTATATCATTCAATATCAACAGATTCTTTAATTGATAGAAGATTTAATATTTTTCAATTAGAGAATAATGATTTTGTAATAGGTAATAAAACAAATACATATCCTACTAATGCAACACATCATAGAATTGTAATTAAAAAAGATAGTGGATTTATAGGTTTTAATACATTAAGACCTAAACATGTAATCACAGTTAAAGGTAGAGATTATATTACAGAACCTGATTTAAATGGTGCAACACCTGTTGGTGGATTTGACCCAGATGAAGTTAATATAGGTACATTTGAAGATATTGCTATTAATAGTTTAAATATTAATACAGCACCTTCACATAATGAAACTAATATACAAGGAGCTTCTTATATTGGATTCAATGCTTGGTTCTCAAATCCAGGTACTTCAGGTAGTAATCCTGAAGTTATATACGGCGATTTAGAAGGAAGTGTAGGTTCTTACGCAGGAGCTATTATATTTGCTGATAGAAATGGTAACTTGCATTTTGCAAATTATGAACAATAAAAATTATTAAAAATGGCTAATAATAAATCATTATTAAATAGTAGTTTTAAAGATACAATCAAGATGACATTAACAACTGATGGTAATCTTGGTGTGGGTTTAATTAATCCTAATTATAAAATTACAGCAACAGGCGTAATACAATCAAAAAGTATTTTAGGTTATGTTGTAAATGACTTCCCATGGAAAGTTGGTTTAGATACATGGAAAGATGATGTACATTTATCATTAGGTGTATCAAATGATGGATTAAATACTGGTGTTATACAAGTAACAGGTAGTGATTTATCATTTAATGGTACTTCTTTTGCAGATGCTCCATATAACTTGAATCTTCAACCAGGCGGCGGTAATGTAGGTATCGGTATACAGGGTAATCCAGGCTATCCATTACATGTACAGGGTGAAATTAAAACTAATACAATAGTAAGAGCTGATGTTGATTTTACAACAGGTACTGATACTCCTGGTTGGAAATTTTATCCATCAAATTGGTCACAAGGTGTTGTTGCAAATCAAATACCACATAATAATGCTAATGTTGCAACAGCTTCTATAACTTCAATCGCTGCAAACTATGGGCATGCTGATATACCTGCAGTACCAGGTGATAAATTAATGAAATATAAAATTATTGGAAGAACAGTACATTTATATGTAATATATAGAGATGTTTATATGTATAGTAGTGAACCTGAAGGATTTAGAATAATATTACCTTCATTTTTAAGACCATTAACAGGCGATGGTGTCACACCATTAGGTTCTCCTGCTTTAACGGTTGCATTTAAGCAACAATTCGGAACAGGTATATGGAGTTCAGGTAGCCCAAATTATGATAAAGTACTAAGATGTGATTTACATAAAGCAGTTGCTCCAAGCTCAGCAGGTAATCTAGCAGACCCTATATTAGGTAATTGGCATTTATTTATAAGAAATGCATATAGAGGAAGTGATGCATTTGCATATTTAAATACAGGTGACCCTTTATATCAATTACCCCCGTCTTCATATCTTGGTTTAGGACAATGGATGACTAAATTATCTAAATATTTTTATGGTTCTAGTAGAACAGGAGGTGCTGATATGGGTACAATTAGTTTATATATTACATACGATTTAGATTAATATATTATGAAATTAGAAGAAAATGAAATAAAGCAATTTTTTGATATAGTAAATGATTATCAAAAAGTTTGGGAAGAAATAGCAGATGCTGAAGAGCAAATTAAAATATTATTATCTAAACAAAAACAATTAAAAGAAGATTTAGAAGATAATAGAAAAAAAGAAAAAACGTTTACAGAATCTATACTTAGAAAATACGGGAAAGGTAAATTCAATCTGGAAACACTTGAATATGAATTAATATTATAATATGGCAACTACTTCAAAATTTTTACAGTTAACACCTCAAGTACTTGTAGAATATATCTACAGGGACCCGTTAGCGCCTGAAGTAATAGAAACAGATAGTAATGGAGCTAAAATCCATATATTAAATAATCCTTATACAAATACTAATTTTTTATTTAACGAGGATAATCCGTATGTTTATACAGGTAACACTAGAATTTATAGTGCTATTCCTATTACTTCAGATAAGTCTAAGTATGCATATTTAACAACTAATACTGCATTACAATATTTAGATTATGATAGTAATTTAATAAATGTACAATCATATAATAATCAACTATCTGGACCTTATAATGTACCTACTAAACAAATAGAGTACGATACAATTAAAGTACATTTATTATCAGGTTTCGATTTTATCGAGAGTGATGGTATAATGATTGAAGTTTTAATTAGAGACAGGATAGGTAATAAACATAATCTTGCATCATTAGCATATTTAAAAGCTGATAATTATAATATAATAAATCCTAAACCATTAATTATTGGTGAAAGATTATATACAAATTATATTCTTTTAAAAGTCCCTGCATTAGACTGGATGACTAATGAATATTTAAGTATTCCAAATAATACTTCAATATTAGCAAATCAATTAACAAGTAATAGTGGCCTTTTAACTCAAAGTAATATTGACGTTACAGTTAAATATATTACACATACTGAATCAAATAATGGTCAAAAATATTTCTATATTGGAGAAACATCAACAGCTGCTGTAAATAAGACTGATGAATATAGTTTATTAGCAGCAGTAATCCAAGAGTCTGAAGGTGGAGATTACTTTGAAATATATGGTGAATATAACGGTGATATTTTTGAAGATTATATAGCACAATTAAATACTCAACCAAATACTAATATGATGGTTATACATGATATTAATGTATTTGAACAAATAGGCACTAGTTTTGTTTTAACTACTGAACAATCATTTATTCAATCAAATGATTTCGGTCAGCCTTATGTATTTAGACCAGTTATATTAAACTCTCATGTTGCAGTATCATATAGAATTGATTATACATTAAGATTATTAAATAAAGTTGATAATAGTCAAGTTATAAAGAAAGCACAGTTCAGTTCATTTGATGTTAAGAAGTATGGTAGAAAGATTCGTAAAATAAATATGGGTACAGTACCTACTGTAACTAAAGTTTATAATGTTTTACCAGATGATACTAGTAAAATAGTTCTTAATAATCCAGCTGCAGTTAACTTAGGAGGCTCTGTAAATCAAATTAAGGAAACACAATTTGTAATGGGCTTCAGGGAAAGAATTAGAATATCAGCAGCTGCAAGTAGTGTTAAAACGACACCATCTGAATTAGAAGAAGGTGATATTACACCTACTGCACCTGGTAATGTTAGAAGAGTAGGTGATGCTGCATTAAGTGTTACAGCATTATCACCAACTGAAAAGATTTGGCCTCAAGGTGAAGCTACTATCGGGTTAACGCCATTTGATACATTTATAATGATTGTTTTATATGATAATACATTACAAAATGCTAAAGGTCAAAATACACCTCAATTACTTAACTTAACAAATATGGGTACTTTCTACCTATCATTTAAAGATGAAGCTACAGGTGATGAAGTACGTATATCAAATTATACTAACGTAAAAGATTTAAGTCCAGTTAGAGGTGAATTATTATTTAAGATTACTAAAGATGAATCAGCTAAAATTTTAAAATATAGTTCAAGAAATTTTTATATCTCATCAAGATTAGAAATTAATAATGCTAAAAGTGATGAGACATTAGTCTACTTTGGTAAATGGCATAGAGTAGATGAGGCTATACAAATAAGAGATTCAGAAATTATTACTGAATTAAATAATAAACTTACTACAGATGCTGCTGCAGCAACTAGTCAAATTAAAGCTTTAAATGATACAGTTAATAAATTAACTAATCAGAATATTAAACTTACTGATGAGAATAATAACCTTAAGAGGTCTCTTTCTTCAGCAAGTGATATGATGGCACAATTTAATACTAATATGGCTGATACTATAAAAGGATTAGCTGACGGCGGTACTAAGATAATTGAAGAAACTGGTGTTATATCACCTATTGAAAAAAGTATACAAGATAAAATAGTAAAAGGAGCTGAACAGTTTATATCACAGAAAGCTTTCAATGATATGAAAGGTAAAAATATTAAAAATATAAAACTATAAGATGCTTTTAGATTCAAGGAATAATCTCTTTCAGTTTAATTTTCCAAGAAATTTTATACCGAAAGAAATATCTGATAAGTATAAGAAATACTTAAATAGAATTCCTGGGAATATTATTGAAGAACCTATTGATTTCTTAAATTATACAATACAAGGTATTAACTTACCAGGTATGGGATTTGAACCTGTTACACAGGTACAATATCCTGGTAGAAATATAATCTGGAGAGATACAAAACCTACACAGGAATTATTCGAAAAAGAGTTTACAGTTACGTTTCAATTAGTCGATGGTTATATAAATTATTGGTTAATGATGGAAACATTAAACTATTATTATAGATTTGATAATGGTCAAAAATTTATTGATAACTTAAATATAAGATTAACAGATGCTGAAGGTAATGTTGTAGTAACAATTGAAATGCAAAGACCTTTATTGAAAAATCTTGGAGATTTATCGATGTCTTTTGCAAGTAATGTTGCAGAATTTAGTACATTTGATTTAAGTATAGGTTACAATGAATTATTAATAAAAATAGAACTAGATTAATGAAGAACTTAAAAACATTTGAAGATTTTATCAATACTGGTAAAGTTATAAAGGAAGAAGCTATTGTTTCTAGAAAAGCTTCTGCAAAGTTTTCCGATGTTGTTTCTAAGAAAACACAAGATAAATTATATGAAGTATTAAGTGAAGCTATGAATGAGGCTATCGCTTATGAAAATGATAATGACCCTGAGCATACTTTAGAAAAATATTTAAAGGAGTGTGCAACATGTTTAGCATCTGCAGCTGCTAGAACAATGAATGGTAATCAATATTTTAATACGCTTCAAAGTGTTGCTCAGAATATTATAGGAGAGTCAGAAGAAGAGACTATATATGTACAACATAGAGATGATTTAAAAGAATATTTAGATGCTTGTATTGATTCAATGAAAGAAGCATTTAATGATAAGATGGATGAAGTTAAAAGAACAAATTATGCTTCAGCAACTTTAGTACTTAAAAATATTAAAGAAGAAAAAGCACAGATATATAAACAAAATAAAGATATTAACCATGACTTACATTAAATCATTTGAACAATTTATAAATGAATCTGAAGAAATTGAAAAGAAAGTAAAAGAAGATTCTAAAGAAAAGATATCTTTAAATGAAAGGATGTATGAAACTGTAAAAGCTATTTATAACGAAGCATGTTTACATGAAAGCGATGAAGACCCAGCACATACGTTTGAAGCATTTATTAAAGAGTCATTTTTATTAATGGCTGAAATGACAACTAGAGTATTAAAAGAAAATACTGATATTGCAGCAATGTCAGCTGAGGCTGCAATGAAGAAATGTAATGAAAAAGTTATTGACGATAAAATAGTTTCAGACAAGACTTATGAGTACTTAAATGAATTAATGAAAGAAGTTAAAGAAACCTACTGTGAAAAGATGGAAGAGATGATGGAAGAAAATCCAGCAATCGCTGAAATCGCTGCAGAAGCTTTATCTAAGAAAAAAGCTGAAAGCAATAATACAAATAATATAGATTAATATGGAAAGCACGAAGACATTTATTGAATTTATAAATGAAAAGACTAATAGTCTTAATGATAGAGAATTATTAGAAGCTTTAAATGAAAGTTATATGCATGAACTTACTGAAGATGAAGAAGCTAAAATTGATGAAGTTATTGATGCATTTGTAAAAGAATATTTAGATAAAAATAAAACATTTGAAGATTTACAGTCTGACATTATGAATGAAGGTTATATTGGTTCTATTTTAGGTGGACTTACAGGTTTTGCCTTAGGTAAATCAGTTGGTAAATTAATTGCAAAAATATTAGGTGTTGAACATGGTATATTATATGAAATGTTAACAAGCCGTTTAGTAGGTGCAGCATTAGGTAGTGCTTTAGGGAGTCGTGTGTAATCAAGATATATAACATATGAATAATCATTATTTATATGTATATCTAAACCCACTTAAACCTGGTAATTATATTTATGGTAAATTTATTTTTGAATATGAACCATTTTACATTGGTAAAGGAGTTAATAATAGATTAAAATCACATATTATAGAATCATATTCTTCTAAGAAATCTTTAAAACTTAATATTATTAGAAAAATAATTAAATCAGGTAATAAACCTATAATAATTAAATTATATGAAAATATAAGTGATTATTCTGCAAAAAGAATAGAAATTTATTTAATTAATTTGATTGGAAGAATTAGTTTAAATAAAGGCCCACTTAGTAATTTAACTTCAGGTGGAGAAGGATTAAGTGGATATAATTTATCTCAATTATCTAAAGATAAAATTTCTAAATCATTAAATGGTATTAAACAATCAAAGGAAACAATAGAAAAGAGGAAAAAGTCTATTGAAGATAACGGTGGTGTCTGGAATAAAGGGTTAAAAGGTTGTCAAGTTTCAAGTAATAAAGGTAAAAATCTTAGCGTTACAACAAAAGATAAAATAAGAAATAAACTCATAGGATTAAAACAATCAGAAGATACTATTAATAAACGTAAATTAACTAATAAAGAAAGATATAATGGTGCTTGGAATAAAGGATTTAAAACTGGAAAGCTTGCACATAATATTAAAAGTGTTTTTAAATTAGATTTAGAAGGAAATGTATTAAAAGAATATAATTCAGTAAAGTTAGCAAGAGAAGATAACCCAAACGCAAAAACTATAATTAGAGTTTGTAATGGTATAAATAAACAATCAGGAGGTTTTAAATGGCAATGGAAAGAATAAAACATATTTATATAGGTATTGACTATAGTTTAAAGAGTCCAGCTGTTTGTATTTACAAAGACGGTAAGTACAAATGGCTATCCTACCCAAAAGCTTTAGAAAAGAAGCCAGAATTAAAAAGACAAGAAGAAGTAAGTACACTTAAAGACGTTGAATTGATTTTCCAAAATAATCAACAAACTGAAGATACTTATAGTAGAAACGAGTTTGCTAAAATTACACACTACAGAGAGCAGGCACATGCTATCATTAATATGATAGATAAAGAAATTTCAAATTCAAGTAAAACAACTATTCATATAGGATTCGAAGGTTACTCATTCGGTTCAGCTTCTAATAATTTAATTGATATAGTGGGTGCTACAACTACAATTAAAGCACTTATTATTGAACTTAATAAATGGAAGGATTTTACACTTGATGTTTATTCACCAAAAGCAATCAAAAAATTAGCAGGTTACGGTTCTTACGACAAGACTGATTTATTCGATGTATTTATTAACGAATATAGATTTATCCGTGAAAAATATAAAACACAAATCGAGAAAGATAAGAAGGGAAATTTCAGGCTTAGTTATGTAGATGAGAATCTTTCTGGAGAATTCCATAGACATTGCTCTAATCTCGAGATTAATAGAAATGTGAAGAAGGTAAAAATTCCTAAGCCGATTGATGATTTAATCGATGCGTACTTTATTTCGAAGTGTTTAAGGGAAAGTTATCCTGAGGCCTAAGGCCTAAAGGTCTATATCCCACTTTAGGGCTTAAGACCACTTAAGTTTTGTAAGCCAAGGTCCTAGCTTTGTTTCAGATTTTCTCAAGATTTATTTTCAATTAAATCCTGAAACTTTTACCAGAACCGACAATATATATCTCAACTAATTAAACAGGCATTTTAAAGGCAATACAAGAGTAAGTTACTGGCCAGATTATTTAAAGATTTTCTTTAATCGTCTGTATGTATTAGGAAATTTAAAAACAAGTTAAAAATTAAAAAAGGCAAAAGTTTATGGCAAATGAATTTGACATTTTCGGTACTGGACCGATTGAGGTAGACACTCACAACAGAGAAAAGAAAAAAGACTCTGTAATCTTCGCACCAAAAGCAAAAGACGCTTCAGACGGTGTTTACGAAGCAAAAGTTAGATTTTTATATAATCCGACTAATCCCACAAAATCAATTATTCACAAAGTAACTTACTTCCTTAAGGATGAGAAAGACCAAGGGTATACATTCGATAGCCCTCAATCTGTAGGTGACTGGAATGGTTGTGAAGTAGCACAATTGTGGAGAAAATTATCTAAAAGCGAAAGTGCTATAGATAGAAAGAATGCTGAGAAATTACAAAAAAGAGATGTATTCTATTCATTAGTATACATTATCAGTGACTCAGTTAAGCCAGCTAATAACGGTAAAATCATGGTTATGAAGTATGGTGTTAAACTTAAAGCTAAGTTAGACAAATACTTACAACCTAAAAACGGTAAGAAAGTTGATATCTTCAACTTCTTCAATGGTCGTAACATGGACTTGTATATTACAAGACAAGGTAACTTCAACAATTACGATGAGACTTCTTTCGAAGAAACAGGTACTCCAATTGAAATCAATGGTGTTGAAGTAGAAGCAAATGAAGTAGGACGTGAGACTTTACAAAAGTTCATGGCTAATGCACCTTCATTAGACCAATTCGAATACAAACCAATGTCTGACGAAGACAAATCTAAATTACAAACAATCTTAAATCAGTATCGTTCTCCTGGTGATGCAATTGCATCAGTAACGAGTTCATCTACTCCTAAAGCTTCTAAGCCTGCTGCAAAGCCTGTTGCAAAAAAAGCTGAAGTTGAAGAAACTGAATCAGATGAAGATGTAATTGAAGGTAATTCTTCAAATGGCTCAGACGATGAGAATTTAGAATCATTTTTAGATGGCTTAGGTATCTAATAAAATGGTAATGTCTGAATCAACTCCTATAAATCCCCTTTTAGATAAAGATTTTAGGGAAAAGATTAAAGCTAGTGTCCAAGGTATCTTGGACACTTCTTTTGTCTCAGGACCCAAAACTACTATCAGAGATATGCATGGTCGATTAACCTTCGCATGTCCTTATTGTGGAGATAGTGAAAAAGATGTAAAAAAGAAAAGAGGAAATCTTTTTTGGAATACATTACAATATCACTGTTATAATTATGGGTGTAATATCCATAAACCCTTACATACATTATTAAAAGATTTTGATGTAGTTAATATTAATACTGATGAGCGTTTAGCTATAATGGATTATATTAAACATAATCAAGTAGCATCATCTAAATCAAATTCAATTGAATTTGAGTTATTTAATAAACTAAAAGAGCTTAGTATTCCATTAGATGTGTTTTATAAAATAACAGGAACTAGACCTATCACAAAAGAAAGTCAAGGTTATCAAATTTTAAAAGACCGTTTATTAGTACATAAAGCTGATGAATTCTCTTGGAGATTTGGTAGATTATTTGTATTAAATTTAACACCTGATAAAAAAGGTGTAATAGGTTATCAAGTTAGAAGAATTTCAAAAGATACAGGTAATAAGTATTTTACTTTCCATATAGAAAAATTAAGAGAACAAGCTGGCATTTCAACATTAGATAAATGTGAAAATGCTATTGAATTAGATAAATTAAATAAGCTTTCTACGATATTCGGTATAATGAATGTTGATTTTACAAGAACTGTAACTTCATTTGAAGGACCTATCGATTCTAAGTTTATGATAAATTCAATAGGTCAAGCAACTGTAGGTAGAGACATGGGAATGTTTGATGATATTCCAGATGTTCGATATTTTTACGACAATGATAAGAGTGGTAAAGAAGCCGCAACAGAACAAATGAAAAAGGGCCACGAAGTTTTCCTATGGCGTAAATTTATAGCAGATAATGGTTTATCCAAATATATAACAAAAGATGAACCTTTAAAGGATTTAAATGATGTTATTAAAACTTGTTACAAATATAAGCTTGATGCATATAAACAAATAAATAACTATTTCTCCAATAAAGTAATAGATTTATACTACATATAATGAAAACATTCGAAGAAGAATATGATGATTTTTTAAAAGACGCCGAAAACGATAATAAACGTCTTAAATTAATTATAGATGATTTAGATACTTCTAAATACTCATATTCTGGTATGAAACTTTCCGATATAACTCCCATATATTCTAATAATAGGATTAAAATTTATATACCTGAAAAAAGAGGTAATCCTGGTAGTAAACTATTTTAATATGGAAGAAAATAACACACAAAGTCAAGAGTCTTTAACTAATGATGAAAAGCTTAAAGCAGTTGAAACTCAATTAGCAGACCAGCGTGCAAAATGGGGTGAAAGATTAATAACGTTAATTAAAACGATTAATAATTTAGAGAACCTACAAGAAAGTCAAGTAACTATGCTTTCATATCGTCAAATGATTGTTGACCAAATGGCAATGATTAATATTAGATTGAGAAAGGTTAAAAGTACATATGAGAGAAATTACAAGACTAAATTACTTGAATATTATAATCATGATTATAAAATGAGTGATAAACATAAGGATGCTGCAGTTGTTGCGGACCTTCATTTCCTTAAAAAACAAATATCATTTTTAGAAATTCAAATAGAATATTACAGTGAAACAGTAAGAACCCTAGACCAAATGGCATGGGCTATTAAAAATAGAATTAACATAGAATCAATATAATGTTATTTGAGATAAGCGAAGATAGTAGATTTTTAGTACTCCTTGAGGCTACCGAGCTTGAATTGGAACAAATTAGAATTACGTTAACTAAACAAGTACATAATGCTAAATTTAATCCAAGAGTAAAGAACGGTTACTGGGATGGGTATTATTGCTATTTATATAAAGACCGTTATATACCTATTGGTTTATGGCGTGAACTTGTAGATATGGCTAAGAAATTTAATTATCCAATTTATTTCAAAAACCTTACTGACTTATTTGATAATAATATTAATCTTGACGATTTTACTAAATGGGCTAATGACTTCTTTGAAGGATTTACTTTAGATGGTAAGGAAACTAAACCAAGAGAATATCAAATTGAAACAGCATTCAGAATTCTTAAATTTAGAAAATGTTCAGCTGAGTTAGCAACTTCAGCTGGAAAAACAATGATAAGCTTTTTAACGATAGCTTATATGTTGCAAAAGGGTTTAGCTAAAAGAATTTTATTTATTGTACCTAACGTTAGTTTAGTTAATCAAGCTGAAGAAGATTTTTATGCATTTAATAATAAGAATCAAGTAAAGCTTAAGACTGAAGCTATTTACTCTGGTCAAAAACCTAAAAAAGAGAGTAATGTAGTTATTGGTACATATCAATCTTTGGTTAAAAAGAAAGAAGAATATTTCGAAGACTTTGATGCAGTTATTGTAGATGAGATGCATAAAGTAAAAGCTGTATCAATTAAAAGCATATTAGAAAAATGTGTTAATGTTGAATACAGATACGGATTAACAGGTACATTTCCTAAACCAGGTACTTTAGATAGATTAACATTAATGTGTTATACAGGACCGTTAGTTAATGAAGTTAATGCTGCTTTCTTACAAAAGAAAGGGTTTGTTGCTAAATGTGAAGTTAAAGTTATTCAACTTGATTATGCTCCTGATGAAGTAAAAGAAGCATTCCATAAATTATCAAAAAATCCTGACCCTGAACAACGTAAGAAAGTTTATAACTTAGAGCAAAACTATGTTATAGCAAATGCTGCTCGATTAAATATGATAACTGATATCATTGGTAAATCGACTAAAAACTCTCTTGTATTATTCCATAGGATAGAGCATGGTGAAGAAATCTATAATACACTTAGAAAGAAATGTCCAGATAAATTAGTATATTATGTAGATGGTGGTATTAGCGACCAACTACGTGAGGCTTATAAAAAGAAAATGGAACAAAATGACAACGTTATTCTTGTTGCTAGTTTTGGTACTTTTAGTACAGGTATAAGCATTAAAAACATTCATAATATTTTCTTTACTGAATCATTTAAATCTGAAATTATAATTAGACAAAGTATAGGTCGTGGATTAAGATTACATGATAAAAAGGATAAATTGGTAATCATAGATTTCGTAGATGATTTCACTTGGGGTAACTGGCAGAATAAGTTATACAAACACGGTAAAGAACGTCAGGCTATATACGAAGACCAAAGCTTCCCGTATGAGGTTAAGAAGCTAAGGTTCGCTGCTTAATTCAGATATATAATAAAAGTTACAATATAATATAGTCAGGTAGGCTGTGTATTGATAACAAAGGAAATAAAATAAACCTTATAATAATGTCTGGAATGAAACACATTAAAAATTTCGCGACTTTTTCTCAAGCGTTATCAGCGCAAAATGAGCAAAAGAAATTACAGGAAAAAGCAGGTGCTCAAAAGAAGTATGCTGATTTTTTCATGAGCTTATTACAAAAATATGATGTATCTTCACCATCTGAATTAGATGCTGAAAAGAAAAAAGCTTTCTTTGATGAAGTTGATAAAGGATGGAAACAAGAAGAATCTACATCAGCTTCTACACAACAAATTGAAGAGTCTATGTCTACTGAAGATTTAGATGAAAGTTTAATTGCTGACCTTGCATCATTCCCAATTGAAGAAAGAAATGGTTTTCTAGGCGCTTACCATAGTGCTAAAAAAGAAGGTAAAACATCTTTTCAATTTAAAGAGAAAGTTTACGAAATAAAAGCTAAAATTCCTGCAGCTGCAGCGAAGGTTAACGAAACTGAAAAATAGTAACAGTATAATGAAACTGAAAACTTTATTTGAATTCACAGCTGAAAGAAAAAATAAACCAAAACAAGTAATTGAAGAAGGTTTAATAAATGAAGGCGGTGCCTTTGGGCATATGAGTCATCCATTTGATGATATCACTTTATCATTTGACCAAATTTCTGAACTTACTGAAATTGCTTTAAGTGGTGAAATAAGTAAAGAAGAAGTTGCAACTGAAAAACTAGACGGACAAGCATTAGCTATATCATGGAAGGACGGTAGATTAATCGCTGCAAGAAATAAAGGAGATAGAAAGAACTTCGGTGAAAATGCTCCTGATGTACAAGGTGTAATAGATAAATTTGCTGGAAGAGGCGGATTGTCTGATGCATTTGGATACGCAGCAGCCGACCTTGAAAATGCTTTAATGAGTTTAAGACCTAGTGACCTTGAAGAAATTTTTGGTAATGGTTCTAAATTTATGCATTTAGAAATAGTATACCCTGAAACTAAAAACGTTATTAATTATGACGTTGCTAATTTAATATTCCATTCAGTGACTGAATACGATGTTGATGGGGAGCCTATTAGTGATGATAAGTCTAGTGCTAAGAAGTTACAAAAATTAATTAAAAGCGTTAATGCTGATATACAAAAACACTTTAGTATAGTAGAACCTGTAGCTCTTAAATTACCTAGAATAATTAACTTTGATGATAAATTAAATTACTTCAATAAAAAATTATCTAAAATTCAAAATGAATATGGATTAAGTGGTAGTTCAACAATTGAAGATTATTTAAGAAATCAATTCATGGAAGATATTGATAATAAAGATAAAGACCAAGAATTAACATCACAAGAAATTGAAGGTTTACTTAGAAGATGGGTTAACTTTGATAAAACTTTTACTTTAAGAGGCTTAAGTCCTAAAGTAAGAAATTCTAGTTTAGGTTCATGGTTAGAAGCATATGATAAAAAAGAAGCAATATCTAATTATAAAAAATATATTGAACCGTTAGAATTATACTTTTTAGAATTAGGTGCAACTATACTTAAAAATATGAGTGGATTCTTAGCTGCTAATCCAGAACAGGCTGTACAGGATATTAGAGATGAAGTAAATAAAACTATTAAAGAATTAGAATCTAAAGGCGATATCACTAAAATGAATAAGTTAAGTGATTTAGTTAGAAAGATAAATGCTATTGGTGGTTTTAATGCTATAGTACCTACTGAAGGTATTGTATTTACTTATAAAGGAAAAACATATAAATTTACAGGTGCATTCGCACCTATTAATCAAATAACAGGTTCATTAAAATTCGGAAACTAATGATTAATACATTATCAAACATATACAAACAACAAGGTAATGAAATCATTGATAAAATATTCAATGACCACTTAATAGTGTCTGAACAAATAGATGGTTCAAGATTCTTATTTCAAAAGCTGCCTGATAATACTATAGTTTATTATAAAAAAGACGGCGAACAAATTAACTACATTGATAGAACTTTAATGAAGTTTTATGAGAATGCTATTACATTTATTGAAAATATGCCAATAGCTATTAAAGTTAATTTACCAGATTACTGGACTTTTGGATTCCAGTATTTTCCATCATCAGCACCTATTAATATTGTATATGATAGAATGCCAAAGAATCATTTAATATTAACTGATATCTCTATTAGAAATGAAGTAGGTAGAACAACTAAAGTAATTCATGATGCTAAAGTATTAAGAGACTGGGCTGCTAAGATTGATGTAGAACAGCCTCCAATTATTTTTAATGGAAGATTAAGTGATTTTCAAAAGAGTCAGCTAAAAAGATTCCTAGAAACCCCTGATGAAGATTTAATTCAGTTATTTAAAACGCAATCATTCACTAGATACATTATATCAATTTTAAATCCAAAATTAACAAGTAGTGCGTTGATGAATGATTTAGATAAACCAATTGAAGGTATTAATTTTAAATTCATAGGTTCTAATAAATCTGAAGTAGTAAATGCTAAAGTAATAGACCCTATATTTTTTAATAGTTCTAAAGAAGTAAAAGAAACTCCTAGAAAAGCTAATGATATGTATCAAATCGTAATGCTTGACATAGTTGAATTCTTTGAAGAACAGGATATTGATAAGATACTATTAACAAACACTAGTCCTGAAGAAAGATATGTTGAGTTAATATCAAGTATCTTTAATGATTACGTTAATAAAAACGGTCATAAATATTTTGGTATTGACTTTGAATCTCCAGACTTTTCAAAGAGACCAGAATTTGATGTTAACTTAGAATTTATTAAAAATCCAAGAACTAGAGAGTTAATTCAGAATGAATATTTAAGAAATTTATTTAAAATATTATTAAGTTCTTTCCGTAAGTATAGAAAATATCCTACTGATATTTTAACACAAACAATTATTGATAGTATAAATTCTATTATTAATAAAATAGAAAATAAGATTATGGATTCAGAACAGAAATTTGACAGTGCTGTAGATTTCCAAACTTTTTTAAGTAAATCACATATTAAAGAAAGTGCAAGTGAATTTGAACAAGAAATATTTGAAGGTTTAAACTTACACAGTAAAGAACAAGGTTTAAAGAAAGTAAATATTTTTGTTGGTAGATTTCAGCCGTTTACATTAGGTCATGCTAAAGTATTTGAAACATTACATAAAGAAAATAAATTACCTGTAGTTGTTTTAATTGTAAGAAGTGGTAAAAGAGCTGATGAAAAAGCCCCATTTGATGAAGATACTCAAATGAGATTATTTGCAGCAATGCAAAAAGAATATAAATTTTTAGAAGCAATTTATATTATAAATAATGCTTCAATTGATTCTATATTTAATCAATTAAGACCTGCTTATGAACCAGTTCTTTGGGGTACAGGTACTGATAGATATAATTCTTATAATAGAATGATATCTAGATATAAAGAAGAATTAAATGCATTAGATGAATTTGAACCTTATGAAATTAAAAGAGGCGATGAGGATATTAGTGCAACTAAAGTAAGAAATGCATTAAAGATAGGCGATAAAGATACATTTAAAAGAATGGTTCCTAAGTCAATACATAAATTCTTTGACGAATTAAAATATATTATTGAACAAGTATCTGAAAGCGATGCACTTACATTTAATGATTTTATTAAAAGTAACAATTTAAACGAATCAGTAGAGAATAAAACAGAAAGATTTAAACATATCTACAAATCTGAAAATAAATTAAATGAAGATGAGTAATCTAAAGAAATTTAAAGACTTTCAGAATGGTGAATTAAATGAGAAGAAGATTGTACATAAAAGGAAGTACACTGAAAAATTCCCATCTAAACACTCTTATAGTAATTCTAAAATCAAAGCTAAAATATTAGAAGCTATTGGTGATAAAAAAATTACTAAAGAAGAATTTAATAAAATAATTCAAGAATTAGACGCTAATAAAAGATGGTCTTCTAGAAACATGCATTTATTTAAAATGAATGAAGAAGGTATAACACTTTCTAAAGTTGGTAAAATCATGTATGAGAAGTCTAAGTTAATTGAAAGTATAATGTTAAATCCAGGTATGAATGTTGTAGGTATGGGACCTGTTAAGTTTCCAGGTAATGCAGGTACAACAACAGCATTTCATGGGCAAAATATAGGTTCAGGTGATGCTCCTATGTTTATTGTAGACCCTTCAGATAAAAAGGATGATACTGAAGAAGTTAAGAGAAAGCTTAAAAAGAAAAAGAAGAAGGGTAATGAAGAGTTATAAAATAAAGAAAAATTCACATTATAGTGGATTTCACTTTAGGCCATTTTTATGTGCTAGTACTCTATCATTTAATTTTACATTTAATGATTCATGTAAATATGATTTACATAATATAGACCAGTATGATATTAATAAACTTACTGGTCTTTCTTTTGGATATCACCATAATAATTCAATAAGATTAGGATGGAGATATAATACTCAAACAAGTCAAATCGATTTATACCCTTATATTTATTATCTTAGTAATAAACCAAAGGGTTATTTAGTACCTGTAATAGCTTCAGTAAATATAAATGAAAAAGTCTTCGGTAAAATTATAAGAAGTAAAAATTCATATAGAATAATGCTTTATAATAAAACAGAAATAATAGCTGATTATTTATTTGAAATCGATTCTGATATAATTCCAAACGTAGGATATATTTTATTTCCATATTTTGGAGGAAACATGAAAGCTCCGCACGATATTACAATCCAACTTGATTTCGATATCATAAAATAATTGAAACATCTTAACAATCTATTCATATAAGAATAAATTAATTATATGAAAATATTAAAAACTAGAGATGTTAAGACTCCAACGCGAGCTAATCCAACTGATGCAGGTATCGATTTTTTTATTCCAAATGATTTCGTATCTAAAACTTTAAACCACAACGAAGCTGTATTAATTCCTGCAGGAGTTAAAGTTTGTATTCCTGAAGGACATGCGCTTATCGCATTTAATAAGTCAGGTGTTGCAACTAAAAAGAATTTAGTTATCGGAGCTTGTGTAATCGATGAACCTTATCAAGGTGAAGTCCATATACATGTTATCAATGTTGGTAAAGAACCACAAATTTTAAATGCAGGTGATAAAATCACACAATTTATCTGTTTACCAATAAATTATGTAACAGTTGAGGAAGTTAAAGATGAATTCGAACTTTACAATGGTTTAGTTTCGACAAGAGGTGAAGGTGGTTTCGGGTCAACTGGTACAAAATAAGATTATCACTTATAAAAATAAATTCACATAAATTATGTTATTAGATATAGAAGAAGTAGAAAACCAATTAATCATTTCTTATTACGATAAGAATGGTCGAGTTGCATTTAAACATTATGATACTGAAAATATCTATAACTGGCAAGTATGTGAAGAAAATGATAAAAGAAAAGATAAGACTTTAATTAATTGGGATGGCAAACCTATTAAAAAATATAAAGGTAAATCCATTAATAAACATGCATTAATTAATTTCTTAGACTCTTTATCAAAAGAAGATTCTGATGAAATCTTCGATTATAACTTCCCTAAAACATACTTCTTCGATATTGAGGTTAGAATGACTGAAATTGGTCGCGACTCATTAGATACTACTGCAGCTAAAAATGAAGTATTAACTATATCATTATTAACACCAGAAGGTAAAGCTGTAGTAATGGGAACTAGAGATTTAGATAAAAAATCTCAAAATAAAATTGCAAAAGAAATAAATAAATACTTTGAAAAATTCGAAGCAAACTTTGAGTTTGTTTATAAGAAATTTAATTCAGAATATGATATGCTTTATACATTCATGCAAATGGTATCTAAAATACCAATGTTGTCTGGATGGTATTGTATTGGTTATGACTGGTCTTATTTAGTTTCTAGATGTAAAAGACTTGGTATCGACCCAAGTATTTCTTCACCTACAGGTAAGTTAAATAAAGATGGTACTCCTATGCATGTAGGTATGTTAGACTACGCTGAACTTTATATGAACTGGGATAGGTCAGTTGGTATTAAAGAAAATGGTAAATTAAACACTGCGTCTAAGCAAGTATTAGGTACAACTAAAATTACATACGAAGACAATTTACAAAAACTATATGATACTGATTATGAAAGATACGTTTATTACAACGCTGTCGATGGTATATTAGTACACTATATAGACCAGAAATTAAAAACAATGCAAATTGTTCTTACATTATCTAATATTTGTAAAATAGGATTATATAAAGCAAGTTCACCTGTTGCGATTACTGAGTCATTTTTATCAAGAGCTTTAAGAGCTGAGGGTAAAATGATGGCAACTAACTGGAATGAAACAAAGAAAACTGGTCAATACGTTGGTGCATATGTTAAAACACCAGTAGTTGGTAAACATAGAGGTGTTGCTTGTTTTGACTACGCTTCACTATATCCGTCTATCATGAGACAGTTTAATATCAGTCCAGACGTTTATATTGAGAAATTAAGTAAATCACAAATAGAGTCAAAAAGAAAGCAGCTAGCAGGTAAATCTATCATAACTAGTAATGGTTGTGTTTTTAATGCTAGTGAACCTTCAATTTTAAATAAGGTTTTAACAGATTTATACGCGAAACGTAAGGAATATAAGAAGAAGAGTTTTGAGTATAAAATGTGCGTAGCGGCATGCCAGGAGAAACTTTCTAAAATAAAATAGAAATTTTTTCAGCAAAAAATCAACAACTTTTATATGTTCAATAATATATAATTAACACTATAAAAGTGATTTAAAAACATACAATCCCAAGATATTTCATTGTAATTAATTACATAATGCATGTTAATTATGATGAATGGCTGGGCTTTTTAAAAATAAGTAAAAATAATAATGGAAGTATTAAAAACGAGAGATTTGAAAACGTTAAAAGGAACCCAGTTCGTTGATTCTTTTAGTCAAGAGATTTACGAACAAACTTATGAGTATGCAAAGGAAAGTATTGATGGAACCTTTCAACGTGTAGCAAAAGATTTAGCTTCAATTGAAAGTGACCATGAGTATTGGACAAATGCATTTAATTGGTTATTAGAAGATTTTAAATTCGTACCAGGCGGTCGTATTCTTTCTAATGCAGGTACTGGTCTTAAAGGTACTACTTACATCAACTGTTTCGTAGATGGATTTGTTGGAGAAGATAGAGATTCAATGGATGGAATTTTCGATGCTCTTAAAAGACAAGGTAAAATTTTAAAGTCAGAAGGCGGTTACGGATTCTGTGCTGATACAATGAGACCTAGAGGAGCATTCATTTTCGGTATTGGTAATGAAAGCCCAGGTGCAGTAAAGATGTTAGAAATGTGGGACACACAGTCTGATGTAATTACAGCAGGTTCTGGTCGTAAGACTAAGAAAGAAAATGGTAAAATTAAAATTAGAAAAGGGGCTCAGATGGTTACAATGTCTGTATGGCACCCAGATGTAGAAGAATTCATTACATCAAAGCAAACTCCAGGTAGATTAACAAAATTCAATATGTCAGTTTTAATTACTGATGATTTTATGGATGCTGTTGAGAAAAATTTACCATGGAACTTAGAATTCCCTGATTATGAAAAATCACCAATTGAATATAGTAAAGAATGGGATGGAAACATTAAAGCATGGAAAGCAAAAGGATATCCTGTAACAGTATTTAAAACATACGAAAATGCAAATCAATTATGGGATGTGATTATGCAATCTACTTATAATAGAAATGAACCAGGTGTATTATTCGTAGATACTATGAATAGATTAAATAACTTATACTATTCAGAATACATTTCAGCTACAAATCCATGTGGTGAACAAATCTTACCTACAGGAGGTGTTTGTTTATTAGGTTCATTAAACTTAACACAATTTGTAAACTTTGAAAAGAAAGATTTCGATTATGATAAACTTTCTCAAGTTTTACCTTTAGCAGTAAGAATGTTAGATAATGTAAATGATGTATCATACGTTCCATTAGAAATTCAAAGAGAAAACCTAAGAAATAAAAGACGTATTGGTTTAGGTATCTTAGGTTATGGTTCAGCATTATTAATGATGCAAGTAAGATTCGGTTCTGATTATGCTATTGAAATTACCGAGAAGTTACAAAAATTTATCATGAATGAAGCATATAGAGCTTCAGCTATGATTGCAAAAGAAAAAGGTGCTTGTTCAGCATTTAATAAAGAATTATTTTTAGCCGGTGAATTCGTTAAAAATCTAGATGCTGATGTAATATCTTTAATTGAGCAATACGGAATTAGAAATTCCCACTTATTATCACATCAACCTACTGGTAACACATCAATCGTTGCAAATGTAGTATCAGGTGGTCAAGAACCTATTTTCTTACCAGAATATATTAGAACAAGTATAATGCCTTTCCCACCAGAAGGATTATTCATTCCTAAAAACATTGATTGGTCAAATAAAACATTCGAATCTAAAACTGAATGGTCTTGGATTAAAGAAGGTGATGAAAATTTATTATCAACTCAATTTGGAGGTTACACTTGGAAGTATGACAGGTCTAGAGGTTTACTAAGAGAAACTGTCGTAAAAGATTATGGTGTACGATTCTTAGAAGAAAAAGGATTATGGGATAGAGCAGCTTCATGGGCAGCAACAACTACAGAGCTTAGTATTGATGAACATATTAAGACAATGAGAGTTTTTGCAAAGTACATTGACAGTGCAATGAGTAAAACAGTTAATATACCATCTGATTATCCATTTAATGATTTCAAACGTCTTTATTTAGAATTATACAAAACAGGAGTTGTTAAAGGTTGTACAACATATAGAGCTGGAACAATGACTGAAGTATTAGGTGCAGTTGATAAGAAAAAGGATGAAAGTGAATTAGAAGGTAAAATACAAAAGACAGATGCACCTAAACGTCCCAAAGCTTTAAATTGTGAAATACATCATGTAACAGCAGATGGTATTAAATGGATGGTAATAGTTGGTTTATTAGGTCAAGACCCTTATGAAGTATTTGCGTTTAAACCTAATGATATGCAATTACCTGCTAAAATAAAAGCTGGTACTCTTACTAAAATTAAAAAGGGAAGATATGATTTAAAATGCGATGGTATTACAATTGAAAATATCAGAGAGCATTTTGAAACAGATGAACAAGAAGCCCTTACAAGAATTATATCAACAGCCCTTAGACACGGGACAGATATCGAGTTTATTGTAGACCAACTTGCAAAATCTGAAGGTACAATTACATCGTTCTCTAAAGCTATCGGTAGAAGTTTAAAGAAATATATTACTGAGCAAAAATTAGAAAAAACTTGCGACCAATGTAATAGTAAAAATATCGCTTTACAGGAAGGCTGTTATACTTGTATGGATTGTTCAAATTCTAAATGCAGTTAGTACATTTTTAACAACCATGTCAGATATATAATAAAATTGATATGGATTTAAGAAAATGTATAATATGTAATGAGGAACATGATTACCAGTCTGGGTTTTTTTCTAGGCATTTAAAAAATGTACATTCAATATCATTAGAAGATTATATAATATTATCAGAATATTCTAATATAGAACCTAAATGTAATTGTGGGTATTGTAATGATAAACCGAGTTTTTATAGAGGTTCATTCTTAAAATTTAAAAGTGGTCATAATTCTTTTAAGTGGTTAGAAAAACAATACATTAATAAATACGGCAAACCTATATGTAATTGCGGTTGTGGTAAAAATGTTAAATTTTATAGAGGTATACCTAGAAAATATTATAATTTAAAACATAAACCGGGTAAATGGAATCAAAATAAAATTCAACACGCTTTAAAATATAAAGACACGGATTTATATTATCAGTCTTCATATGAAGAGGATTTTTTAAAATTATGTGAATCACTAAATATTTTAAATAAGCTAGAAAATGGCAAAACATATAAATACCCAGATAAGTATCGAGATATAGGTTTAAAATTAACAACGGATTTTTCACTCAATGATATTGAAATTGAAATTAAATCCAATTACATTTTAAAAAAACAAGGAGGTATGCGAGTATTAAATGCTAAACGTAAAACTGTTGAATCAAATGGTAAAAAATATATTTTAATTCTGAATAAAGACTATAGTGAATTTCTAGAAGAGTTAAAATGTTCATAATTGAAACAAAAACAAAATATCACATATAAACTTAAATTTAAAACAATTGTTATGGAAAATTTCAACAAAATTAAAGAAGTTATCGCTTCAGCCGAGGAAGATGCAGTAAAGTTTTTTGATAAACAAAATAGCGCTGCTGGTACTCGTTTAAGAAAAGCTGCAAAAGAAATTGCAGATTCAGCAAAAGCTATCAGAAAGCAAGTTTCTGAAATTAAGTCAAAGGAGAAAGAAGCTAAGAAAGCTAGCAAGCCTGCAAAAGCTGAAAAAGCTCCTAAGGCACCTAAAGCTGAAAAAGCTAAAGCTTAATAAAAACGATTCTTATTTATTTAAAAGGGTCTCCATGGTGAGACCCTTTTTTATGAAACTTTATGTCCCTAGAACATATAACTCTAAACTTAATCTGTATAAAATGAATATTACAATTCAAAGAGTAAAAGTAAATGAATTTACCGCTTTTATCAAAAAATTAATTACAATCGATAAATTTATTTATTTTAAAATTAAACCGGCCGCAAATAAAAAATCAGGTCCAACTATTATTTCAAATTGTTACCTTCCAGAAAAGGATGCTGTTAAAGTACAATCAGTTAGCTTAGCTGATATATTTGAAACAGATGCTGTAATCGACAAGACTATTAAAATATCTTTCTTCGATGGAAGTTATGTAATTGAAGCTTTAAAACATTTTGGACAAACTGTAAGTGGTGAAATTACTTGTAAACAAGAAGGTGAATTCCTTGTTGCAACTAGTATTCGTCTAGTTAACGATGATTTAGATATCACGATTAGATGTACTGACCCAAGTCTTGGATTCCAAGATTTAACATCTGAACAAATTAAAGCTATATTTAGCATTGACGAATCAATATTCTCATTTGATGTTGATTACTTTAAAATTGAAGAGCTAAAAGGCTTATTTAGTTTAGAGAAAGAAAAAGAAACTTTTAAAATAGCAGTAACACCTTCAGGTGTAAGATTTAAAGGTGAAGTTTATAATAAATTAGTAAACTCTGAAATAGTTGCAAAGAAAGAAGTTGAAGTAATGTTTTATAAAAAATACTTGAACCTTTTTGATAAAGAATCGTATACTATTACCGTATGCCCAGTAAAAGCTGTGTTTAAATCACAAGACACGGAAACTATGATTTCAATTGCAAGTTGCCAAAGTGAATAATAATATATGAGTGAATTAGTAGAAAATATTGATAATTTAACCAAACAAGAACTAGAAGAAAAGATTAAGGAATATCAAAATCTTGCTGATAGGTATTTTAACTATGAGCAATCTATTAAACGAATCCTTAACTCTATCTACGGTGCCTTCGGTAATGAGCATTTTTATTTTTTCAATTTAGATATAGCTGAGTCAATTACTTTACAAGGACAAGACGCTATTCTTTATACAGAAAAAATGTTAAATACTTATTTCAATAAGTTTTGGCATAAAGACAAAGAGCTTCATGATAAGTTAGGCATAACTGTATCTGGTGAAGTATTTAAACCGGTTGTTATTTATATTGATACTGACTCTTGTTATGTTTCATTTCAAGAAGCTATTGAAAAATCTACATGGGATAAAGGTGAAAAAGAATTCATTCTAGCATTATATGAACATAGACTTAAAGATTATATCAATAAAGTCATGCAGAAGTATGCGGAAGCTCATGGTACACAAAACTTCTTGAATTTCGAATTAGAGTCTGTTGCAAGAAATGCAATCTGGTTAGCTAAAAAGAAATACATTCAGAATATTAGATGGACTGACCCTGATATTCATTTTGATGACCTTACAAAAGTAAAAACAAAAGGATTTGATAATATTCAATCTTCAACTCCTTTATTTGCCAGAAAGAAATTAACTGATGCATTAAAAATTATCTTTGCTGAAGATAATTTACAAATGTCGAAAATGGTTAAATTCTTAACTGAAGCTAAAAAAGAATTTAAGTTAGCTCCAATTGAAGATATATGCTATAATGTAAGAATGAACAATTACGAAAAGTATATTGTTGATGACCAAAAAACATTTGAAATAGCACTTAAATGTCCAACGACATGTCGTTCAGCTGGATTCCATAACTACTTATTAAATAACTCTAAGTTTAGAGATAGGTATCAAGTTATCTCAAACGGTGAGAAAATTAAATTATATCAAACTACCGATAAAATGTCGAATGTATTTGCATTCATTGCTGGTTCATATCCATATGAATTTGCTCCACCTATTGATTATGAAGCACAATTTGAAAAATGTATGATTGAGCCTCTTAATAGAGTGTTTACTGCAATTGGCATGCAAACACTTAATAGAAATTTAATATATGCGAATAGTCTTTTCTGAGCCTCTAAGATATATAATTAAAGCGTTTAATATATGTTTAGTCGAGATTATCAATGTGGTATTTATAAAATTACTAATTTAGTAAATGGTAAAATTTATATAGGTTCAGCTATTAGAATTGATAGAAGGTTTAAGTCACATTTAAGTCAATTAAGAGGTAATTATCATATAAATAGTCATTTACAAAATGCATTTAATGAGTATGGAATTGATAATTTTAAATTTGAAAGAATTGAGAATGTAAAAGACAAAAATAAATTATTAGAAAGAGAGCAGTATTATCTAGATACACTACTTTATGCTCAGGAATATATTAAAGATAAAGATTCTAGATTTTTAGAATTAGGTTATAATATTAATCCAACTGCAGGCTCTAATTTAGGAGTTAAATATTCAGAAGCTTCTAAAAAGAAAATGGGTGAATGGATTAGAACGCCTGAAATAATAGAAAAAATAAGAAAATCAAATACTGGTCAAAGGAGAAGTTTAAAAACTAGAAAATTACAATCTAAAATAAAAAAGTTAAATCCACCAATAGGTTCTAAAAATGGCTGGTCTAAGAAAATATATCAATATAATTTTGATACTGGTGAATTAATTAAAATATGGGAATCTTCTAATTTAATATATAAAGAATTAGGATGGACTAAGCAAATTATATGTAATAATTGCCAATTAATTAAAAATAAAAATAATCAGATTATTGCATTTAAAGATTTTATATGGTCATATCATGAAATAAGCGATATAGAAACATATAAGAATATTAACCATATAATTAAAAAATATAAATATTTAGGAACTACTGGTAATCATTATAGAAAATAAATAAAAAATAAATATGCGTAGAAATCGTGCAACAAAAGTCACAAAATCAAAAGAATCTAAAGTAAAAGCTACAAATGAATTTTCATTTGATGACTTACAAAAAGAGCTTAAGAAGATTGCTCCTTTAGGTTCAACAATGGACGTGAGTACATTCTCTGAAGTAAGTGAATATATTTCAACAGGTAATTATATTCTTAATGCTTGTTTAACAGGTTCAGTATTTAAAGGATATCCAAATAATCGTTCAGTTTGTTTAGCAGGACCTTCAGGTGTTGGTAAAACATTCTTAATGTTAAATGCAGCAGCTGCAGCTCAAAGAATGGGTTATTATGTTGCATGGTATGATTCTGAAAATGCTGTTGATAGAGAATTAATGGAGAAGTTTGGTTTAGATACTTCTAAAGTTTGGTATGAACCTTGTAATACAGTAGAAGAATTTAGAACATCTACTACAAACTTAACACAAAAATTAATAGATGCACAACGTGCTGGCAAGACTGTACCTAAAGTTATTGCATTCTTAGACTCTGCTGGTAACTTAGCATCCGCAAAAGAAGTAAGTGATGCTGCATCAGGTTCTGATAAAGCGGATATGACAAGAGCTAAAAAGTTTAAATCTATATTCCGTATTTTAATGACTAAAATGGCTGAAGTTAAAATACCTTTAATATTCTCTAACCACGTATATAATACACAAGACTTTATTTCTCAAATTAAAGCAGGTGGTGGTACAGGTCCAGAATATGCTGCATCAATTATCTTAATTTTAACAAAAGCTAAAATCGGTGAAAAGACTAAAGATGATAAAGGTAAGAAAGTTACAAAACAAGTAGGTATTGTAATTACTGCTAAACCTAATAAAAATCGTTTTGCAAAACCAAATGCAGTTAAAGTACATTTAAGATACGATAAAGGTATGAATCCTTATATTGGACTAGAACAATTCTTAGGATGGGACGCTTGTGGTATTGGTAAAGGTTCTATCGTAGATGCTGCAACTTATAAAAAATTAAAAGACGATAAGAAAAAGAAATCAGTTGAATATGCAGATGAGGCTACTGGTGAAATATTCTATTATTTACCAGATGATAAAGCTAAAACAATTGCTGTTAAACATTTAAACAGAGAAGTAAGTGCTGCTGAATTCTATTCTGAAAATACTTTCAGTGATGAAGTTTTACAACAAATCGATGAGGTTATTAAACCTATATTCAATTACGGTATTGATGAAGAATTACCAGATGATGAATTATTCGATGGTTCAGTAGATGATGATAATGATGACTCAGATGAAGATTAATTATGGAATTCACGCCTGAAAAAATAAAAATCAAATATATTCTTGGAATGCACAAAGATTCGCCAGTATATCCTACTGGCGAAGACATTCTATATCTAATGATGAAACGAGCTTTAGATAGAGGTGAAGACATAAATGATATTACATTCACAACTACAAAGCTCTTCAAGAAGTTAGGCGAATTCAAAATGGAAAACGCCGAAAAATCACTTAAAGACTTAGTCGACATAGGAGCTACGGAGGTGATTAGAGAAACAAAAGATAGTCAGACTTATAAAATAATAAATAATCCTTACATATAATGGAATTCAATCAAAATTACGAAAAACTATTCTTTAATTATAGCTTAGTTAATCCTAAGTATCTACTAGTTACTCGTGATGGATTTTATTCTAGTAAAGAACTTGATATACTAGCTTATCTAGCTAAAAAATTCTACGACAGATTTAAAGAAACTCCTAGTCGTGAACAGATGAGATTATTAGTACAAAACTCATCTAAAGCAAAAGATGTTATAACAGACTCGATGATTGATTTAGTATTCGAGTCTAATATTTCAGATTTCGACCAGGAGTGGCTACAACGTACAGCAGAATCTTGGATTAAATGGAGAGCATTCGATAGAAGTTTATTAGACGGTATCGAATATGTTAAAACTAGTAAAGTTAGTCCAGAAAACGTTGATAATGTAATTGGTAAATTCAAAGATATTATCACTGAAAGAAATAGACTTAACTTCGATAAAGATTTAGGTTTAGACTTCTTTAATCCAGACCATCACTATCAAAATCCAGAAGATAAAATTGCATCAGGTAAAAATTTCGTCGATGCAGTATGTTCAGGTGGATACGATAAAGCATCTTTAGTTGTATATGCTGGTGAGCAAAATATTGGTAAATCGATTTGGTTAGCAGGTGATGCAGCCAACTTCGTTAGAATGGGATATAATACTGCATTCATTACAGCAGAGATGAAAGCTACTAAAGTTATTAAAAGGGTTGGAGCTAATCTTCTTGATATTACAATGTCTGAATATGACGTAAAGTCAAAAGATAAAAATTATATTTCAAGAAAATTACAAACTGTAGGAACTGGAGTAATGCCTCCTGGTAAATTATTCATTAAGAAATTCCCAACAAGTCAAGCTACTGTTATTGATATTGAGAACTATTTAAGAGATGTTGAAGATACTGTTGGTATAAAATTAAACGCAATAGTAATTGACTACATTAACATCTTATCTAATTATAGAAATCCAAATGGTGATAATACATATATGAAGATTAAACAATTAGCTGAAGATTTACGTGGTATGGCTGATAGAAATAACTGGTTAATTATTACTGCAACTCAAATTAAAAGAAGTGGTTACGATTCAAGTGATATATCAATGGATGATATTGCTGAATCCGCTGGTTTATCACATACTGCTGATATGATTTATGGTATTATTCAAGATGCTATAATGCATAGTAATAGAGAGTACTGGTTAAAAATATTAAAAATTCGTGATGGTGAAGGTAAAAATACAAAGTGTAGATTTGACATTGATTATGATTATATGAGATTAACTGAATCAACCGACATCAGAGGTAATAATACAAACACACAATAAATGAAGTATGAGAACAAAAATGGATAAAATATTCGACAATACCTTTGATGAATCAGAGTCAGATGGTAGAAGTATTAAATTTAAAATTGATACTGACGAGGATAATGATGTCGAAGGTAGAATGTATTCCGAAATATTAATTAAAAAGATTGATGATTTAATTACAAGTTCAGATTTTAGTAAATTAAATAAAATAAGTTCAGATGGTAAAGTTGTAAAATTAAGCAAGAACCAAATGAGTTTAATTTATAACTATATAATTAAAAACGTAACTGACCATAGTAAGATTGATATCTTCGCGGCAACGACAGATTACTTTGATATACAGCCAGCTAAATTCTACAATTCTTTAAGTAATATACATAAGGAAGAATTAATTTTAGAATTAGACAAGAAGATGAATATACTTGAGAAAAAAAAGATAAGAAAGTTATTCTAACTGCCTAAGATATATAATTAAAAATATATCAAATGTTTTCTAAAGATTATAAAATAGGAATATACAAAATTACTAATTTAGTAAATGGTAAAATTTATATAGGGTCATCTATTAATATTACAAATAGATTTAAAAGTCATTTAAAATTATTAAAATCTAAAATACATCACTCTAATCATTTACAGAATGCATTTAATGAGTATGGAATTGATAATTTTAAATTTGAAAGAATTGAGAATGTAAAAGACAAAAATAAATTATTAGAAAGAGAGCAGTATTATCTAGATACACTGCTTTATGCTCAGGAATATATTAAAGATAAAGATTCTAGATTTTTAGAATTAGGTTATAATATTAATCCAATTGCAGGTTCTCATTTAGGTTCTAAGAGGTCTGAAGAAACTAAAAAGAAAATGAGTCAATGGGTTAGAACTACTGAAATGAAACAGAATATATCTAATGCTAGAAAAGGTATTAAGTTAAGTGATGAAACAAAAGAAAAATTAAGAATTATAAATACTGGTCGAAAAATTTCAAAATCTACTAAAAAAAAGATGTCAATTTCACATACAGGTAAAGTTTTATCAAATATAACAAAAAAAAGAATGTGTAAACCTAAAACAAGTGAACATTCTAATAATATTAGTTTAAGTAGAATAGGTATTAAATTTAACAATACTCATATAGAGAATATTAAAAAATCACACCAAATACCTATATTAAAATATAGTTTAGAAAATATTTTATTAGAAGAATTTAATACTAGTTTAGAAGCAGCATATAGTGTAAATAAAAAATCAAATAAATGGATTATTGATACTTGTAAAGGTAGAAGAGAATCAGCATTTGGTTTTATTTGGAAATATAAAAACAAAGAAGCATGTTAAAGTACCCTGAAGTAAAAAGAGCTTGGATTGTAGGTGACATTCATCTTGGGATTAGAGCGGCAAGTATGGACTGGTTTGATATAAGTAAGATTTATTTCGAACAGTATTTATTACCTTTAATAGAAAAGAATTATAAAGAAGGTGATGTTCTTATACAACTTGGAGATTTATTTGAAAACAGACAAACTATTAATTTAAAATTTAATAGTTATGCTATCGAGATTTTTCAAAGAATTGGTAAAATTTTACCAGTATTTATTATATGTGGTAACCACGATATCTACTACAAGAAAACTAATGAAGTTACTTCCCTAGATAGTATTAAATATATCCCAAACATATATTTATTTAAACAACCAGAAATGATTAAGTTTGGAAAAACTGATTGTTTAATGATGCCATGGCGAGCAGATTATAAAGAAGAAGGCGAAACATTAGACCAATTCCCAAATGCAGAATTTGTATTCTGTCATTCTGAAATGCAAGGTGTAATGTTGAATAGAAAATCTGTACAGCATGAGGGTACTAAAGTAAGTAAGTTTAAGAACTATAGAAGAGTTTACTCAGGTCATATACATTACTCCCAGACAGTTAAAAATGTAGTGATGGTAGGTAATGCTTATCAGATGACTCGTTCAGACCATAATAACCCTAAAGGTACTTATTTATTAGACTTTAAAACTGGAGAACATACTTTCTACGAAAATAAAGTAACACCTGAATTCGTGAAATTAAATGTAATGAGTTTATTGGAATTACCGTTAGAACAATTCAAAGATAAAATTAGAAATAACTTTGTCGACTTATACATACCGTCAGATATTATGATTAAGTATAATATGTCGCACCTAATCAATCTTGTTCAAGATGTTGCGCGTAAAATTGAACCTAATATTTATGACGAGAAAACATTTATAGATATTGACACTGTAACCGAAGAGATACAAAACGGATATAAGAATTTTGATGTATTGAATTTATGTAGCAAATGGGTAGATAATAGCCCGCATGATTCGGATATTAAAAATAAAATGAAAGAAAGATTAAAGCAGTTGTATACAATATCAACTTCTCATTATAACCCAGATTTATAAGATATGCAAATTATTTCAATAGAATTCAGAAATTTCGCTAGTTATGGTAATGCTTTACAAAGACTAGATTTTGAAGAAAAGAATAGCCACCTTTATTTAGTACTTGGTGGAAATGGATTTGGTAAATCAACAATTGCTAATGTAATTATATTTGGATTATATGGACAAGTTGAAAATATTAATTTACCAGATTTACCTAATCGTATAAATAAAAATTTATGGGTTAGAATTAAATTAAGATGTGGTGACAGAACAGTAGTAATTGAAAGAGGTATCGCACCTAAATTATTCAGAGCTGAAGTTAATGGCGTATCATTAGACCAAGCTGGTAAAACAAATGTACAAGAATATTTAGAGACTGAAGTCTTCGAAATGCCATATAATGTATTTAAAAACGTAATCATATTGTCGATTAACGATTTTAAATCATTCTTAACAATGACTCCTAAAGATAAACGTTCAATTATTGATAAGCTTTTTGGTTTCTCAGTAATTAACGACATGTTAGAAAGAGTTAAAAATGAAAGAAAGGTTCTTAAAGAAGATTTAACTAAAATTCAAGGTGAATTAGATACAATTAAAAATTCAATTGATGTAACAGTTGCTAAATTAAATGAACTCGAAGAAACTTCTAACGTTGAAAACAAAAAGAAGATTAAAGAGTTAAAAGAGTCTTTAGTAAAATTAAATGAGGACCATGTTAAATTAACTGAAGCGAAAGAAAAGTTATTAAATGAATATAACGAGTATGACGCAGCAATTAATAAATTAACAACTAAATATAATAACAAGAATATAGCTCTTGTAAATGCTAAAAAGAAATTAAAGCTTTATGAGAATGATACTTGCCCTGAATGTTGCAAAAAGCTTGATACAGATTTTGATAAAGCTAGAAAAGAAGAGTATACAAATACAGTAACTAATGTTCCTTTAGAATTAGAAGCAATTAATTCTCAAGTTGCAGATATTAAAAAGAAATCTGTCGCAAATAGAGATAAACAGAATGCTGTAATTAGTAGAATATCTTCATTATCTACTACAATGCAAAGTATAAAGGGTGAACTAGTTAAAATATCAAATTCTACTAAAAATGGTGCAGGTGAGTTTACTCACTTAAAACAATTAGTTGACGATTTTAAAAATAAGCAAGTAACTAGTGCTCAACAACATTCTGATATGAACGGTAATGACCATTTCTTATCTCTTCTTGAAGAAATGTTAGGAGATGATGGTGTTAAGAATATGGCAGTTAAGACAATTTTACCAGGTCTTAATGCTACTATTGCTCAGATGGTTTCTGAAATGCATTTAAGTTTCCATATCAGATTTGATGATAAATTTAATTGTATTGTTAATCATTTAGGTGAAGATATTAATCCTAGTACTTTAAGTACAGGTGAGAGAAAGAAAGCCGATTTCATTGTTGTTATAGCATTAATTAAATTATTAAAGCTTAGATTTCCTCAATTAAATATATTATTCTTAGATGAAATATTCTCTTCAGTAGACCATGATGGAGTATACGGTATTTTAAAAATATTAAGTTCTGTTATTAAAGAACATAAATTAAATACATTCGTTATTAACCACACTGTATTACCACAGGAAATATTTGATAAAAAGATTGAAATTTATAAAGATAACGGTTTCAGTAAATTTACAATCGACAATATAAAATAAGAGATATATATTAAAAATAAGCATATCTCGTGGCATCATATAATTTAAAATTTAATAAAGACGATTCAGTTATCAGGCATATATTAATAGGCTTGATTGCTGATTTAGATAAAAAATTAAATTATTGGAATACAGTTGACGGTGAAGATATTAAAGTAGATATCCCTTTCTACTTATCACTTACTGGAGATGAAAGTTTCTTATACGACCATTTCTTATTTGATGATGCAAAGGACCCTGAAAGAAAAAAAGCTATAGGTAACTACGAAGTTAAACCTAGAGGAGTTGCATCTTTAGAAAGCATGGCTATTGATTCAAGTGCATTACTTAATAAATACGTCAGAGGTACTTATAGCAAACTAGATGAAGGTAAAGATACCATGAAATCATATACTGCTGAGTTTCAAATGATTCCGTTAGTATTTACTGTTAATGTTAAAATAATGGTTGATACTCAAATTGAAATTTTTAAAGTAACTGAGAAGATTATCAAAGCACTTTATAAGAATAATCAATATCGAGTAGATGTTGGTACATTACAAGAAGGTACATATCCAATTCCTTGTGGTTATAAATTACCAGAAGATTATGAAATGGAAAGACCTATTGAATTTGGATTTGATGATAAGAAAAATAGAACAATTACTTTCACTATAGAATTAAAAGCCAGAATGCCAGTATTTGAGCCAAAAACAGAATTATTTAACGGTAATAGAATGTTCAGTTTTGATGCAAGTATACAGACTACTGACAACATTGATAATCCAAGTATTGGAGGACCTGATTCTATGTTCGGGAAGACCAATAATTAATGATATATAAAAAAAATACGATACAGAAATGTCTTATAATATAACGCCTAGACAGTGTGATGTACTTACAGAAATTAAGTCTGCCAGCATTAAATTAACTAATGAAGGTAAAATGACTGATGAAAGAAGTAAATTACTAGAACAATTAGTACTGCATTTAAGTGACCCTAGAAATGAATGGGGTAAAAATAACTTAAGAGACCTTATCGTTTTATTCCACGATTCTGGTCGTTCACCTGAACAGATATATAATATTCTATACACAATGGGTGTAGAAAAAGAAACAGCATGGGATGGAATCATGCAATATTTACCAAGAACACAACCTCAAAATAATCAATATACAATGAAAGTAAAGGAGCAACTTAATATCTCCGGTAAAGTTCAATCACTTATAGAATCAATGAACTCACTTAATACTGGCGACAGCTTAAACTACACTGTTAAAACTATCGTAAGTATATGCGAGTCATTCTTAAAGAATGATTTAAGTGGCTTATCTGCATATGACCATAGTTCTTACGCTAAGAGTTTAATATCTCAATTAAACCAGTACAGCCATATTAAACAAGTGTCTGAAGCTATTAAATCTATTGAAGACGTATTAGCTGAAAATGCAATGAGTTTAGAATTAGATAACTTATATTCTAAATTAAGCTCTAAGAATTCTAATAATACTTATACAACTGTTATCGGTAAATTAGATACATTCAAAACAATGAATGAATCAGAAATCAGAGAGAAATCTAAATCAGAATTAGTATCATTTAATTATATTCCAGAAGTTAGATTATTCTTAGAAAACGTAGATTTAACAAATGGTGTAGTAGCTGAAGATACAAATAAATCAGCAGTTTCTAAATATGACCTTAAGGGTAGATTAAGAACATTACACGAAAATATCAACAAATACGAAGCTCCAAATTCACACTTTACTGTTAATACAATTAAAACTATTTGTGAGAAATATATTAACCAATTATATAAAGGTAATATTTCAGTATCTGAATCTTATGTTACTGCATTAGTAATTAAAGAATTAGAATCATTTATGTGGTTAGATTCAGTAAAAGAATCTGTAACAGATGCTGTTAAATATATTAACGAAAATATGATGAGTTTCGAAGTTAACGAAACTTTACGTAGACTTAGAAATATGAATGGTAATAATTTCTATGCTACAGCAGTAACTAAATTAGAAGAATTTTCTAATTTATCTGAATCTGAAATCCGTGAACGTATTAAATATGATATGAATGCATTTACTTGGATTCCAGAAGTTAAACGTTTAGTTGAAACTGTTAATCATTTAGAGCATTCATTATCTAGTAATACAGAAGCTGTTGTAGAAAATGTATATTCACCAATCATGCAAATTGATGGAAAAAATGCATTCTATTTAAACAAGAAAGTATATTCAATTGATGAGAATAACCAAATCACTCCAGTTGATTACAATAAATTAACAGCATTATATTTAACATTAATAGCTGTAACTGAGAACTTTAAATTTAATGGCGATGTAGCAACTTATTTTAAAGGCAACAATTCAATTAAGTTCCAATTAACTGAAAATGGCACATCTGTTAAGTTTAATGATACAGAAGTTGAAATTAAAGAGTCAGCTGACCTTAGAAATTTCTTATTATCAAATGGTAGTTTCGGTGTAAATGACATGGCAGAATTAGACATGGTTGCAAAAGCTTTTGAAAACTTAAGCTCTTTCACTCAGTTAGATTTCGTACAAAGTATTCACTCTAGAATGCATAAAGGTGTAATAGTTAACGTAATTAAGTTAGATGAAAATGTTTATATTAACAGAGTTAATCCTTATATGAATACTAACGAATTCATCAAAGCTTCTACAGCTGCAGATGCAATTGGATTAGTAAAAGAATACGTAAATTACGATATTAAAACAAGTTTAGTTGATTTATTAGAAGGCGAAGCGAAACAGGCTGCAATAATTGAAGCTAAAAAAGAAGATTTATTCGATAAGATTACATTCTTAAAAGAACAGCGTTCAATTTTAGCAAAACAACCTAAAAACAATTTAATTCAAGAAGCAGATAATTTATTAGCTTCTGAAATTGAGAAGTTCGAAAAAGAGTTAAATGAATTAACAAAATAATTAAAAAGGTTATATTTAGAATGCGAACTAGAAATAGTTCGCATTCGGGGGCTATAGATATCTAACCTATTGATTATAAGTAACTTAAACAAAAGAATGTATTTCGATATAAGCTTAAATATTAATTAATTATGGCTAAGAGAAAAAAGCAATATTTAAACAACGCTGATTTATTAGAGCAGATAAGATTATCTAAACAGCAGGACTCTCTGACTAGAGAAGCCGAAAAGATGTTAGTATTATTAGCTACAAATGCTATCAAGAAACTGCCGTATGTACATACTGCTGACAGAGACGATTGCTTACAGTTTGCTATATATGATTTACTTAAGTACTGGAAAGGATTTAATTGTGATAAATATACTAATGCATTTGCGTACTATACAGAAATAGCTAAAAAAGGCTATGCTAAAGGTTGGAATAAATTATACCCTAAGAAATATGCAAATACAATAAGAATGAGTGGTTCATATGATAATGACGACTCTGATGGATTATATTCACTAGGATATTAATGAAAGTATCAATTAAAAATGTAAAACCCGACGCTAAATATAAAGGTGGTATTTATAAACCTTTAAATTTAGAAAAATATATAGGACCAATTCCTATTATATGTAGAAGTAGTTGGGAAAGAAAATATTGTCAATACTGTGACTTAAAGGATGAAATTATAAAATGGTCTTCTGAAGCTATTAAAATTAGATATTATAATCCTTTAACTAAAAAGAATCATACTTACTTCCCAGATTTTTATATTAAAGTTTTAAATTCGAATGGTAGCGTACAAGAGTTTATAGTAGAAATTAAGCCATCTACATATTTAAAGAAACCTATTTTACCTAAAAGAAGTACAGAAAAAGCTTTAAGTAATTATAAATATAAATATGAATCATTTATTAGAAATTATGCAAAAGCTAAAGCTGCTAAAGAATATGCAGCTGAAAGAGGAATGAAGTATATCATAATAACAGAAAAGAGTCTTAAATAATGGGTAAACTTTCAAAAGAAATAAGCGCTTTAGTAACTGAATCAAGGGGGCTAGATATTGCTAAGAAAGAATCTATTGAATGGTACAAGAAGACGGCTAGTAGTTCTGGTGACAGTAGTGTAGAAAATTACAATGGACCATTTAAACCTGGTAAAATTTACATATTCAGATATGAAAATCCTAAGACTAAAGATACATTAGAATGGTGGGATAGAAATCCAGTAGTATTAAGTTTAGGACAACATGACGGTAAAGATATTGGAATTAATTTAAACTTGATTCCTTATGCTAGAAAAATACAACTTCTTGATAAAATATACGACCAATATGAATCTAGAATAGATACAATGGTTAAAAGAGGAAGAGGTGATGCAAGCAGTGAACAGGGTATACCATCGTTTACTTATGAAAGAGTTAAACCTTTTCTAGAAAAAACTGGATTTGGTGCTGCAGTAAGAACATACATAATAGGATTAAGAAAGAATAGCAGAGTAGTATCATATTCTAAGTGGAATAGAGTAGCTTTAATAGACTTAAATGATATTAAAGGAGCCACTATAAACAAAGCATACTCAAAAATTGGTAAATATATCAAAAAACATAAAAAATAAATATGGTAGGCTTTTTAATTATTGAAGATATATAACATATGAATTATATATATGCATATTTAGACCCTAGAAAACCAGGTAAACATGTATATGACGATATCATTTTTGATTATTTACCTTTTTATATTGGTATGTCTAAAAATAAAAACAGGAAATTTAATCATATAAATGATTCTATAAAAAATAAAAAGGGGAGAAATAAAAGAAAGATAGAATTAATACAAAAATTAATTAAAAATAAATTAGAACCTATAATAATAACTTTATATGAAAATTTAAGTAACACTGAAGCTTTAAATAAAGAAGTCGAACTTATTGAAAAAATAGGTAGAGTTAATATTAAAACGGGACCTTTATTAAATGTTTTACCAGGAGGCCAACCTATAGAAAGTGAAATAATATCTCTAAAATTAAAAAAAAATAAGAGATTAAACTCCGATAAAAAATTAAAAGTTATACAGATAGATTTAAATGGTAATTTAATTAAAGAATGGGATAGTGCTACAACTGCAAGTAATATATTAAAAATTAATCGTATTACATCATGCTGTAGAGGTGAAAGAAAAACTGCAGGTGGATATAAGTGGATTTATAAAGAACCTGAGAATAGAATAAAAAGAAAGGTATATAAGAAGAGATTAGATAAACCTTGGAATAAATATAAAATTATTAAACTAGATAAAGATTTTAATGAAATTAAAATCTATGATTCAATTGATAATTTAGAAGAAAATTTAAACAAAAGAATGGTTAAACAAGCATGTAGAAAATCATTCTTATATAAAAACAATTATTACAAATATAAAATTTAAAAATTATGGCAGGTTTCCTTGATCGCTTCGGCCCATTAACTAGAAGAATTTCAGTTTCTAAGACTTTACAAGACTTATCAAGTTTCGGTATGAAATACGATGATATGATTATCCGTAACTCACAAGCGATAGGTTTAATGGAAGACAAAGTAGGTTTCGGTCAAATGAATCCATTAGGATATGATAATGAAGACTATTGGTACCCATTTGCAGCCTTATCAATGGCTGATACAACATTAAGGAAAAGTATAAGCTTCTTTGACCAAGATTATATTAAGAAAAGAGATGAATTAAGAAATTTCGCTCTACAAGATGAGGTTGAAGAAATATTAGATACAATGTGTGATGAGTGTATTGTATATGATACTAAAAATTTCTTCTGTCAACCTGATGTAATGTCAATGACAAACGTTAAAGAAGACGTTAAAAAAGAATTAAATAAATCATTTAATAATATTTATAATTACTTTGGTTTTAATCAAGACCAATCTGCTTGGTTCTATTTCCGTAAATGGTTAATAGATGGTTATTTAGCATTTGAAATTATTTATAATGATAGACAAGATGAGATTATAGGTTTTAAAGAATTAGACCCAGTATCATTAGTACCAGGTATCGATAAGACTACTAATAAAAAGATTTGGTATCAATATAAAGATAATCCAGCTAAAGAAAGAAAGATATTTGATTCACAGTTAATATACCTTTCATATGGTTCAGTAAGTACAGCTTCTAGAATTTCTTACGTTGAAAGATTAGTAAGGTCATTCAACTTAATGAGAATCATGGAAACAACTAGAGTTATATGGGCTGTAATGAACTCGTCATATAGATTAAAATTTATTATTCCAGTAGGTGGTAAATCTAAAACAAGAGCTAAACAATCATTAGCACAATTAATGAACAACTATCGTGAGGTAGTTGATTTTGATTATGGTTCTGGTACTCTTAAAGTAGATGGTAAACCTATGATGGCATTTAATAAAGAATATTGGTTACCATCTAAAGAAGGTGAACAACCTGAAATTGAAACATTAGGAGGTGATGGTCCTGACTTTAATGATACTGATTCATTAAAATACTTTGCTGATAAACTAAAAATGGCATCAAAAATTCCTTTCAGTAGATTTGATAAGGATAGTCCAGCAACATATGAAATGTCTGCTGAAGGTTTAATCAGAGAAGAAATTAAGTTTGAAAAATTCGTAAATAGATTACGTTCTACATTCCAAGAATTATTAGTTAAACCATTATATTTACAAATGTGTATCAAGTTTCCTCATTTAAAAAATGATGCAAACTTTAAAACTCATATATCTTTACAATTCAACGCAGATAATATGTTTGCTGAATTAAAAGAAATGGAAATTTATCAAAAGCGTGTTGATTTTATTTCATCATTAAAAGATTCATTAGTTGAACAAGACGCAGACATGAATGAACAACCATATTTCGATTTAGAGTTCTTAATTGAAAGATTTTTAAAGATGGACCAAGCTGACATGGATAAAAATAAAGAGATTAAAGAACGCAAAGCCAAAGAGAAAAAGAAGAAGGGCGGTTCAGGAGAAGGCGGTGGCAGTAACGTTGACTTAGGTTTCTAAGATTTTCCAGGAAATCACAAATATATAAAAAAAATATAGATACGTAAATGTCAAATAATGGAAGGCTTTTAACAGAAAATGGTTTAGAACAATTAGACCGTTTAAAAAATGCTGCTAAGTCATTACTTGTATTAGAACGTTCATCTGAAACATTAGGATTTACCAAAGACACAGACGGTAGTTATGTTTTAGAAGGAATATTCGGTGAAATCGGTGTACGTAATAAAAATAACCGTATTTATGATGCGGATGAATACGTACCACAGATTGAAGCATTACAAGAAAAGATTAAAACAGGAAAACTATTAGGTGAATTAGACCACCCTCAAAATTTCGACATATCTCTTAAGAATGTATCACATTCAATTGAAGAATTATACTATGATAATGATACTAAGCAAGTAAGAGGTAAAATCCGTTTACTTAATACTACAGCAGGTAGAGAAGCTAAAGCTTTAGTAGATGCTGGTATTCCATTACATATTTCTAGCCGTGCAGCTGGTATGGTTGAATCAAATGGTCACGTTAAAATTAAGAGATTATTCACTTATGATTTAGTTGCAGACCCGGGTTTCGAAAACGCAGAACTTAGAAGAGTAAATGAGTCATTTGGTTTTTCTAATGATGATAACGTTCAAATTTTTGAACTAGATACACCCGTGTCTTTCGATAAATATTCTAACGTAAAAGAAAATAATGATTCCGAACAAATGGAAGGCGCAGTAAAAATAGAAGATTTTAATGCTTATTCTAAGCATATCACTGAGCAGATTAATTCTCTTAAAGAAATTGTAAAATCTTTAAAAGAATCAAATGGTTCTACATCGACTGATAAGGATAGTCAAATTGCTTATATGAATAAGATGTCTCAGAAAATGAATGAGATGTTTGCATATTTACAATATACTGCTAAGACACTAGACGAAGTTGTTTCTCATAATGATAGTATAGTTGAATCATTCCAGCAATTAGAAGGCTATGTACAACATGTAGCTGAAAGAGCTGATTTTGGTATTCAGTATGCTGAAGACTTAGGTAAGAAAACAAATGGTATCTTAGAATACAATAAATATTTAGCTGAGCATATTGATAACTTAGCACAATTCGGTGATTCATTAGCTGAAGGTTTAGATGACATCACAGCATACACTGAGTATATTAAAGAAAACTTAGAAACAGTAGGTCAATATAGTGATTATACTGCAGAAAATGTTAAGAGAATTAAAGCTAAGTTAGCAGCAGTAAATGAAGAAGATACTGCTAAAGAAATTGAAAAGAAAATCAACAAAATGGGTGAACCAGAACAATTAGATTCTAAAGAAGGTGAATCTGTTGTAGGTGAAGAAGAAAAAACTAAAGCACCTGTAGTTGAAGCTGAAAAGAAAAATGAAGTTGCTGAAATTCAAAATGAAAGCAAATCATATAAAGAAGGTATTCTTGAAAAGTTAGAATTAATAGTGGAATCTGCTAAGAAGCAAACAGTAGATTACAGTGGAGATTTACACTTCTTAAGATTAGTTGACGAAAATAGAAGAAATGAGTACAAGTCATTAAATGAAAATCAACAATTCCAATTGATTGGTGCATTTAAAGATAAGAACTATACATCTTCTAGAGAAGTTGAATTAATCTGGGAAAATGTAATGAATCCTCAACCTAAAGTAATAAACTTTATTGAGAGTATGCCTGTCGAATATCGTGCATCTTGGGATGCGGCAAATCAAAATACGAAAAACCGTATTATTGCTGAAGCACAATGGCATGAATTAAGTTCACAATACTTAATTGATACATTCTGGTCAACAAGAGATTTCCGTAACAAACAAGTTGAATTAGAGAAAGTTAATGAATCAGAAACATTAAAAATCGAAACTGCTAATGGTGGTTATGGAGTAAGTAAAGAATATTTACAGTTCTTCCAAAGTGATTTAATGAGAAGATTTGGTAAATAATCCCGGATATTCCGATAGATAATAAAAATAAAAGAAAAAATAATACATTTTATATGTACAGACCACAACCAATAAATGAATCAGAAGTAAGAGCTACTTGGGCTCCTATTATCGAGTCTGCTACTAGTATTAAGGATGCAAGCAAATTAGCTTGGATGTCTAAATACTGCCACTACCACAAGGTAGCTGAAGACGCAGGCATGGTAGATTTCGGTATGTTAAAAGAATCTATCTATAATCAAGTACACTTAAATCCAGGTATGAACGTTCCAGGAATGGGACCAGTTTCTTTCCCTGGTAATCCTGGTACTACTACTCAGTTCCATTCACAAGCTTATGGCTCAGGTGATAAACCGTTCAGCTTACTTCCATTATCTATGCAAGTTGCTGCACAAACAGTAGGTTTAGATTTAGTTCCAGTTGTTCCATTAGGCGGACCTTTCGGTATGTTAACATACTTAGACTTCCCTTATGCAGGTGGTAACTTAGCTACTCCTTCAGTTGTAGTTAACGGCTTAGGTGGTGCAGACGGTAGAGTTGCTCCTTTAATGATTAAGTCAAATGTTACTTATGTAACTGGTTTCGTTCCTGAAGCTAATGACGTATTCTATACAAAAGACGGTTCTGAGTATGCATACAAATTAACTTATGTTGCAAAATCTCGTATCGATGGTTACTCTATTTTCAAAGTAGAAGCTAACACAAATCCTGCTACAGTTCCTGCATCAGCAACTTTCCAAGCTGGTTACGATAACGGTATCACTTTAGCTGATATCTTCTTCGCTGGTTCTACAGTAGATTTAGTAGATGGTTCTTTAACAGTTGTAGCTAACAACACAGTTAATTCTGCTGAGTTAGTAAAAGCATTAGAAGACCACGTTACTGCATTCTCTGGTAGAGGATTCAAATCAGGTAATGTTGCATCTAACGACCCTTACTTACGTGAGGAAGGTGAATCAACTCCTGATAACTTAATCGGTCTTAAATTAAAGAACCGTTCTATCAAAGCTGGTACTTTACAAGTAGCTGCAGCGGTAACACGTGAACAAATCCAAGACTTAAAACAATTCGGTATTGATGCAGTAGCTCAAGTAGAAGCTGTATTAATCAACGAATTAACTCAAGGTATTAACAAGCACATCTTAGAAAGAATCTTCCGTTTAGGTAACACTAACGCGAAACAAGTATACGATGTAGATGGAACTAACTTAAGTTTATACGTATCTGCTTCTGGTACAACTAATATTACATTAGGTTTACCAATGGATTCAGATAACTTCGTAGATAACGTAGTTATGTCAACTGCTGCAACTACACCTACTTCAGGTGATAACGGTGGTACATTACAAAGAAGAATCTTATCAAGAATCTTAGCTGCATCTAACTTAATCGCTATCCGTGGTCGTAGAGGTGCTGCAAACTTTGCAGTTACTAACGGTCAAATTGCAACAGCTTTACAAGACATCGCTGGTTTCGTACCATATCCATTAGCAAACACAGTTAACCAAACTGCTGGTTCTTTATATCCAATTGGTTCAGTTGCTGGTGTTAACATTTATGTTGACCCTAACATGAGCTGGAACGATACAAGAATTGCTATCGGTAGAAAAGGTGACGGTAACTCTCCTGGTTTAATATTCATGCCTTATTTAATGGCAGAAGCAGTACAAACTATCGCAGAAGGTACTATGGCTCCTAAAATCTCTGTAAAATCTAGATATGCATTAGTTGAAGCTGGTTTCCACCCTCAAACAATGTACTATACTTTAGGTGTACAGTTCAATGGTTACTCAATTATTTAATCATTAAGTTTTATAAATTAAAAGCCTTCCAATTACTGGAAGGCTTTTTTATGATTTATACTACAAGTCAGTGATATATAAATCTAACGATATATAAAAAAACAAAAAACCTATATAATCATGGCATTTGAAATTAAAGCAATTGATAATTTCATTACAGAATGTAAAGCTTCAGGTAAAGATATTACCTATGATAACTTCGCACCAATTAATGAAAGTTTAAGTACAGATATTCAAGTACCTGCAGAAATATTCGAAGCATATTTAAAATATGTTGATATTTCAGGTACAGAAATGGTAACAATATTAGAATTTGAAAAAATTAAATCTTTCTCTGAATTTATAAATGACAGAAAAGAAGGTGATGATTCAATCTCAACTGAAGATGATGAGGATGATGATTCAACTGAAGGTGGTGAAGGTGACTCACATGATGAACCGGATGCAGACGATGCAGGCGCTGAAGGTGACGGTGACTCTGACGATGCAGGCGCTGAAGGTGATTCAGCTGAAGGTGACTCTGCTGAAGGTGAAGGCGAAGGTGACTCAGCTGAAGGCGATGCAGGTGCTGAAGGTGAAGGCGAAGGTGATGCAGGTGCTGAAGGTGAAGGCGATGCTGGTACTGAAGGTGACTCTGCTGAAGGTGAAGGAGAAGGTGACTCAGCTGAAGGTGAAGATGATGAAAAGAAAGATGATGAAGACTCTATGGCTATTAAGGTAGAGTCAGTTCAAACTCCACCTGAAAAAGTTGCAGCACAATCTGCTGAAACTAAAGATGATGAAAAACAACAAACTAAAGTAGACTTAGAAACCGGTGACGGTAAAAAGACTGCAGCATCTATAGAATCTGAAATTAATAAAATGGGTGAACCTGAAAAGAAATCAGATAAAGAAGGTGAGAAGTTAGTTGGAGAAGCTGAAGTACAAACTCCACCAGAAAAAGTAGCAGCTCAGGCAGCAGCAACTAAAGACGATGAGTCTCAACAAACAAAGGTAGATTTAGAAACAGGAGATGGTTCTAAAACTGCTGGTAAGATAGAAGATACTATTAATAAATTAGGTGAACCTGAAAAGAAATCTGACGCTGAAGGCGAAAAGCTTTTAGGGGAATCTAATGAAGAAAAAAAAAACTCTGAAGTAAATTTACTATCAGAGTCTTTAACTGACGAAGAATACGAAATTTTAAGCATGGATGAGGCGGAACATATTGCTGAATCCGTGCTTTTTTATGTAAATGAGGGTTTCGGAGATACTATTAAAGCAATAATTGGTTCACCTGTTAAATTCATTAAAATTAAAAGTAATTTAAAAGATTGGGCAAAAGCTAAATTAGATATAGCTGCAGTTGAAATGGACACTATTAGAAAGAAAGAAGCTGCAAAAGAAGACCCTAAGGGTATTGATAAAGATAAATTAGCTGCAGCCGCAAAATCTAAAAAAGAAGCTATTAATGGTAAAATGAAAGCTATCGAAGATAGATTAAAAGAATTAGCAACAACTGATTCACTAAGAGCTGTAGTATCATTAGGTAAAACTAAAGCAAGTTTAGAAGCAAATAAAAAACTATTAAAAATAGCTAATCAAGAAGAATTAGATGCTCTTAAAATTAAACTTGAAGACCAAATTGAAAAAGACCAAGAATCTATTACTAATATTGAGGATAAATTGAAAAAATATTCTAAAGATTCTGCAGCAGATAAAGACGGTGAATCTACATCAAAGAAAGATAATCCTGAATCTAAAGATAATAGTAAAGGAGACAATACTATATCTAAAAAATCTGGTGAATCTACATCAAAGAAAGATAATCCTGAATCTAAAGATAATAGTAAAGGAGACAATACTATATCTAAAAAATCTGGTGAATCTAATACAAATAAAGACAGTGAAAAAGATTCATCTGTAAAAAATAATGCTGATAGTAAAAATTTCTCTAAACCAAAGAAACAAGCTATTGAAACTATAAAGAGAAGAAAGGCTGCAAATGATGAATTGATGAAACATGCAAAAGAAAGAGAAGTTGAATTAGCCGATAAAGTCAAAGTTGAAGCCGAAGCTGAACAAGAATTTTTAAAAATAAAAGATTCTGGAGACAAAGATAAAGTAGCTGCAGCTGAAGAAAAATTACGCAATGCAAGACAAGAATCTACTATAGCAAAAGATAATAAAAAGAATGCAGAAAATAGTATACGTGATAATCAGCAATTAATCAATAAATTAGCTAAAAAATACGATATAAAAATTTCTGAATCATATGAAATAATAGATGAGGGTGGAAGTGATATTGTAAATGAAACTGAAAATCAATCTTCTGTAAATAAACATTTAACAAATGATATTGCTGCAAGATTTAGAGCTGCAATGAGAGGTATGAAATAATCATAATTTTCCTGGTACAATATATAAATTGTACCAGGAATTAATACCAATAATAATGCCTTTAAGTAATAGAAGAATACAGAAAATACAACCTACTGTAGTACGTACTCAAAATAAAACTATAACCAGAGTACCGCCTAGTCAAGTTAATTCAAACCAGCCTGTAAAAAACCAACTGTCTGATAAATTAGTTCAATATCCAACTAAAATAGATAAAATTTGGAACGATGAAGTAGTTTATATTATAGGTGGAGGTCCATCATTAAAAGATTTTGATTGGAATAAATTAAAAGGTAAAAAAGTAATTGCAATTAATAGAGCATTTCAAGTTTTACCTGAAGCAGATGTTTTATACTGGACTGATTCAAGATTTTATAGATGGTTTAAAAATGATATTGACTCTTTTAAAGGATTAAAGGTAACTTGTAGAGATGCTCCTGGTAATCCTGGTGATATCACTGTATTGAAACCTACAAGTAATATTGTAATAGACTTAAGACCTGATTATATTGCAACAGGTAATAATTCAGGATTCGGTGCAATATGTTTAGCTGCAAAATTAGGAGCAAAAAGAATTTATCTATTAGGATATGATATGATTTCTAAAGATAAGAATACACATTGGCATTCAGGATACGACGTATCCCATAATCATACAATTTATACTAAAATGAAAGCTCAATTTGCTGTATTGCCTGGTGAATTAAAAAAGTATAATATTGAAGTCTTTAATGCTAATCCAAAAAGTACAATGGACACATTTAGAAGAGTAACAATAGAAGCTGCACTTAATAATAATCCAATATTGCCAAGTCAGGGTTGGTAACCTCTTTTAAATTTATTAATATAATTCATAAAACTTCTTTGTTGTTTAAGAAGTAAAGTTCTACAATGTTTTCTAAACTTAAATGATGATTCTACTATTCTAGAATCAACATGCTTAACTACATTGTGTGAACCATGTGCTTCTTTACAATCATTGCATAAGAAGTTGTCGATATTAAATTCTGATATTATTGATTTGATAGGCATAGTACAAATAGAACAACTCCAGTCAGTATATGTAGAATCAGTTTCTATCTGTTTATAGTCAGAAGCTATGTCTTTATAAGGATTGTAGTATATCTTTCTATTAGTCTTCTTAGATATTTCCATATCTGCTAATCTAAATAGAATTAATACAAATTGGTCATCTTTAGCACTTTCAGATATTAGTGGATTGTCGAATAATATCTTAGTTTGATAAGGTTTAAGATTGCTTAATAAAATCCCATATTTTCTTTTATATGGTCCGCCTTTTCGTACGATTTTATAATTTGCCATTATTTATTACCTTTAAGTGACTTGATTCTATCTTTAAATTGTTTCTTTTCACCTTTCCAATCCTTCTTAAGTTTCTTTAACTTATCTTTAGCAGCACCTTTACTTTGTTCATCTTTTGCAGATTTGATTTCACGTTTAGTACTATCTTTTGCAACTTCGTACTTAACTTGGTCCTGTCTCATTTTAATTTCTTCGGCAGCTGCCCTGCTACCTGCGTCGTGTTTATCGACTTTTTGATTAGCCTTTTGAAGTTTCTTTCTGGCTTTCTGGATTGAATTCTCTTCATTTAAGAAGTCGTTAAATGATAATATCTTCATGGTGTATATATTGAAACTTTAGTCGGTGCTAGAGTATAATTATAAATTGAAAAAGGCACATGAAAAACGTATTAGCAGACACAATCTTTACAGAAAAGTATAGACCAAAAACATTAGATGATTTAATTTTACCAGAAAGAATACGCACAAAATTAAGCAATGGTGTTTATCAACACTTGCTTTTTTATAGTTCACCTGGAACAGGTAAAACTTCTACAGCACGTGCTGTCTGTGAGCAATTTAATTTACCATACGATTATATTAATGCATCTAATGAAACTTCAGTAGATGTAATTAGAGAAAGAATTGAAAAATGGTGCGCTACATTTTCATTAGTAGATGGCCAGTCTAATATTAAAGTCGTTATTTTAGATGAGATTGATGGTGTAAGTGACCAATTTAATAAAGCTTTAAAAGCGACAATGGAAAGATTCCAAAAGAATAGCCGTTTTATAGCAACTACAAATCACATTAATAAAATACCTGATACTGTAAGGTCTCGATTTGAAGAAATTAATTTTGACTTTACTGATAAGGAAGAAGAAGAAATATTTAAAGGATATTTAAAACGTGTTGTTGAGATTTGCAAACTAGAAGGTATGAAAATAAGCAAAGAAGCTTTAGTCGAACTAGTTAAACGTAAATTCCCAGATATGCGTTCAATCTTAAACGTATTACAAGGATATAAAAATGACGGTATTACTGAAATTACATTAGAACACGTTAAGAAATTCCATGGTGTTTATAAAGATGTTTACGAATTAATATTTAATAACATTGACCCTGTCGCAAATTATAAATTATTAGTATCAGAATACAGTCATAAAGTCGATGATGTACTAGCAACTTTGGGGAATGATTTTATTGATTATATTGAACTAGAAAAACCTAATCATACTAAGTATATTCCTCAAATTATAATTGAGGTTGCGAAACATCAAGCGCAAAGAGTACATGTAATCGATAATGTAGTAACTATGTTATCTTGTGTGTTCTCAATACAAAGTATTATTAATACAAAATAAAATTATGAGAGAGTACACATTATTAATTGACGGTAATTATTTTATTTTCAGTAGACTTTTTGTTCTACCTAGACCTAAACAAATTCCAGGTCTAGACCCTATTAAGTTTATGGACACTGAAAAAGAAAAAGCAATATTAATGCGTAAGCTTTGTATTGACTTTGCATCTGAAATAAGAAAACTTAAAAATATTACAAAACGAATTGTATTTACACTTGATTCAAAATCTTGGCGTAAAGATTTATTCCCTGAAGCTGACTATAAAGGTAACAGAGAAGAAGACTCTACAATTAATTGGCCTAACGTATCTGAAATAATGAAAGAGTTTACGGACTTACTTTCTAAACAAGGTGTAATAGTTCAACGTATTGCAGGTTCTGAAGGTGATGACTTAGTATTTGCATGGACTACTTACTTAAATGCAAATAATGAAAGTTGTATTATCTGGTCAGGCGACTCTGATTTAATGCAACTCGTAAATTATAACAGGTCGACTAATTCATTTACTTTATGGTATGATAATACTAGAGGTACATTAGGTGTTTATCCTGGATTTAATAAATGGTTAGACACAAAAGAAGGTAAAGACGATGAAACAATTGATATTTTTAGTGAATCTACTCGATTCTATGTTGGTGACCAAATTAAAGATGAATTGAAAAACTTCATCCAAAAGGGAGGTTTAGATGTTAAAGATGTTTATTGTGATGAATATGTTTTCCAAAAGATATTAACTGGTGATAAAGGTGACCATATTACTTCAGTACTTGAAATTCCTACCAAATCTGGTAAATTAACTAAAGATGGTAAGCCTCGTGTAAATCGCGTAAATGAAACTAAAGCTAAGTCTGTATTAGATTCATTTAAAAAACGTCATAGACGATTCTCTTCAATCTACTTATTTGAAGATGAATATAAAGAAGAGATTTGTCAATTAGTTGCTAGAGAAATGAAAGTAACTGGTAAGAAAGACGAAATCAAAAAGAAATTAGAATTAAATACTAATTTAATTTTATTACACGTATCTACTATTCCTGAAGCTATTCAAAAGACGATGTTTGATAAAATCAAAAACGACTATGAAATGATTACCGATTTAGAGATAACCAATCTGATTGATAAGGATAGAATACTTAAAGGTACTAAATATTTAACAGTAGCTGGTAAAAATAATGATGCTCCATCTAAAGGTGCAATAGGTTTATTCTAATATGAAGTTATTCGATTTTATTAAAATATTTTTTGGCAATAGCCAAGAGTATCACGATTTAAAAAGACATGATAAAGCTAAACAGAGATTTATGATTAATAGATTTATGTCGATTAATTATCCTGTTCAAGCCGAATCATTAAATCATATAGGTACTGACCCTGCACATGTCGTAGAGTCATGGCATTTAGTAGCAAGAAATTTTAAGAAAACTCCGGGCTGGATTTATACTAAAGTAAGAAAAGCAGAACCGAAAGCTGAAGATGGGTTTGAACCTTCTAAAGAAACTATAAAGTTTTACATGGATAAATTCAAGTTAAGTCCTAAAGACTATGCTACCTGCGTTAAATATAATAAGAATGAACTTTATAAAGAATTAGAGTTTATTGAAAATGAAATGCAAGCAAATAAGGACTTATGAAAGAGCAGTTAGCACCATATGATATACCATACGCAATTGATATAACATTATATAAACACAATTATTACGATAGATTAATTATAAGTTACCTGAAGAAGTATGCACAATATATTCCTTCAGGTAATACTAATGAAAGTTTTATTGTTAATGTTAAAGATTTTAAAAGAATTCTTAGTAGTAGATTCAATAGCGAATTGTCTTCAATGAAAGGATTGATTGAAATTGAAGTGAGTAAAAATGTTAATAGTGTTCATTTCCTTGCAAGAATAATTGATAATTTCCAAAATCTAAAATACGTTAAAGTTACAGTTTCACCTAAACGTACTTTTACAAGATTAGTCGAATTAACAAATAACAAATCCTATATTAATTTCGACTATAAGATTATTACATCTATAATTGATTTGACTCTTTGTTTTAGTAAAAAGTCAGAATATAAATTAATTAATGAAGTTTTGAAAAAGATAGGTTTAATTAAGCCTGATATTTTCGGAACTAAAGTATCTTATATTAAAACTACATCACAGGAGTTAATAGGTTTATTAGGTGTTTTTGAAGGTTCGTTATTAGCGAATCCTGAAAATCCAGACCCTAAGGCTGATAAGTATATCCAGGCAATTGATATGATATATGATATAATTGACAGAAAAGCTGAAAATGATAATTGTAAGATTATCCTAATCACTGACTACGTTGATTAATTACGAATTCTTATAAAATAACTACGAATTACTAAATTTAATTACCAATTTATTTGTGTTTTTTTAGATAAATATCTCAAATTAACGTTAATAAATGAAGTCCTTTGGTCCTAAGTATTTTATCAGAGATATTCTGTCAGATTTGGGTTTTGAGTCATTTCATGACTTTTTTACTTCTCTAGTAGGATTTAAAAATAACTTGTTAGCGCCGCTGGCGTTTATAACAGGTGCCTCTATTTCAGTATTTCTTCAACAAAATTTCTGGTCTGAACCTAGTGAAATTTACTTTTTAGCAATGCTTACTGCTATTGATTTATTCACTGGAGTATGGAAAGCATTAAAATATAATCATATCCCTGAAAAGAAATTAAGGTCTAGAAGAATTAGCAGAACCGTAGGTAAAATTATAACTTACAGTTTAATTCTATACATCTCTTTTAACTTAGATAAAAATATGCATTTAGCATTCTTCTGGATGCCATATTCTTGTTTAGGTGTATTCTATGCTACTGAAGCATGGTCAATTATTGAAAATCTAAGTGAAATTGGTCATTTAGATAAAGGTTTAGTAAAGTTTCTTAAAGAAAAGCTTAATATAATGAACTATCTTAATAAATCTAAAGGCGGTGAAGAAGCTAAGAAACCTGCAGTAATGAAAGCTGAGCCTAAAAAAAGAGAAAGAAAGTAATGTCATTTTTTAATTTTCTAAAATCATCAACTCTTAAAGACGGCAAACCTAGTTCATCTAGAATTATAGGTTATTTCATGTCTATTAATATCACTTTAAGTGGTTTATCTTTTATTGTTATAGATATTGTTAATGCAGTAAATAGCTGGAGAACAACAGGTGCATATGAAATACCCGGAACACACGTTGCATTATTCGGTATGATGTTAGCTCATCAGTTAAGTTTACTTGGAATTTATAAAGCTTTAGAGAACAATGAGATTAAGAAGAAAATACTTAATAATGAACCTGAAGCTCCTAAAGACCAGCCTACAGATACACCCCCTGAACAACCATAATATTTCTAGACTGATATATAACTAAATAAATGTTATATCATGGTCGTTGGAAATACTGTTAACTCTGCTGGAGATTCCTTATTAATTAAACTAGTAGAACCTTATAAGAATATAAAGAGTATCATCTCATTTGTAGATGTTACAGTGGGTGAAGATACTAATAACTATTTTTCTAAATGGTTTCGTTGGTCTACCGACAATAAGGTATTCTCAGATTTTATTCCACTTACAGAGCTTAATTTAGCAAACTTAGAACTTGACCCAGCGAATGATTTCTGGATTGAATATAAATATGAAGCAGAAGATATTGATACAGGCCATGTTCTAGAATTTAAAAGTATAGCATTAGAAGTAGTTACTAAAAGTGGTAGACTTCAGCAAGCAGTACAAGTTCAAACTAATGCATGTGACCCAAGTGACCCAAGTTGTATAGGTAATTTAATTATTGAGGATTGCTGTGGTGAAGATAATATCTTTAAACCTTATGCTTGGTTAAATAATGCAAATTGTTTATATGAGCAATTATCTGACGTCACTACTAAAATATTCGGCCACTGTGTAAGATATTACAGAGTAGAGCCTGATAAAGAAAGTGAAGATGTAATATTAAGAGAACATTCAATCTTTAATAGAAATAAAGTTAGAGATATACAAGTACTAGTACCTGGTAATAATTTCCCTACAAATGATTTCCAATTCGACCCTTATGAAGGTATGGGAATGGAAGGGTTTGAAGTCCATATTACAAGAAAAGAATTTGAAACTGCATTTGGCGCTAAGAATAGACCCAGAGAAAGAGATGCAATGTACTTTCCAATTAACCAAAGAATGTATACAATTAATTCAGTAGCATTAGCCGATGAAATTAATGCAATGCATACTTATTATAAAATTAAATTAAGAAAATTCGAAGACAGTCAAAGTACAATTGATACACCTGAAATAGAACAAGAATTAGATAATCTTGTTACAAGTATGGATGATGTATTTGCAGAAAAGACTAAAGATGAATATTTAAAAGTTACTAAACCACAAGAATATAAAACTATAGGTCAAGGTAATAATGATTACATTAGAAGTTTAATTAATAACGACGTTCAGATTGGAGAAGAGAAGATTAATAATAACTGGACTATAGTTAGTAAGAATTACTATGCATTAAGTAAAATGATTAATAATGTTATAGCAATTAAATATAGAGAACCTTCTAAATTAACATCTACAGAAGATAGGGCATTCACGTTCTGGTTTAGAAGTAAAATGAAACAGCAAAAAGTTAGATTAAATGTAACTGCATTTTCTAGTAATAGTGGTTTATTAGAAATAACTACAGCTAATCAACATGCTTATGTTGTAGATGATTTTATAGAAATAACTGGACACTCTGACTATGATAATAATATTTACAGAGTTGTTAGTGTAATTAATAATAATACATTTGTAATAGATGCAACATATATTACATCTTCTGTGCCAACTCCTTTTGTAACTAAAGTAAGAGTCAAAGAAAAAGCAGCAGTATTATATGGATATAACACGACTAATCCAACTAATAACGGTATGTCAATTGATTTATATGAGGGATATGTAGTTGTCACAATTAATGGTACTCGATATTCATTCCCAACGGGAGTTGAAACTTATCAAACTGATATCTGGTATACTGTTGTTGTAAATCTTTCAAATAAATTTAAACAACTTTCTTTATACCTATATAAATTAGACAAGACTCAGACATATACTATGCCACAAAACGAGGATTCATCTTTAACATTAGTTAAATATGATTTGCGTACATTAAGTGGCCCAGTTGAGTTTAATTCAAATGATGTATGGTCTTTACTTGGTTCTAGTATTGATTTAACTAATATTAGAATATTTAAAACTCCTATTGAAGAAGAAGCTCATAATGCAACTCTTAATCAATATGTAGTAAGAGATACTCAGTTGGCTTTATTAGTTGATAATGCAATACCTCAACTTAAGTTAGCCAAATTAGAAAATCCAAGGTAAGATAGATACTATAATATTATAGATAATGAGTTATAAAAAAGATAAAGGTAAAGAATTAAGGTCTCGCTTAGACGATAGTTTAGACGATTTATTAAATGATGATAATTTGTTAGATGACATGACTGATGGTAATAATTTACCTAAAGTCCATGCTCCTGAACAACATGATTATGTTAAAATAAAAGATGGAGCATCTGAAAAGGCTAGAAAGACTATAACTTCATTAATGAAATTTTATCTTAGTGAAGATATAATTGACAGTGATGAGTATATTCAAGCTAAGAAAAGAATTGATGAGATGACTTTAAGTAGTTTAATCTTTCAATTAGAAGCTGGTGAAAAAGCACTTGTAACATTACTTAATACAATTAACAGTGGTGAATTATCACCACGTATGTTTGAAGTTTTAGCAACATTACAAAAATCGATGCTAGATATTATTAAAAGCCAAACGATGTATTTAATGGCTGCAGAAGAAAGTGCTAAGAAAATTTCTAGAGACGTTGAAGTTTATAAAGGTTTAAAAAGAAACGTATCTCAACCAGCAGTTGGTGGTGGACCTGCTAATATTAATATGGGTACTAAAGGCTTAATGCAAAGTATTCAAGATGAAATAAAAGCAGAAGGGCCTAAGGAAGTTGAAAAAGCGCCAGAAATTACACTAGATGAGATGTCAGAAGTAACATCTGTTGAAAGTATAGAAGTAAATGATGACGATGATGAGGAATTAAGAAATTACACTTCAAATAAAGAAGATAATGATTTCGATGAAGACGAAGATGATGAATTAAGTAATATGGATAGAGAAGATGAAACTTAAAAGTTTTAAAGAATATAGATTATTATCAGAAAGTGTAAATACTTTAAAGATAAGTATACCTAAACCTATATATGGAATACATAAGGTTTTCAAAAAAGGTGGGCATAAACTATACATCGTAGGAGGTGCGGTTAGAGATGCAGTATTAGGTATTAAGCCTAAAGACTTTGATTTAGCTACAGATGCTAAACCTGATGAAATACAAAATTTATTAAATAAGGCTGGGATTAATAACTTTCCTAAAGGAGAACAGTTTGGTGTAATATCAGCTGTAATAAATGGGGAAGAATATGAGATAGCTACATTTAGAGAAGATATTGGAAAAGGCCGTAGACCAGATGCAGTTAGTTTTACAAGTATAGATAAAGACGTACTTAGAAGAGACTTAACTATAAATGCATTATTCTACGATATTGACCGTGAAGAAATAGTAGACTTAGTAGGTGGGCTTAAAGACTTAGCTGATAAAATGATTAGAACAGTAGGTGACCCATTAGCTAGATTTGGAGAAGACCCTCTTAGAAAAATGAGAGCATTAAGATTTGCTGCAAGGTTAGGTGCTGAACTTAGCCCTGAAGTTATTTCTGCTCTTTCTAGAGATGAGTTTGATGAATACAAGAAAGGTGAAAGCTTAGGTGATGTATCTAAAGAAAGAATTAGAAATGAATTTTTAAGTTCAATTCAAAAAGCTAAAGTGCCATCACAATACTTACAATGGTTATGTGATTACAAATACTGGATATTTATTTTTCCAACACCTGCTGGTTATGGATTAAGAGATGATTCTTTTATAAATAAAATTTTTATTGATAATAATGACCCAATGGTTCAGATAGCAACAATATTAAAAAATATTGATAAAGTTAAGAACCCTCAATATGGTTTAACATTAAAGAAAAGCTACGGTTATTCAATTGATGATGTTAGACAGATTGAAACATTATTATCATTTTTAAGCTTTGATGCAATTAATATTTCTAATATTAAAAAAGATATAGAAATATCTGGCTTAAAAGAAAGGACTGCAATTGAGTTTGCAGAAAATAACGCTATAGATGTTAAACTAATTAAAGCAATTTATAAGTTTAAAACTAGCGTGAAAGGAAACGATCCTAGATTACAAGGATTGTCGGGTAAATCCCTAGGCGATAAAATGAAAGAACTTGAAGCCGAAGCCTTTAAAATAACATATGATATATGAATGACTTCCTTTTTGGGAATGTACAGGAAGAAGCACAAGAAGAACGTATAGTCTGGTCTACTGAAAAGATAGACCAGCTTACACGTGCTATGAATGAAGGTGTTAAAATTAAAACATCTCTTCCTTTCTATGAGGGTAATCTTAAGTTTAGAAGAGCTAATATACCCTTTGACTACACTCAACATGAATTAGATGAAATTAGAAAATGTGCAAGGGACATAGTTTACTTTGCTGAAAACTATGCCTGTGTAATGACTGATGAAGGTTTACAAAGAATTAAGTTACGTGATTATCAAGTAGAAATGCTTAGACATTTTGCTGGTAATAGATTTAATATTACTCTTGCTAGTCGTCAGATAGGTAAAACAATCTGTACTGCTATATTCGTAGCTTGGTACTTATTATTTAATTTTGATAAAAACGCTTTAATATTAGCCAATAAAGGGGCTACAACAAAAGAAATCATTGATAAGATGAAAGCTATCATAGAGAATCTACCGTTCTTTATGAAACCTGGTGTAGTTAAGAATGACGTCTTTGAAATGAAATATGATAATGGCTGTAGAATGGTAGGACAAACAACTACAGGAAAAGCAGGTATCGGTTTTACGATTCACTTATTATTCCTTGATGAGTTTGCTCACATTCATCACTCATTCTTAGATTCATTCTTTGAAAACGTTTATCCAACGTTATCATCATCACAGATATCCAGGATTATTATTACTAGTACTCCCAATGGGTATAATAAATTTTATGAACTTTATAAAGCTGCAACTGAAAAACAAAATGAATTCGCTCCATTTAAAGTTGACTGGTGGCAAGTACCAGGAAGAGATGAAAAATGGAAAGCAAGAGAGGTTAGAAATCTTGGTAGTGAAGAAGCATTTAATAGACAGTATGGTAATCAATTTATGGCTTCCAGTAATTTATTATTACAAGGTAGTACAATTAAAAGATTACAGCAGTCTAAAGTTAAATATGTACATAGAGAACTTGAAGCATTTGAACATATTCAGATTGATGTTAGTAGACATTTAGCATGGCATCCGAAATTCCAAATGTCTGACTGTAGAGATAATGAAAAATATTATGTATTCTCTGTAGATATTGCAGATGGTTCAGGTGGTGACTTTTCAGTTATTAATATATTCCAATTACAATTAGTAAATAAGAAATACTGGAAATATTTTATATCACCTAGTGCAATGAAAGAGTTCTTTGGATTAAAACAGATAGCAAGATTCTCGAGTAATGAACATTCAATTGAAGATTTCTCTAAGATATTGTATACATTAGCAGTAGAAGTATTCCATCCTGAAAATACTAAACTAGTAATAGAATGGAATTACAATGGTGGATTAGTAATGAAAACTTTATTAACTTTATTCCCTCAAAGAAATAATTTCGATGAAGAAATGGTTTGTAGATTTAAACACAGACATGATGCTAAGAAAGCTGATTTCGGTTTAAAAGTTAAAAAGGATAATAAAATTGTATTTTGCCAGAATTTTAAGAAAGCTATTGAATTAAGAAGAATTGAAATTGATGATGAAGAAACAATAAGAGAATATGAAACATTTGGTAAATTACCTACAGGCGGTTACGGAGGACAGATGGGACATGATGATATAGCAATGACTGGTGTGAATGTAACAGAATTTTTTACTACACCTGATTTCTCAGATTTCGTTGAAGAAATGTTAGACCTTATTCCAGATTCAGTGCACGCTGAATTAGAAGAAATTTTAAATAGAGATTCTAGTGGAGATGGTAACTTAGATTATGATATTTACGACCTTGTCAGTTAATATTGCGGTTACTAACAATACATAAGATTGATATATAACTAAAATATAGCAAAATAATATTAACCAAAATGGCATTAAGTTCTGAATTAGCACAACTTAAATCTAGCGGTATTTACCGTTTAGAATTTGATAAGTCACAGACTGCAAACGTCCCTGCTGAACAAATACGTCTAGTAGTAGGGTACTCTAAAAAGGGCCCTTTCAACACGCCTATATTTGTACCAGATACTGGTTTCTTTGAACAAGTATTCGGTCCAATCGATAGAGGTTTAGAAAGAAAAGCTTCTTACTTCCACAGAACAGCTCAAGCTGCATTGGAAAGAGGACCAATCATTGCTCTTAATTTATTAAGACTTAACAATGATACAACGTCTGCAAATGTTGACAAAGTAGAATATCAAGTATTTTCTACAAATGTTTCTCAGGCTAACCCTGTAGAAAAAGAAGCATTATACTCTGGATTCTATAATAAAGATAGATTCTGGTTCCCTGAGGATAAAGCATTCTTAAACAACATTGGTTTAAACAAAGGATTAATCCAATTTACAAACTTAAAACAAAGTCCAATTACTATTTTAGCGCGTCATATCCAAGACACTAGAGGTTTTGATGTAACAGCAAAAGAATGGTATGGCTCAGGTAATGTTCCTGAATTCATGAATGAAAATGATTATATCAGTGATTACATGATTGAAGTAACAATTATCGATGGTGATTTCACTGATTACCAAAAACTTGCTATTGACCCTACTTTCGGTAGATTCTTTGATGCAACAAAAGGTATTATCAAATCACAATTAAATAACTTCTTAAACGCTAAAGAAGTATCAGTTATTGCAAGATACACTGGTACATTAATTCCTGACTTCGTTGACTTAAATGGTAATAATTTATTCTTACAAGATTTAGTTAATTTAGATACAGCAATTACTGGAGTATTCTGTGCTATTGATAAGAGAACTTTCGATGATGAATATTTAAGCGGTACTGAAGCTGGTATTGATATTATCGGTCATAACGTAGAATATAAAACTAATAACGACCCTACATTTAATAAGATTAATTTCTTATCATATGACAGAGTTATTGTTGATGATTTAGGATATGCTAAAACTGAAACTCCTGAGATTGATATCTTAGTTAATAGCAATGAAGATATTTCATTTTATTTAACTAATAACCCAGGTGGTATTAGTCAAGTTCCTCCTGTTGTATCTTCAGGTGATATCGTATCTGCAGGTTCTGGTGTAGTTAACTATATTATTAAAATTGGCGTTAACACACATAGTCAATTCTTAAGTTCATTAGATGGTAAATTATCAACTAACGTACCAGGTGGTACAGGAAGACAAGTTGGTTCTTACGTATTAATGACTGATGGTGTTAACTTTAAATGGGCTGCAGTTGTTTCTTTAGCTGAAGTATCTGGATATGTAAATATCGGATTATCAATCGAAGAAGTTAACTATGAAGTATACATTGATGGTAGTGATAACATGTACTTTATTTCTAAACCAGATTGGTTAGATTATAATGGTACTACTAATAAGTTTACATCATCAATTAATAATGATTTATACAATGATAACTTCGATGGTATCGTTACAACAGGTGATAAATTATGGGATTCTACTGAAACAGCACCTTACTTTGCTAAATTTAGTTTATTCAACTATGGTACAGTATCTGGTGAAGGTTTCATTACTGATAACGTTTCAGCTGTAGGTAATGGTACTCCTATTATGTCTCCTACATATTATGGTATTCCTACTGTATTAGTAGAAGGTTATGAAGAAGAAACATTATTAACTTTAGCTCCATTACCTGATGCAGTATCTGGTAATTATTTAGATTCTGCTGAAGCTGCTACAACAACTAATGTATTATTAGTTCAATCATTAGCAGGTAAGTTAAATAAAACTCTTTCAATTAATACTACAGCTAATTTACCAGCTAACGAAGTATTAGTATCATTTAATGATTATAAGAGTTCAGTATCAGTTGGAGATTATTTAGTAGCAGATACTATTGGTCCTAACGGTGAATCAAGATTAACTAAAATTTACAAAATTGTAAATGAAGGTAGTTATATGCATATCTACACAGTAGAAGCTATTAAGAAGACTACTTTACCATCTACTGATGTAACAGTTGAGAGATACCGTAAGATTGAATCAATTATCGAGCACTATAAATTATTCTCATTAAAAGGTTTTGAATTAGACCAATTATATCATATGCCTAATGGTACACAAGACAGAATAGATGACATCTATGCTGCTACATTAGGACCAGATACAAATCTATTCAAAGCATTGATTGATAAAGATATAATTACTTTTAGATATGTTATCGATTCATTTGGTTTAGGTATTCAACCTGAATCTAAGCATCAGTTAACTTATCTTTCTAAGAAACGTCAGAATTCATTCAGTATCTTAAATGCTCCTTCAATGGAAGACTTTAAGTCATCTACTGACCCTAAATTCACTGACATTACTGGTTCATTAAGTGCTAGATTTATTTCTGAAGGTGGTGATTTAACTCAAAACCCTCAGTTTGTATATACATTACCAACTATTGAAAATGGTGCTAACTACGGTGCATTCTACGCTCCTTATTTAGTAATTAGAGATAGAGGTAAGAATATTCAAGTACCACCTGCTGGTTATGTTTCTAATAACTATATTGATAAGTATTCAACTGCATTACCTTGGTCAATCGTTGCAGGTCCACGTAGAGGTGTTATCAGCGGTAAAGGTGTTGTAGGTTTAGAAGTAAACTTCAATAAAGATGATAGAGATTACTTAGAACCATTTGGTATTAACCCAATTATCTTCCAAAGAGGTGTTGGTTTAATGATTTCAGGTAATAAAACAGCACAGCAGAATATTAAATCTGCATTATCAAGTGCACACGTTAGAGAGGTATTAATTTATATCCAAGACGGTATAGCAGAAATTCTTAAGTTATACGAATGGGAATTTAATACAGTTCAAACAAGATTAGAAATTAAAACGTTAGCAGATAAGTTCTTAGCAACTGTACAAGCTGATAACGGTTTATACGATTTCAAGAACGTTATGGACCAATCTAACAATACATCTGAAATCATCGATGCAAATATAGGTGTATTAGATACATTTGTTGAACCTGTTAAAGGTTTAGAGATTTTAGTTCACAGAACAACAATCTTAAAAACAGGTGCTATCTCTACAGGTCAATTTAGATAATAAATATAGGATTGCTGGTTAACGCTGGCAATCCTATTATTTTAATCCGAATACCACAAATATATAATATAAGAAAATAAAACAAAGAAACAAATGGCAGGGTTACCACATTTCGATAATTCTCAAGCGTCAAGAAGACTTTATGAACCAGTTCATAAGAACTTATTTGAGGTTACATTTTTACCACCTAATGGAGTAGCAGGTGCTGATATGTTATTAGAACATGTTATAAGCATAGGCGGTATTGATGCTATCAACCCTTCAATTGATGCGGTAGGTCAAAAATATAAGTTTGCTGACAGAAGCTTTTCAGGTATGCCAGGTCAAACTTTCGTTGATTTGACAGTTACATTCTCGTTAAACTTGAATGATGCAAATCAAATGTATATCTATAAAACACTAAGAGATTGGTACAAGAAAATGTACGACCCAGCTACAGGTGCAATGGGTATTAAGAAAGACTACGTTGGTACTATGATTTTAGTTGAATATAACAGAAAAGGTGATATCTATAGAAAGATTACATTTAAAGATGTATTCCCTACTGGTACAATCGCTGGTGCTGGTGACTTCGATTATACATCAAGTGAGCCAGTTCAATTAGCAATGACATTTAGATGCGATCATTGGGACGAGGAAGATACCTAGGATTTACTGAATTTAAAAAGATATATAAACCGTATAGTACAATTTATACGGTTTTTTATGAAAAAGGATTATAAAATTTATGCATTAATAGACCCACGTAATAATGATATTAAATACATTGGATTAACTAAAAGAAGTTTAGAAACAAGATTATTAGAACACATATCTTCATCTAAGAATACTAAAAAAGAAAGTTCGACATATAAAAAGAGATGGGTACAATCATTACTCAAACTTAAATTAAAACCTTCTATTATATTAATTGAAGATAGATTAACTGTTGATGAAGCTAAAAAAAGAGAAGTTTATTATATTTCATTTTATAAATTAGAATATAAATTAACTAATTTAACTGAAGGTGGTGATGGGACTGTTGGCTATAAAATGTCTAAGAAATCTAGAAAAAAATTAGGTGAAAAACTTAAAATTATATTAACTGGTCGATCTCTTTCTGAAGAACATAAGAAGAATATAGGCATAGCTTCTCAAAGACCATGTACAGAATCAACTAAGAAAAAACTTAGAAAAAAAGCCAAGAAGCAATGGTCTAATCCAGAACTTTTAAATAAGATGAGAGGGCGTACGGGTATTAATAATCCAAATTATGGCGGCAGTAAAGGGGCTGTTTGTCAATTAAATTATGAAGGTATAGTGTTGAATGAATATGATTGTATAGGATCAGCTTCTACTGCTTTAGATATAAATCAAAAATCATTAAGAGGTTTTATAAATAGAGGGACTAGAGTAGGTGAATTTATTTATAAATTTAAGAATGATATATAAACAAATATAATTGATTATGAAATACATTAAAACTTTTGAATAATTTATAAATGAAATGATTGTATCACCTTTTCGTTTTGGTTCAAGTAATTATAGATATCCATTAGATTTTAAAGATTTTACAATAGGTGATAAAGTTAGATACATCGAGAGAGAATGGGACGTAACTGATGTTACTAATAAATCTATAACAATAAAAGCTATAAAATGGGATAATAGAATCTACACATTGAAAAAAACTATAGGAATATATCCAATATCTATTCAAAAATTCGGTGGAGGAGATAGAAAATATTAACTAGTTAACCTTACTTTTCAGTAAGGTTTTTTTATGTTTACTGTGATATATAATATGATACTATATTATTATAATACTACACATAAAAAATATGAAATCAAATGGCATCCAAAGAAATTTTGAAAGAGAAGATACAGGTTCTCTTGTCAGAGGACGACCTTGGCGAATTAAGCAGTATAATAATGCGAAAGGCCTTGGAAATGAAGAAGCGTCCTGAACCAATATCATTATACGTAAGAGATTTAATTAAAACTCATATATTGGAAAATCAAACACAACAAAAATCATTTGTTAAAGATAAAATTAAAAAATTAAAATCTGAATAACATGACACCTAACAACGAAGAAAATAAAAGACCTTCAGAAGAAGATATGAGAAAATCTCTTGAAGGAAAAGATGATATTAATAAGATTAATGACCCTTATTTAGAAAGTGCTCAAAAAATGAAAGAGTTAACTGGTAAAGAAGGTTTAGGTAATGTTCGTTTTGGTAAAGACGATGAAACTGGAAATTCCGATATGATTTTAGGTTGGCATAACTTAGAAGTATCTGATTTCCCTTCAGGTGGTATTTTCTATCCTGCTGGAACTAAAATTAATATCAGAGCTGCTAGAGCCGCTGAGATTAAACATTGGTCAACATTAAATGATAGAGACTTATTTGATATTGAAGATAAGTTAAATCATATTATGAAAGAATGTACTAAAGTACAAGCTCCTGGTAAAATGATGATGTGGAAAGATATCTTAGAAGAAGATAGAATCTATGTAATTTTAGCTATTAGAGATTTAACTTTCAAGCAAGGTGAAAATAAACTACAAATCACAAAAGCTTGTGATGAATGTGGTTGCCAAAATACATTAGAAATTAATAATAAAAATTGGCAATATAATAAATTACCTGAAGATATTTACAAATATTACGATGAAAGTACAAACTCACTAATGATTCAAACTAAATCATATGGTGTAATTAAAATGAGACCACCATCAATTGGTATCATGGCTACAATATCTGCATATGTTCAAGATAAAAGGTCTAAAGGAGAAAAATGGGACCAATCATATATTCAGATATTACCATACTTAAGAGATGAGTGGAGAGGATTTAAAGATAAAGATATTTTTGAAGGTCAAGTTGATTATCAAGGATGGGATGACAAAAAATACACGCTGTACTACAGATTAGCTGAAAAAATAAAAGTAGGCGTTAAGCCTGACTTAGCAGTTGCCTGCAAGGACTGCGGTGCCGAGGTCACCGCCCAAGTTGACTTTCAGTCAGCAGGAGGACTCAAAAAAATCTTTGTTCCGGATATTTCAGATATCGCTGGAGAATTACTTTAAGATTAAGTTTTACCTTTATAAGCATCTTAGGATTCAGCCCTCAGAAATTGAGGGCTTACCTTATTATGAATTAGAATATACTATTGAAAATTTGGCTGAAGACCTTAAAAAGAAACAGAAGGCACATGAGGATGAACAGAAACAATATTCATCCCAGACACCAAGTATGAAAAATAATCCATATTCTAACATCGGTAAGTCAATAAATATACCAAAGATGCCTAATATGGGAAGTATGGGGAAATACAGATAACCGTACATTAAAGCTTATATAATATAAATGGTTAATTAAATGGGGAATTACAGCTTTCTTAAAAATCCTTTCGAAAGATTATCTGCAGAAAATCAGGATGAAATGATTAAGTCCATGGATTCTGTTGCAGAATCTTTATTAGAGAAGGGGCCTATTTATACTAAACTAGATTCAATCGATAAAAAAATAGAAACTATGACAACAGTTCTTGGAGATATCTCCAAGAAACTGGATGTCAAGGGTAAAGTTAAGGCTGATGCTAAAGAAATGAAGCAAATGTCTGAAACTGCTAAAGCTATGGGCCAAGGAATGAAATGGTTCGTTGAAGCTTTAGAAGGGTTTGCTCATATTAAAGATGATGCAGTCGATAAATTTGTAGTAGCCGTTACTAAAATCGGTGAAGCTTTTCAAAAAATTGATGCAGTTACAAATATAATATCTAAAGCAGGTGGTGTTTTATTAGATATGGCTAAAGGATTATTATTATTCGGTTTAGCTTTATTATTTGCCGCTCCTATTTATTTGTTTGCATTACCAGGTGCTATATTAATTACAGCAGTAATTTACGGATTCTTATATTTCTTTAGTAAAGCATTAGGTGATAAAGAGAATGCTGATAAGATACATCAAGGTGCTGAATCATTAGCAATGATGGGTGTCGCTGTTATCTTGTTTGGTATAGCTATGTTATTAGTTGGTGTAGGTGTCTATAGTAAATTAATAGGAATAACTACAGTAGTTATATTTGGAGTTTTATTAGCATTTATTACATTATTTGCTTTCTTCTTAGGTAAAGTATTAAAAGATAATCTTAAAGAAGGTGTCGAAGCTTTATCAATGATGGGTATTTCAGTTATATTATTTGGTATAGCAATCTTCTTAGTAAGTAAAATTTATGAATACTTAGACCCATTAAATGCAGCAGGCGCATTAGGTATGATTCTATTAACGATGGCTGCAATTGCTGGTATATTCTTCTTATTATCCTTTGCAGATAAAAATATTAGAGAAGGTGCTGAAGCTATGTTTATCATGGCTGGTACAATTATATTATTAGGTTTATCATTATGGGCCTTTGGTAAGTTAATGTCAATGATTGAAAATCCATGGGAAACTATGGCAATGGCTGGCGTAGCATTATTAGGTTTAGCTTTAGTAATGATAGTTCTTGGTAAAGCACAAGGTGATTTAGTTAAAGGTGCTTTAGGTATGTTAATATCTACATTAACCATTTTAGCTTTAGGATTTGTTTTATGGACATGGCAAAAATGGGGTATTGAATGGGAAACATTAGCAATAGCAGGCGCTGCAATAGCTGGATTAGCATTAGTTATGGGTATCGCTGGTATGGTTGGTGCTAATATTGCTTTAGGTGCATTAGCATTAACATTAGCTGCATTACCTTTATTTACATTAGGTTATACATTATCATACTGGCAAAAAGAAGCTATTACATGGGAAACATTAGGAATTGTAGGTGCAGCAATAACTGGACTTGCAGTTGTAATGGGTATTGCTGGTATTGCTTCACCTATTATAGCATTAGGTGCAGGCGCTTTATTATTAGCAGGTGGTGCATTAATATCAATTGCTTATGGTTTAGATTCATTCAAAAAATCAGGATGGTCTAGTAGTGATAGTGATGACTTAAATGGTGCATTAGGTTCAATGATAGCTGGTTTCTTAGGTTATAAGAGTATCGATGAGGTTGGTCCTGGTGCTTTATTATGGGTACCAATGTTATCAGGTTTATTAATAGCATCATCAGCAGGTTTATCAATTGCTGGTATGGCTTTAAATACAATAAGTAAAGGTCTTAAAGGTTTTAAAAGTGCTGGTTTTTCATCTGCAGATGGTGGAGAATTAGAAGCTGTAATGGCTAGTGTTATTTCAGCATTTACTTTAATAACAGATTCAGATAGACAAAAGAAATTAGGTATAGATGCTAGTCCATTCAAGTTAATGATTGGTACAATGGCATTAAGTGGTATAGGTAATGTAATGACGGACTTAGCAAGAGGTATTCAAAATTTTGCTAATATGAAATTCGTCGAATATGAAGTTGTAAAAGATCCTAAGACAGGTATGTCTAAGATTCAACCTAAGAGTATTGTAGAATTATCTGATGCTAAAATTGAAGCTGCAGGTTTAAATTTCGGTAAAGTAATAGATGCTATACTAGAACCTATTAGAAAAGTAGGTGAAGCTGAAGCGTCTAGCGATGGATGGTTCTCAGGTGGGCATATAAGTAAAGGTATACAAGCACTTACAGGTATAGGTGGTATTATGACTGATATGGCTAAAGGTATTCAAGATTTAGCTAGTTTAAACTTTGTAACATATGAAGTTATAGGAGCCGGTACAGCTGATGCTAAATTAGTTCCAAAAGAAGTAGTAACTTTAAAAGATGCAGATTTCACTAGAGCAGGTGAAGGTTTTGCAAAAATTGTTGGAGCAATATTAGGTCCAATATCACAAGTAGGTCAAGCTGAAATGAATTCAGAAGGTTGGTTCTCAGGAGGTTCTGTTAGTAAAGGTATTGCATCACTTACTGGTATTGGTAATATCATGACAGGAATGGCTGATGGTATTTTAAAATTAGCAGGTGGTGAATTTGTTACACAAGAAATATTTAGAGACCCTAAAACAGGTCAGACAAAACTTCAACCAGGTAAAGTAGTTAAAATAACTGACAGTATTATTGCTGCAGCAGGTATTAGTTTCTCAAAAATAGTAGGAGCTATGTTAGGTTCTATTATTGCAGCAGGTACTTTAATTGATGAACATGAAGATGAAATTGAACAAGTAACAGATTATCAAGAAGATATATTAAAATTTGTTACAGGTATTGGTAAATTTGCAAAAGACTGGTCTGATTTAAAAAATCCAATCGGATTAGGAGTTTCATTTGACTTCTTTACAAGAAGTATAATGTCAACATTTGACCCTAAGAAAAATCCTGTACAGAATTTAGCATTCTTTACTTTATTTGCTGATAAGTTAAGTATGCTTGGTAAACAAGCAAGTGACTTTGAAAAAATGGCTGATAGCTTCGAAAGAATTGCTGACAGTATGGGTGAATTTAAAGATAACTTAAATTCATTAGATAAAGATTTACTTGCTCAGACAAGAGGTTTATTTGATGCAATGGCAATTATTTCTAAATCAGACAGTGGCGATAAATTCTTAAAGAAATATAGTGATAGTTTAAAAGATACATTTGAGAAATTACATGAATTACTACAAGAATTTAAAGGTTCTGTTGATAGTAATACTGCAGTACAGGCTCAAGTAGTTGCATCAACAACTGCAGCGGCTGCAACAACATCAGATACAAAAGGTGCAACCTCTCAAACACCTGCTGCTCAAGCACAAACTGTCGATATGTCAGGTGTTATAAATGCGATAAACCAACTTAAAACTACCTTAACAACACAGGGTATTAAAGTTAAAGGTAATGAACCTTTTTAAAATAAATAAACTATAAACATGTCATTAAATAATTGGTACATTGAAAGAATTGATGATAGTATTCAAATTACTAATCCTTATAACGAAACATTATATATAACACCTCTTAATACATTAATTATTGATAAAATAAATAATAATAAAATTGAATTAAGTAATATGGAAAATAATATAGTATTTAATATTAATTATAATGATGTAATAGAACCAATATCTTCAGATATAGATGATTTAATATTAAATTTACAAAGTATATTATTTACTGATTCAGGAGGTGGCGGATCTGCACCTGTTCAAACGATTTTATCTGGTGATACAACACATTCACCTAGTAGTGATATAATTTATACAAATTTACAAAAATTAAATACACGACAAATTTCAGGCGGAGCTGATGGATTAGGTAGTGCTGTATATCCAGGTTCATTAGGATTTAAAATACCATCATATAATGGAACTATTACATCTTGGTCTATAATTGCCGATATAGCAGGAGATATTGTAATTGATGTTAAAAAGAATGGTGTATCAATGATTGGTGCTGGAAATAAACCAACTTTAAGTGCTTCTTCATCTGCTTCTGCTAATGTTAGTGGATGGACATCAACAGCCATTGTAGCAGGAGATAATATAGAATTAGTTATTTTATCTGCAGCAACTCTTACTAAATTTACTGTAGAAATAAATGCTTCTATAATAATTTAAAATTAATTTAATATAAATATGTACACAAAATATACAATATTAGATACTGAATATACAACAACTATTATTACTAAAGTAGAGTATATTAATGATGATAATGAAACTGAAATTTTAGAGATTGCGCATTTTCAACCTGAGTCAATTGAAGAAATTGAACAAAATATTCAAAATAGATTTGAATCTATTAGTTTACAAAAACAATTAGATAAAGAAGCACAATAATAATGGCAGCAAGATTTTTAGTCCCAGGTGGGGATGGACAATGGAATAGTACTACTAATTGGAGTGCCACATCTGGGGGTGCAAGTGGAGCTTCATTTCCAGTTGCTGCAGATACAGTAACATTTGATATCAATTCAGCTAATGCACCAATGACTGTAAATGTAGCAAGTGCGTGTTTATCATTTACTGCATCAAATTATACAGGTACTTTAACTGTATCAAATACATTAACTGTATCTGGTACAACAAATACTGGTAATATTACATTATCAGCTGGTATGACAATTACTGGAACAGGAACAATTATAAAAAAACCAACAGGCACAACAGGAGTAATTACTTCAAACGGGGTTGTACTTGATTGCAATTTTCAATATACTGGAATAGCGGCATCAACTACTACATTAACAGGTAATTTACAAGTAAATAAAAATGTAACATTTTCATTAAATTCAACAGCTATTAATACAATTAATTCAGGAACTTTAATTATTGGTGGTGATTTAATAATGAATAGTCCTATAGATGGAACATCTACAATTCAAATGATAGGTTCAACAACAGCAACTATAACACCTGTAGCCTTACGTTTTTTAAATAATAATTTAGTTATTAATAAAACCGGAATATTAAATTTAACAAATTTATATTTTGGTGGAACTTCTGGTAGAACATTAACATATACTGCAGGTGTTGTTAATCATACAGGTACTTTATTTACTAATAGAAGTATTTTAAATACAAATGGTATTAATTGGAATAATATATCACAAACTACAACTACAGTTATAACATTAACATCATTATTAACAGCTGTTGCATTTGTTGGTATAGGTACATCTACAACATTTAATGGAACCGCAGGATTTATTATAGGTACTGTTACAATACCATCAGTTGTTCACCAAGCCGCATTAAATTTAGCAAATGGGGTTACATATCGAATAACATCAGGATTAACACATTTTGGAACTGGATCAGGTATTAATATTATGGGACATTTAAGATGTATATCTGGTATTGCATATTTAATTTTAAATACTAATGCAACATGTAAATTAGCCTTCATTAATATTACAAATATAGATGCTACTGGAGGTAAAACTTTAAGAGTAATAGGATTAATTGATGGTGATATAAATAAAGGTGCAACAGTAACAAATTGTGTTAATTGTGTTGCAATGTTTAATAAAATAGAACAATATAATAAAGTAATATAATATGGCTATACGTACAGTATCAGATGCAGGTGGAGAATGGAGTTCAGCAGCAACATGGGTCGGTGGTGTTAAACCTATTTCAGGTAAAGATAGTGTAGCATTTACAGCTACAAGCGGAAATTTATTAATAACATCAACAGATGTAACAATACGTGGTATTGATTTTAGAAATTATGTTAACACGTTAACATTAAAAGGTGTATCAATTATAATTGATGATACTAATACTTCAGGTCGTGCAGCATTTATTAATTTTGGAACAGGTGGTTATACAGTAGTAGTAAGAGATAATAATAATAATATAATAAATCCTATAGATAATATAAAATTTGGTATAATTATTCTACCAACTTTATCACAAGTTGTAACTATAACATCAAATGGTACAGCTTGGCCACAATATATTCAATTTCAATTTAGCCCACAAAATGAACAAATTATATCATTAGCTGATAATTGTACTATAAATGGTAGATGGGATATGAATGGAGTTATATTTCAAAATAATAGACTTATATTAAATGGAAATCCAATTTTTGATATAAGTATACCTGGAAGTGAATATGCTTCAACACAATATTTTTATAAATGTACATCAACTATAGAAATTAATTCTCCTCAATTTTATTTTACGGAATTATATTTTGATGGAAATCGTTTAGAATTAAATTCACCAATAGTAGAAACGATTTATAGTGGTTTTATACAATTTTTTAATACTTTAGGAACACCAGTCGTAGCAGTTATAACAACACCAAATGTTATTAGTTCTATATATAATAATACTACTAATTTAACATTGACTGCAAATATATTATCTGGAGATCTTAATAATGATAATGGTATTGGAACATTTAATTTTACAAATATTAATGGTAATGTTCAATCAATATTAGCACCAGGTTATCAAATAACATTAAATGTTAGTGGAACAATTAATGGCAATTTAGATATTTCTAATGATTATACATCTATTACTGCAAATACAATAAATAGCCCTACGCATTGTAGTGTATATAGTGGAAGTGATTTAATATTTAATGTACAAAATCTAAATTCACCCGAATTAAATTTACACTGTAGCGAAACATTAACAATTGGTACTTTTACAAATTTAAATATAACACAAATATTATATTTAAGAACTGATAAAACTGGTGGGATATTAACATATACTTTACCAAATTTAAATTTAACAACAGCTGTAACATTACAAGCAGCAACAACAAATATAACATTTGCTGATTTAACTGTGCCATTAGTAACTGTAACAAGTTCCGCATCAGCAACATTATCATTGAGTTCCACAACAGGAAGTATTAATCAATTAACAATTACAAGTCCAACAGCTGTTGTAAATAAAAATAATTGTTCTATAACAACAGCAACAATTACATCAACAACAAGTACAACAATAAATGGTACAACCAATAATACTTTAACTACTTTAAATTCAAATACTCCATTATTAATATTAGATGCAGCAAATGTTATGAATAGTTCTACAGTTATTAATTTAACAACAACAGTAACACGTACAATTCAATTAACTAGTGCTATGAATATATCATCTATAGTTGGATTGAATGCAAATACTACAAATTTAACTTTTACCGGTAGTTTTGGAGCTACTATTGATATTTTAGATAAATTTGCATCATTAAAATTTACAGTTGGTAATTCATATCTAGTAACAAGTCAATTAAATATTTGTCATTGTGCTATTTCATCAGTAACTGCAGGAACAAAAGCAACTTTTAATGTTGGTGATAATTGTAAAAATTTATTAATAAATTGTCCTATTACAGATATAAATGCATCTTTAACAAAAAGAGGATTACAATCATTTTACGGTACTGTATCAAATTGTACAAATGTACATTATTTTAGTGATAATACATTACCTCAAGCTACATTTATACATTAATATTCGGTGTATAAAACGTTATCCGAATTGGCAGCAGGGCGTTAAGCGGTTAGTTGATTAAATAGCATTGCGCCAATTTGGTGTTATGTTGGTGCGGTGGGCTTGTGCGTGAGGCAGTTTTATTTTATTAATTTTTAAAAAAGCGAAGGAAATGAAGTTAACATTATTACAAAGATTAATTGAGTTTGTGATTCAGTTTAAATACAAATACAATTTACAGCCAACCTACAACTACAAAGTTGGCGAAAAGGTGAAATATAACTGGAAAGGAAAGGTTATGCTTAGACCAGTTATAAACGATAGAGCAGACGATGTTTTGATAATAAATGAAGTAAAGCATAAAAGAAATGAGTTTATAAACTATCAAAATACAAAAACAAAGAAACGAGGATGGGTAGATGCTTACTGGTTAAAACGTGCGTAGGCTTTTAAAAATTAATAAAATAAAATTGAACATAACAAATATTTATATTCACATATATGAATTATGATTAATAATAAAGAAATAGATTATAGTTTTTTTACATACAGATGATTCTAAAAAATTAGAATTATTATTTGCAAATACTAATTTAACAATTGCGCAAAGAAATGAAATTATTAAATTATTAGGCAATGCTTATGATTTAGGTTTTATAAACGCGAGTTCTGAAAATGACTCCGATAAACTTTGATAATTTAAAAATATTTCTTAGATTTAATAAAATAACATAAACAAATAAAAAGATAACTGATATATACATTAACAGATGAACACAATTACTAACATACATCAACTGTCACATTCGAGACGATTAAGTAGCTTACTACTTGATAGCGATAGCGACATGTTGAAGATTGAAAGTTAAGTTCATAGGTTAATTTAACAAGATATTTCAAAAATCCGAATCGCTATTTATTAAGTGATTCGGATTTTTTTTGGTTGATATATTTGGAAGTGCCCAGTTGACAGAGGTTAGCCGTCTTGAAAACGGTGAAGCGTTAATAGCGTGTGCGAGTTGGACTCTCGTCATTTCCGCAAATAAGTTCATTGACATATTGTAAAATAACTGGAAGGTTGCTAGAGTTGGTTTATTAGGTTAGTCTTGAAAACTAATGATCCTTTAAAAAGGATCCGAGAGTTCGAATCTCTCACCTTCCTCACATGGTGTTATTAGCATATTTGGTAATGTACTAGACTGTGAATCTAGATAACAGGGTTCGATCCCCGATAATACCCAAATGGAATATGTAGCTTAATTGGATAAAGCGCTAGATTGTGGCTCTAGTAGATGCGAGTTCGAATCTCGTCGTATTCCCCAAAAAAAATGGATTATTAGTTTAATGGATAGAATACTGGGCTACGGACCCAGAGATAAGAGTTCGAATCTTTTATAGTCCACTTAATGCTTCAGTGGTGCAACTGGTTGAGACACGGCAGATTTAAATCTGCTACCCAAGAGGTAAACGCTGTGGGTTCGAATCCCACCTGAAGTACTAATAAATTTAAAAATGAAAGAGAAAGATTTTATAGCTTCAATGAAGATGAGAAACTTTGTAGAAGATTTGAATGGATGGACTAGAAAATTTACATTTATACATTTTAAAGATGGTCAAATATTTATAGGTCATAGAATAAGAGGTATAAAAACTAAAATGACTGCTATAGAATTTGAACATATTGATGAATGGATAAAGTACTTTGATAGAATTTAAAACGCCCCTATGGCTTATGCAAACTGGTACAGCTAACGGTCTTAGAAGCCGTGTTTTTGAGGGTTCGAGTCCCTCCTGG